TCAATCCACAAAAATCTTTTCTCTTGGAACTGCTGGAAAACAAGAAACGACTTGTTCTCCGCACTCTGGGCATTCTGCTAGTTTTACGCCAGGTGCGTATTCTCGTATAACGGAATAACTCGGAAATTTAATATCTTTGTCATCAGCCCAAAATATACATCCACATTGGCACGAAAATTTTGCAGCGTATCTCTTTTTCTTTGGAGTCCCTTTGTGTTGAACAATCATAATCATAATATTTCACCTCAATCTGCAAACACAAACAGTGTATTAAAAAAGTTTGACCCAATAATCCTATTTTCTTCAGATAGAGCAACCTTGATAACTTCATCGTCAGTGTGTGTTTCGTCATATTCTGCAGTGTCGCAAACCTTGTAAATTTTGCCGTCTTTGTTCTGAAGTAGCATTCCCTCACCAAGTTTTAATGGAGCCATCTTCTTTTCTTCATGAATATGTGCTTTCATACAATCACCTTAATCAAATATCGTTAAACGTATCTATAATCCATCCAATAAGACTATTTAGTTTTTCTACAATCTTATAAAGGAAGTCCTTCAAATGAGGTTTTGGCTCAGGCATACTGCATGTAAATTCCGCTGGGCCTTCTCTTTTCGGAAAACTTGTTCGCATGACATATACTTCATCGTTGCGAATGATTCCAATTTGAGTACAATTATCGCAATTACAAATTTGAGTCTGATTTATTGTAACATTCCGTTTCATATATTTATTCCTCCCACCCACCCGTAAAATCTTAATTAGCAATCACGAATGATCCCAAGTCGAACTATAGTCAAATTCATCCAGAATTACCGTGAGGTCATATCGACCACGACTAATTTCATAAAAACCACTAAAGTCCTTTGCATCTTCTTTGAGCTTTGCAATATCTTCATCGTAATGATTCAGAGCACGCTGCCATGCACGATAATCTTTTTCGAGTTCTGTTTCTAAATATCTTTCGTGAAGCCGTTCAAGCCACTCTTCTTTAATATCAAGAGCTGGATAGATCACAAAAACATATTCATAATCACTCTTCAGAAGCTGTTTACGAACTGCATCATGTGAAGATACGAACACAACATGTCCCTGTCTCGATAAATCAATAGCGACGTTGCAATACGATTCGATCCAATTATCATCCTTTACAAAATTACTGCTTTCAAGGTCGATTGCACGATACGGATGACCAACTGCGTATGTGCTTTTTCCGATGCACGGATATCCAATAATAATCATACTACCCTCCGTAAAATTTACCTTTTAATCGAGAGTCACTGCGCCATTCGGCCAGTTACCGGTCATTTCATACCATTCCGTCTGAAGTGCATTCTCCTTTTCCTTTATGCACATTTTAACAAAGTCATGGATTTCTTCGTCCTGTGGCCTTTTAAAAGTCCATTGCTCATCCACGAATCCTATATCTTCAAGACACTTGCAGTAGCCAGCAATCTCGTTATAAAAGATATGGTCGTATTCATCCAGAAGAGTATGCTCGTTAAACAGCTTTACTTGCCATGCAATTCCAAATGGAGCTTCTTTCTCGGCATAAGATTCAATCGTATAATACTTCATTATGTATTCTCCTTGCGTTTACTGCTTTCCGGTAGAACCAAAACCGCCTGCTCCACGCTCAGTTTCGTCCAATTCGGAAACCTCTTCAAAATCAGCCTGCCAGAACGGAACAACTGCCATCTGAGCAATGCGGTCGCCATGAGTAATCATTTGAGGGATATTGGAATGATTATGTAGTGCCACGATAACAGGCCCACGGTAATCTTGATCCACGATGCCCGTTTTATTTGCAGGAGCCAGCCCCTGTTTGGTTGCCAGACCGCTGCGAGCATAAATAGCGACATACCAGCCTTTAGGCGGAGACATTCGCAGACCAGTAGACACCTTGACGGTTTTACCCGGCTGAATCATAATGCAGCGATCACCATTCTTGTTTACAATCGTTGCGTCATCAAAACCGATATAGGCGTACAGGTCTGCACAAGCAGCATTTTTAGAACCATAAGTCGGCAGACGAGCATCATCGTGTAGTTTATTGATCTTAATGTTGGGGCGATACGGCATCCGACTCATGCCATAGCCAAGGTTCGTAGTTGTGTTTCCTAAATCCATATTATTTTCCTTTCTCTTCTGGAGTCCACCAAAGGGTTGGCTCTTTATATCCAAGGCTCCATTTGATATCAATTACTCGTTGGTTTTTACTTCCCATGTATGGAAGCGAAATATCTTTTTCTGCTTCGATAAAAGGGCCATCTACAAGAACATTTATATCCGCAAGAATGTCAGCCACAAGTCCATCTTGGTTCCATAAGTCTTCCCACTTGTATCCAGTCCAGAGCCAGACGTTTTTTTTGCTTAGAAATTCAGTCCACACACGATGGACGATTTTCTCAACAACCTCTCTATTTTCCGGCAACAGTGGATCTCCACCAGTGAGCGTAAGCCCTTGAATATAATCAGGTCGAAGTAAATCTACAATTTTATCAAGCGTTTCATCTGTGAATGGCTGACCACCATTCGGGTCCCATGTGGTAGGATTCTGACAGCCGGGGCAATGGTGATCACAACCTTGCACAAACAATGTGACGCGCACCCCTTCGCCATTTGCTATATCACATGGAACGATTTTAGCGTAGTTCATTTAGTGCCTCTTTCTACAAGCTTTTCAAAATTAGGCCAACGAAATTTTCTGCGCTTCCTTGCTGTAGGAGTCTTTTTCTGCTCCTCTATCGCTTTCAGAATATCAGCACGTTCCTCGTAAAGTTCTAATAGTTCTTCACCAACAATCGAAATCGGTTGACGCATTTTCATAAGTTCATGCATATCGTATCGTGCCAATTCAATAGCCCGATCTACCTGTTCTAATGTTCTCATTCATACACCTTCTCTTCCATTTTTGCGCCACAATAAGGGCAATATTTAAAAGGCTTATATTTTTCAGAACTCAAACAAGGCGTTTCACGCGGATAAAAGAAATCTTCGTAAAACTGTTCATTGCAATTAGAACAATGATATACAAAGTCTTCTTCGTCATCGCACGGCCAGTGATTCCAGTGTGCAATAGCACGAACTGTATTAGATTCTGCTTTCGGAAGTCTCAGTAGGTCTTCGCGTTCTTCTGCTAGAAAATCAGAATAGTCATCTTGTTCGTCATAAAAGCGCATATGTTTTAAGCCACTGTCAATCTCATCTAGCAAAGGAGTGATATCCGCCCATCGAGCATTTTCAGGAATATATTTCGACATCTTAAACCACCTCAATGCTTAAACGTCTGTAATGCTGCAAACACGACAATAGCAACGTTCACAACTCCACAAAAGAACTTCTGTGTGCTTTCGTCATCAAAACTTGCCTTGAACACTTCAACGATAAGCTGCTCACATCGGATGCAACAACCCATCATAATTAGAGTTGCTAAAACAGCAATCGTAAAATCAATCCACATCAATTAGCGCCTCCTCGATTGGAATAACCTGACCATCAACGTAGTAGCACATCTGACCGTGCTCATTATAATAAGGCGACATATAGCCATTATATATCATGTAGTACATAATCTTTGTATCTCGCTCATACACGATTGGGGAATTTCCAAGTCGGTAGAAATATTTATACTCATCAACTGTTTCATTCCCATATGTATCAGTATCTGAGCATCCAGTTAGCATAATCGCTGCTAAAAGTACGCATACGGCAGTATTTTTGAAAGTCTTAAACATACTTTTCCTTTCTAATAAAAGCGGAATTTTAGTTATTATGTCCACGCCATTCTTGCATTCTTTCGCACCATTCCTGTATGTCTTCGCTGTCATAAAAACAGCTTATAATTGCCACTCCGCAGATCATACCAATAAACGAAGACATCATTGCCAACAAAGCAGCTATCATACTATTCCTCCACTTGTGTAAATCATCACTGTAAAAATCACAAAAAGAATCGCTGCACTGGCTGGAATTGAAAACGAATGCTGTAACACAATGCCGCAGATTACGCTTATAATCGTAAACACAATGGTCGTGCAAACATACGATTGCCCCATGGCTAACCAAACTATCATATTCTATCTCCTAGAACGGCACTTTTATCGTGAATGAATTTCTATCCAAAGATTTCTCAACGGAATTCCATTTATCTTTTTTGCCTCAAGATATTTTGTTTCATTTGGTTCATTATTGCGGTATTCGTACCTTATTGTACTTTCCACTTCATAATAAGTGTTTTTATTTACAATCTCACAAGATGCCCAATTGTCGGTTTCGATAATGAGCACTTCCTTATATGATGGGTTAAGCAGAGGCTCAATATTGAAGTGACATTTTGACTCAACACTCATAAAGCACCCCACTTTTCTCTACCACATGTATCACATACAAAGTGCCATTTATCATGCCAGCTATGAGTGTTATCGTAAAGCATAACACCGCCACAGCTACTGCATTCGGGAAGGAACCAATGGAGTAGACGTTTCAAAAGTTTAGCAATCATCCAATCACCTTCTTTCAAAAATTTTCATTTTATAGCTCCTTTTTGAATATAACCGTAATCCAGTTATCTGGATAATCCTCTTCTTCCTTTGTTGTTTTCATATATCCGGGCATTTCAAAATTCCACGCAAGATAATTTAGAATTTCAAGGTTGTGTAAATCGCAATAATACCAGTCCCATGGTCTACTCCATTCCGACCAGTGAAGAAGATATGCATTATCACGGCAAGTAAGATAAAAACTATTGTCCAAAGTACACACGCTGCACACTTTTGGAAACGCATATCTTAGGATACGGTCAGTCCGCTTATCGCTCCATTTATTCAACTTTTTGCGACGGAGCCTCTCTGCGACAACAAAGAGTCTCTCAAGCCAGTAGATAATGATAAGAATCGGATACAGAAACCAATAAGGTGTTTGTACATCCTTGTAATGATAGTATTTTGTGACCTTGGTTTCTTTCTTCTTTTCTTCTTGCAACTTCTTACTAAGTCTATTCATATTTAATCCCACCAACCCACCCTGCTTTTATTCCATCAATAAGATGCTACTTACTCACCCTTAGTTACAACGGTGTCGGCACCCTGTACAGTTACCCAGCCATGCTTCAAACGTGCCTCTGCTTCCTTCATCTGAATCAGTTCAGGAGTGATGGACTCGGAAAGTACCTTATTTGCATCAGCCTCAGCCTGTGCCTCAATCATCTTAACGTCAGCTTCCGTCTGAGCCTTGACCTTATCAGTTTCGGCCTGAGCCAGAGCGGTCTGCTTATTCAACTCAGCAATCTCTGCGTCCTGCTTGGCCTGCTCCTTTGCACGAATCTTCTGCATCAGGGTATCATCCGGCTGTGCATCAACAATCAGAGCGGAAGAGACATTGATACCGTATTCGGCGGTCAGCTTCTCATTCAGATAGTTGGTGATTGCAGTATTAACACCTGCGCGATCATCAGAATAAATCTGCATGACACTGAACTGAGGAGTGACTTCCTTAACATAAGCAATAATATCGTTCTGGATCTTGCTCTCCATCAGGCTTTCACCGTCCATGCCACCAAACTTGGTATACAGCTCAACGACATGCTCAGGCAGGAAATTATAGTTTACAGTCAGATTGATTGCAATCGTACCGCCATTTGCAGGAGCGTCAATATGCCAGTCTGCGTGCTCCTTTGCACCGTAATCAGATGCTGCATTAGAGAATACCACACGCTGCTGAGTGATTGGGAACTCAGACACATGCTTCAATGGGCTCATAAAGTGCCAGCCCTGAGAAATAGTCTGCTGCTCAACACCCTTTGCAGAATACACAACACCTACATAACCGGTATGTACTCGCTCTGTACAAAGCACCGTACCAACTGCAATAAGGAATGCAACAAAAATTGCCATAAATTTCTTCATAAGTATCTCCTCAATCTTTGTAGTTATCTTTTAAAATGTAATAGGCGATAACCCATACAATCACAAAGAAAACAATAATTTCTTTCATATGTAATCCCACCAACCCACCACTTACACGTTAATGAATCACTCGATTGTGCTTAACACGAAGCTCAACTTCCTGCTGCTTACCAAGATTGAAAGCAGTTGTATAATCGCCCGTGAGATATCCCGTCACACGACGAAGACGTCGAATGTTGTGGCTACCACACTCAGGGCAAGTATCGCCAATCTCATCGCAATAGCCGCACTCCATACAGGTATCATTTGGAACATTCACTGCAAAATACGGAATGTCATGATCCATTGCATAGTTCACAATTGTTTCCAGCGCACCGAGATTATTCTTTACAGTCGAGTCGAGCTCTACATACGCGATGCAGCCTGCGCTTGAATATCCGTCAAGCTGAGACTCAATATCGATCTTTTCAAACGGTGTCACTTCTCGCCATACCGGAACATGGACACTGTTAGTGAAGAACTCTTTGTCTGAAACATTTTTGATATCACCATATTTAGCCTTAAATCTCTGCATGGCAGTAAAACAAAGGTTTTCTGCGGGCGTAAAGTACACGCCAAAATTCAAAGAATACTTGTGCTTGAATTCGTCGCAACGATCTTTGTAGAGCTGACAAATTTTCTTTGCAAGTTCAAGGCCATTATCACAAGTTTGATCTTCTCCAATCAAAATCTGAAGAGTTTCAGCCATGCCGAGCAGACCAACAGCCAACGTGCCATGTTTCAGAGCAGAACGAATATCTTTTCCGTCATATCCGGCCATTGTTCCATTCTCCCACATGAATTTTGCAGACTCAGGAGACTGAGAGCAAATCCACTCGAAGCGTTCAATCAGCATATCTTTTGCTTCATGCAACTTCTGGTCAAGAATGGACATAAACTTGGCTACAGTCTGTCCTTCAAGATCTTCTCCAGTAGCGTTTTTAATGGTATATTCCTTCGCTTCCATTGCAAGAGTAGGAAGAATAATCGTAACAGGACAGATATTCCCTCGGCCATCCTTCAACTGCTCAAAGCCGTTGACATCCCAACCATTTGCAGTTCTACAGCCCATCGTCGAAAAATACGTTTTTACATTATTTTTATCGTATCCTTCATTGCCGCTCCAATCGACATTGGCATAATTAGGATAAAGACGCTGTGCAGTGGAACGCAGTGCCAGCTGATACATATCATAATTAGGGTCTCCTGGAGCACGATTGATTCCCTTAGCCATCTGGAAAATTCCACAAGGGAAAATACTAGTTCTATGTAATTTGCCGATACCCTTAATGGAAGCATTTAGCAATGCTTCGATAACCATTCGGCCTTCAGGCAATGTACATGTGCCATAATTGATAGACGTGAACGGAAGCTGATTTCCGCTACGTGACTGGAGTGTATTCAGATTATGGTACATGCCTTCAACGGCTTGATTCAATTCTCGCTTTGTCATGTCCATTGCATACTGATATGCTTTCGGGTAATACCCTTCAAAAATCGGGTTGGTGATACTAAAGTCGTCTTCCGCGAGAGTTACTTCATCATCCAGCCCTTTGATGATTGGACCATCTGCATAAATGTACTTTCGACCATCTCTATAATGTTTACGGAAGCTCTTCCGTACATAAGGAACCATAGTCCAATCCAAGTGTGTTGCGCTCACGCCGCCGAACTGCTGAAGACTCTGAATCTGGAAGATGACTGCGACAAGCTGGAATGCCGTACTGATGGATTGTGCAGGGCGAACATCAGTCTGTCGAGTGTTAAAACCATTCGCAAGCAGGTCATCAAACGGAATACTCAAGCAATTGTGCATACCAACTGCATAGCTATCGAGATCGTGGATATAAATCTCGTTGTTCTCGTGATTCTCACGAGCCATCTTAGACATGCAGTAGTCAAGAGCGTATCGCTTAGAAACCACCCGGCTCATCTCGCCAATACGACCGCCAAAAGATGCTTCATCAACATTGGCATTCTGGTTATCAATCTTTTTGCCGAGAAGTTTCTCTTCGACTGCATCCATCAACTCTTTGTAATTACTGCGAGCAATACCATGCAGATACCGGTAATTCATATAGGAACGAGTCGTCTCGTAATAGCCACTCTGCATAAGGCGATTCTCAACTGCATTCTGAATCGCTTCTACATCCATAGTAGAGTCAATGGCTGCGATTTCCGATGCAATACTATCACTCAGCTTGTGGTCAACAGGATCTGAAGAATCATTCATCGCCTTCTCAATCGCATTTACAATCTTACTCTTATCAAAAGGAACTTTCGTTCCATCGCGTTTAATCACATATTCCATGCAATCACCTCTTAATCTTCTAACCAACGATTTTCGGCCACATAAAAAACTCCGACCACAGCTACAATCAATGCGATCCAGAATACATAAAACCAAATCACTCGTGTACCAGCTGCAGAAATCATATAATCTCGTGCTTCTTCGATGTTTTTATCCTTAATGAATTGTGCATTATGTATACTTTCGTCGCTCAAATTTGCAAACAACGTGCCATCATAATGAACATCTTTGACATAAAACTCGAATTTCACATGAGAACTGACTTGTACAGTTGTCAGATACTTGCTGGATGGCATTTTGATATCACCATACTCAAATTCTTTGCCAAGAAACGTAATATTCTTAGAATTGTGTTCTTCTGAACTGTAATAATCCCAAGTCCAGTACGTTTCGACTCTTGTTTTTGTATGGCCTTTGCTATCCGTAGTAGTGACAGTTCGTGTATGCATCGTGTAATGCTTTTCTTCGCAATAGATATACATCCACTGACCGTCGATACGTGGATCGCTTACGGTATCTACTGCTTCCAGTGCGCCTTGGCAAAACGCATTACCTACGTTGGTTCTCATTCCATAATCGAACATATTTTCGGACTCAATCGAAATTGCTGTATTATATTCTTTTTTCTGTTCAAGCGAATCTCTGGTGATATTTCCAGCGATAACGCTACCAAGTATCAGCATAATGAACACAATACCAACACTGACAATCAATTCACGATAAGTAATTTCGGCATTACCGATTTCCAAAAAGGTCACCGACTGCCGGTGCCGCCTCATTCCCCTCATAGGACAGATACTCATAATTCTGAACCTCATATCCAGTCAGACCCAGCAGAAAGGAGTTCGGAAACTTACGAACGCTCTGCTTATATTCCTTCACGACACGATTGTAATCGCCACGATAGTTTGCAATCAAATTTTCAGTGACGGATAGCTCATTCATAAGCTCCTTGTAGTTGTCGCTAGACTTCAGTTCAGGATATGCTTCCGCAATAGCTGCAATCTGAGTCGTAATCTCTTGAGCGGTCTGGCCGGAAGCGCCACGAGCATTCACAACATCCATCAAAGTCTGATACTCATGTTGGTCATAAGCCTTGACGGTTTCAACCAGATTTGGAATCAGATCAGCTCTACGCTTCTCCTGAATCTCAATGCCAGACTTAGCTTCCTGAATCTGCTCTTCATAAGAGATGGCCGTGTTCTTAGGCCCCTGCACCATAAAGGTCATGCCAAGAATGGAAATCAACACGACACAAATAACGATAATAGGTAACTTCCAGTTGTATCTCATTTATGTAAACCTCTTAAAACTTGACATCATCGGCATAGACTTTAGAGTTCAGCATCGAATGGTCAACCTTATTAACTCCTTTGTTATTTGGAGACATAGTATCATTATGAGCGCTCGGAACCACAGCAGTTTCAATACTGCACGTCGGCTCTGCCTTTGCCAGTTTTTCTTTAAATGAATCATCAGGACGATAAACCAAATCATGGCAGACACCGCCGAGATTTGGATCATAAAAATAATCGTTAATGTCCTTCTTTAGCGTCGTAGTCAGCTTATCAGCGACCTCACTAGGAACTTTCTTTAGCGTATCTATGACACTTTCAGCAACCTTCTGCTGTTCCTCTAAAAGCCGGATTTTATAGTCCAAATACCAACGTGCCTTCGTCAAATCTTGAAGTTGAGAATTGCCATCTTTGTGTCCTGCCCGGCTCAAATATTTACCAACATTCCAAAGATAAGCATCCTTGTCCAGTTGCCACTCTCGCAGCACTTTGATAGCCTCATAGGGATTGTCTGCACCGCCGTAATAAGACGGGTGCTCGACGTTCTTCTTAATTTCGTCAAGTGTTTGCATCAATAACCTCCTTGTTTTTTTCAATAGGCTTATAAACATCTGCCAACCGAGGATGACGGCCACAGCAGCCACGACCTTCTGGGCAGAACGGATACTTCGGATTGGCCTCACAGGAAGGAACCATCCAGTTTGCTACTTCGGGACAAACCTGTGCAACTTCCTTCTTCATTTCTGTAAACATCTCGCGGATTTCTTTTTGAGCCCTGGAGCAAAGCCGAAGATGACTCATCTCAATCAAAGCACGAGCGTTCATCGTAATGTAAAACTCTGTACAGCAAGCGTTCGGAAGAACCGCACGGGCGTCTTCGTTTTTGGCGTTGTGATACTTTTTGAGGATCTGATAATCGGTGTCAATGTCAGACATCATATTATCGAAAACATCAGCATCTTCACCGGTAAACGGGTTCACATACTTAAACCCATCCTCACTACAATAACGCTGGCTACGGCAGCTCATGCTAATATGTCGATGACGACTAATCTGTGCCAGAAGTGCTCGGCTTACATCTTTGACGTAGAACGTAAAGTTGATGTGTTCAAGCACAGAATAGTGACCGCTTGCCTTACATCCCTTGGCAATCTTATAATCGTCAGTCATTGAAGAATCGTAACAAATACTCGCAGCTTCCTCCACAATATCCAAAGGATTCTTATCACTTGTAGGAACCACTCGCTGTGTGTACGCGATTAAATCAACAATCATTCAACTCTCCTTAATATTCGTCCTGCCAGTTTTCAGGAATGTCACTCTCGTCAATTACGATACAATTCCTTGGTGCAACATTCGTTGTGTACTTTCCGTCTTGAACTTTAATCATTACGTTCATAATGGCGACAACTTTATGAATACTCCAAAGGACTCCTCGACCTTTTCGAGTTCTAGCTCTAAGCACCATATCGCCAATATGAATCTCTCTATTAAGAATATCGGTTACCATTTAATCCTCCATTACTTTAGAAGTGCAAACTTAAACCAATCCGGTAAACTGGATACTGAAATTCCATATTTAATAAGGTAAGACAGCAACCACAACACAATCATGATTCCGACCGCAATAAGATAATCCTTAAAAATCTTAATGAAAGCGATCCACATCTTAATCCTGTCTTTCATTTACCTCACCTCTTTCAATCAACTCATCCACGGTAACCTCTCCACAGAGAACCTGTTTAAGCTGCTCTTCCGATAACTGATATGTAATCGGCTCTCCACACTCGACAGGATATCGAGCTAAGGTTCTATAGTACTCTGCAAGGGCTCGTTCCTTACGACCCTGCTCACGATGGTCAATACCAATCATATCGCCCCACCTCCTTCCTCAAATTCTTCACTCTTTCCGGTCACGACATAGACGTCATCTTCGAGATCTTCTTTATCAACAAACGATATTTCTCCTAGTCGCAGGCCGCACTTGTTACTTTCCGGTCTGTTGTCAATTATGTAGAAGTCGCCAGCATCACAAAGAACCTTATACCAGTGCCCTTTCTGCAAAGTGGCTTCTGCCGGGCCCCACTCTTTATAATCCGTCCTGAAGTACATCCTCATTAGGACTCCTTATAGGGCTCCATATCACCCTTCCAAATCTGGAAATAAGGATGTGCGTCAATGCCGTAGACCTGACCCTTCATGCCGGTGCTAGTAATCTTATAAGGCTTTCCGTCTTCAAGGCTATTGATGAAATCCTGATACTGCGGACTCATCTTGAAGAAATCCTTCTTACCCTGAATCCTCTTTACCTTAATGGTGACCTCATCACCAATCTTTGGTTCCCATTCCTCTACTGGCATTCCAGCCAGAAAGTCAGGGCCACCAGCCTTCTTGATTCTCCGGGCAAGGATTCGTGCTTTACGCTGCTCTCTGCGCCGGTCTTCTCGATTCATCGAATTACTCATATTCTGTTCCTTTCAGCTTATCAAAGTAGGGATCGCCGTCTCGCTTCTCTAATAAGTTGAGCTCCCCGGCGGAGCCTACAGAATACAAACGAAAATTTTTAAAAATCTCAGCACCTTTAATAGTGGCTAGAGATGCGATTATATACAATATATTGTGTTCTTCTGTGCCATCTGTAAGTTGAACTTCAAGTCGTTCTTTCTTTGGGATGGCTAGTTTTTTAAAATCATTCATTTTAGTTATTTGGCATAATATAAGCAAGTGCATTTAACTTATAGCAATAAAAAATATCGCAAATAACACTCTTACACCTTTCTTCGGAATCGTATCCTCCAAGAATGATTCCACGCTCACCATTTCCCTGTCTTGCGTAAATATTAAGGCTTGCAGTATCAATGATAGCTATACGGTCAAGATTTACGATTTCTTTGTTTTTCGTTAAAAGTAGCATTTTAATCCTCCGGCATATCGAAACCAATACGGTTTTCACAAAGAGCAGTGTTAATCTCTTGAATTACGTCCTTTGCCCTCTCTGTAGTTTGATAATAGCCAAGTCGAAACCATGTGTGTGAATCGGGTCCATAAGCTCTAATTGTCGTTGTGTTTTCCACTATACGAATAGAAAAGCATTCATTTGTATTAACAACTCCTGTTTTATTCTGTGTTAAAATAAACATTGTAAAGCCTCATAAATCTGCAAGCTGGGCAGGAGACCAGATGTCTGGAATATCCCAATCTTCCTTTGTCTGCCCGTTATAAATTCCGTAAAAATATCCTTCAGACGGCACATAGACGATTCGTTGCCAGCCATTCATTCCGTGTGACTCCTTTGGCTCAAAATCACGAGTCAAAATTCTACGTCCACCATTGCTATAAGCGAATGCCTTTGTAGGAACCTCGATACATTTGTTATCCAGAATCCGAAGGATGTACTTAATTGTCTTCTTTGAAAGATTCATCTCTTGACTCCTCTACATCAATCATATCTAAAATCTCATCCAGATTTTTTGCTGACCCAACTTTCCTTGCAAAATCAATAAAATCCTTAACCTGATCTTCTTTAATAACCATCTTCATCCTCCACTTTTATCCACCCACATCCCGGAACATAATCCGCTTCCCAGTAATCTCTTGCCATGAAGATGAACCGTTCTCCTTCTTCGTTTACAAAACCGGCGATAAGCGATTCTTTTGCAGAGATATACATGAAGTCAGCCTTGCCAGAAGGAACATTCTTGAGATGTTCTTTTACTTCCTTAATTCTTTTCGCAACAGACTTATCAAGCAAGTTCACATCACATTCATTACCATTTTTGCCCATCCAATAAAAGGAATCTTTTAACTTATTTTTAGCCATGATTCACTCCATCTTTGCACCACACATCGGGCAAAATGGCGTTTTGAGGCCACACGGGTTTACCTCTCCGCATTCCGGGTTCGAGCAACTGGTTGCTGGTACACACCATGCGCTTTTCCATGCACAGCTCACATAGGAGTTAGGAATTTCCTCCCAGTGTGCCACCGGTCGCAACGTTTCCGGGTCGATAGTTGGAGCGTTTTCAATGTTCTTCTTCATAAGGGCAATGCCGTCTCTCCAAGCATTGGCTTCGTCTTCACTGTATTGCTTGATTGTCCAATTATTTTTGTCAAGCAAAGCATTTGCATCAATCATCCTCATATCAGCCATAAGACACCTCATTCTTGTCATCTCTGAATCTTACAAAGGTTGGGAACTGCAAGGATTCCTCACCGGTCTTTTTATCGCAGCTCTTTTCCTTGAATTTTACTTCCACAATCTTGCCGATGTAATCATCAGAATTTGCCCACACAGCAGCTCTCGTGGAGTCATCAAAGCCAGAACCAACCCGAAGCTCGTTACCCTTGTAATCAACGACCAAAGCGCCCATCATTCCTTCCAGCCGGTTCTGTCCTTCCTCGATTGCAGTGATACGAAGGTCAACCGTGTAGAAACGCTTAACTTTTAGGCAACCATTGTGACGTTTACGGCGGTATGGAACATTTCGGTTAATAACAAGTCCTTCCCAATCATGCTGAACTGCGTAGTCAAGCCACTCATCAATCTTAGAATGGTCAGTTCCTTCGTAAACCATTTCAACGACTTCAATATTGTCGGTTCCGGTTCTCCAAAGCCTTTCCTTTAAATCCAACAGACGCTTCTTGCGAACTTCGTATCGTTCAGTGCAGCTATCAGTTAAAAACTGATTTTCTGGAACCATGTCAAAAACAACGAATTTGATGCAACTCTTATCTGCTGTGTCGCTGTTTAAAATCCCTGTGCCAGTTACAAAATTTTGATTATCCGATAGTCCATCCACGTTCTTGCGAATCAGTTCTCCATCGAATACATATCCTAGATACCAAAGATTTTCAAGATCTCTAATGATATGGTCAAGCCCGGTAAACGCTTGCGCCTGTCTGGAAATCAATTGACCATTGATGTAGGTGCCACGGCATCCATTGAGTTTGCGAGAGGCAAAAATTTTTTCGTTAGGATTCAATTTCACCTTATCAATCGGATATCCCTGTTGGACTTCCCAGACAGGAATAATTTCCTCGCCGTATACCTTATTGATGGTGGCAGCTTCCACACCAATCGGCAGATTCTTGGTAAACAGCCGCTTTAGAAACTCTTTGTGCTCAGGATTTTTATGTAAATAGTTCTGGATTGTTGCTATAGATGCGTCAGAACCAGTGTTGTGACCAGCGCCCATAATATAAAGGTATCCACAACTGAGATACTGGATATCAATTTCAGGTTTGGCACTCACCTGCTTATTGATTTTTGCATTCGACAGTCCAGTCACAATCGCCGGGTCAAGCAAGAATCGGAAGAATGCCATCAGCTCGTCAGCTTCAGCACCAAAATCCTTTCGTGCATCCAGCAAAATTCTGGTCTTGTCCGTCTTTTTCTTCGTGCTCTGCAATGCCTTTACCATCGCGTCGAGCTTACCTATGAGTTCTTTATCTGTCATAAAGCCTCCTTGCGTATCCTGTGTTATATGGTTATAATGAATAAAGAAAGGCTTGCCATTACGAGCAAGCCATTCCTTTCCCGTATCCTGTATTATATAGCTAAAGAGAGAATTTTAAGCCTCCTGGATGGAGACTTTTCATAGCTATATTATACAGGATACGCGCGTAATTGTCAACGCTTTTCTGAAAATTCTTTCCGTAAAAATTCCTTCAGGAACGTTCGCTTGTATGGAACTCTCGAAGTCTTTACCGCCCGATCAAGAGCATGGGTTTCAGCGCAAATCACACAATACTTCTTAGCACGAGTGATGGCCGTGTAAAGCCATTCTCTCGTCAACATCAAATATGCAGAGTTATCCATGCCGACAATCACATACGGAGCTTCGCTACCTTGCAGTTTATGACAACTCAAAGCATAAGCGAGTTCAAGTGTTGCCCAGATGTTATTCCCACCAAAGTAATGAGGAATGAAAATCGTTCCCCACTGGTCAAAGTCAACCAGAATGAAACTGCCTTCAATCTTTCGAATTATGCCACGGTTGCCGTTAAATACCGGACACTTCTCTTCCTTTTTCTTTGTCTTGAGATTGTATGTATGAAGTTCATAGTTATTCTTGTTGATAATGACCTGATCGCCCTCGCGCAGAGTGTACACTCTGTCTTTTCCATCACCATAGATGGAGATCTTCGCTTCGGTCTGACCACGACTCGGATTCACAATCTCCTGAATAGCGTTATTCACCTCGTAGGTGCAGATGCTACCACGGAGCTTCTGCGGAAGTACAATCTGAATCTTTGCACTGTCATTCCCTACCTTATTATATAAGGTACGGTACTGATTGATGATGTGGCTAAACGACTCGCCTGCATCCTTGTAGATATCTAGTTCCAAATCATGCAGCTCACCACGAATCTCATTGCCAGCCCAGCCATAAGGAACCAACTGCGTGGCATTACGAACCTTGATGCTTTCTGTGATAATTGCGGACTTAGCAGCCTGACGGTGAATCTTAGTCAAACGAGCTAACGGAACAACCTTGGAGGCAAGCATATCCTTGAAGATATTGCACATACCAATACTCTCAAGCTGGCCGTCATCACCAATCATGATAAATCGCTTACCAGTTTCGATTGCTTGAATCAAATCGTAGAACAGTTGAGCACCAACCATAGAGGTCTCATCCAGAATGATGATATCCTCCTCTAAAGAATTGTTCTTATTATGGATAAAACCCCCATTCTCAATGTCGTAACCAAGCAACCGATGAATTGTCTTGCCGTCCTGACCAGTAATCTCCTGCATACGCGCAGCCGCACGACCAGAGAGTGCAGTCTGGGCAAACGACTTACCACGAAGAACCTTTAGGACACCAGCGACAACGGTACTTTTACCGGTCCCTCCGTAGCCTGTCAAGATACAGACATTACTAGAGCATACCTTTTTAATAGCATCTCTCTGCTCCTCAGTGTACTCGATGCCAAGAGCACGTTCCGCCTCATCGATTGCAGCGTCCATGTTTCGACCAATCGGCTCAACAGGTGCATCCGCCAGACGCTTAATTTCCTTTGCCATCTCATTTTCCAGATTCCACACTCTTGTTAAAGCAAATTCCTGACGATCATCACTCCACCAAAGCGTTTCGCGGACATCGTGCAGATGGAAAAGTGCTCTCTTGATAACCTCTTGGTCACCTTCGTCCAATCCAAGCTCTTTAATGCAACTATTGATTGTCTGGTTTGCCGGGATGATAGAATTGCCTTCTTCGGCACGATCAGCAAGAAAATGCATGACGTAAGCTTCAATTCGGAACTGAGAGTTTGGCTTCAATCCCATATTCAAAGCAAGAGCGTCAGCTTTCTTCCATCCAATCCCATGTACATCGTCAATCAGAACATAAGGATTCTCTTCAATTTTCTTCACAAGAGTGTCTGCACCGTGATATTGATGAACAAGTTTTCCGATTGCACTTGGAGTCAAACCATACTCAATCAGCTTCGTGTATGCTTCGCTGTTATCAATGTTATTTTCAAAGGCATCGATAATTTTCTGTGCTCGACCTTCTGTGATGCCACTAACAGTGCAAAGAGACTTGATATCACCGTTCTTGATGATCTCATACGGATTATCAAATGCTTCGTAAAGCATCTCAAACTGATGTTCTGTCAAAATAAAATTGAGAAAGCTTTTCTGTTCTTCTGGGTCAGTAATCTCTTGGAACTCGTTCATATAGACGATTTTATACTGGTCCCCAAACTTTTCATGGTGAACATACTCACCACAGAACGAATAAGTCTTATCCATATCAAGGCTAGGAACGTTTCCTTTCAGTCGGAGGTCACCATATCGACTCATAATAGGGTTCCCCTGCTTAATTTTTACCACCTCAGCAGAGAAAGTGGCGAAGCCGCCGGACTCAACCTCCTTCCCATCTTTCGGATAAAAGACTCGTTTTATCCTGATGTAGCAACGGATCATATTTTCATTAAATTTCTTATCTGCCACTTTACAACCCTCTTATTATGCACCTAATCTAAATTCTGTCTGTCCTCCGCACACTCTGCAATAAAACCATTTTGTGGTACGCTCGCATTGTTCTGCGCAGTCAAACTTCCACTTCTGAACTTTTCTAACGACGCAACAATTCGTACAATGTATCTTAATTACAGTTTTATCTTTGTACCAATCAATTTTAAACATAGGAAGCTCACAAAGAACCTCTCCGTCAATAGTATATAAAATACCATTCATTACTTTATCTCTCTATCATGCAGCCACTGTTTGTAAGGCTTCATCTTCTCAACAATGTACGAATTTTCTTTTCTCTTGCAAAGGATTGCAAGATCGCTGCCCTTTGAAATTAGACTTGAATATCGTGCATACTGAGATGCCCAACAAATCATTTCAACAATACCACCTGTCGTGTAAACATGTAAGTATGCAAACTGGTTACCACGTTTATCCTTCTTTTTTTGGATGTCTACGATGACACAAATAGCAGTTGCCTCACCGCCATCCTCTACAGTATCAAGACCAGCATCAATATAGGTACAAGCATCCTTAATGGGATTGCTAGTCAAGAACATTGAAAGGGTTTCAAATTCCCACATGTGCTCGTCTTGCATATACTTTTCAGCAAACGCCTGCATAAAGGCATTCCGCTTTTTGTCTTTTTCTTTCTTTCGATTCCATGTGTCCGCTTCCCAGCGCTCCTTTCTTACCTTATTATATAAGGCGAGTCTGGTAGGTTTGTCTTTAATAGAATCTGTGTCAATTCCGTATTCGTCTTTGAGAATAGAGATCTTGGGGAGAGATGCCATTTCGTGGAAACTCTTCTCTTTATACTCGTTCTCAAAAACCATATTTGCAAAAGTGATTAAGATTTTTCTCTTGTCCTTTGTTGGAATAGCTCCAGCCTTAATCAACTTGACAACATTTGAAGTGCCAATCTTGCCACCATTTGCTCTCTGAACAAAGTCTGCCAATCCAGAATATGGACGGTCTGCAATCACCCCTGATACGACACTCTCGCCCATTCCCTTAATGGCTTTCAAGCCAAACAAAATTGTGTGCTTCTCCGCATCGGCCTTAAATTCCATATCAGACCTGTTAACACTTGGAGGAAGGACCCGAATATGTAGACGGTCACATTCATTGATGAACACACCCATTTTGCCAGAATCATCTTCTTTAGTAATCATACACGCAGCCATGAAATACTCAGTATAATGAGTCTTCAGGTATGCTGTCAGGTAAGAAAGAAGCCCATAAGCAACTGCGTGGCCCCGGTTGAAGGAATAAGAAGCCTGTTTCAAGATCAATGCCCACATCTCAGAAATCTGATAATCGTTCCATCCTTTCTTGTGAAGACCATCTCTAAACTGGACCTCCAAGGATGCCATAACATCTTTCTTTTTCTTGCCAATGGCACGACGAGCATTGTCAACCTCAGTTTCAGGGAATCCTGCATAACGAAATACTGCCAGAGCCTGTTCCTGATAAAGAAGAATGTACTGAGTCTTGGCAAAAAGCTGTTTGATGTCAGGATGAAGTAGTTTGATAGTCTCTGGATGAAGCTTATTGGAGCAATACGTCGGGAAGCTGTCCTTAGTGCCAGGGCGGTTTGCTGCATTCACAACAATGATATCCTCGGCGTTGTCACATTTTGCTTCAACACACATCTTTCGAGCTTCAGCAGACTCCATCTGAAAAATACCAATTGTGTGTCCAGACTTATAAACTGCGTCGTAGACTGCCTTGTCATTCAGATCAAGATGGTTGATATCGACATCTTTCCAAGTAAGATGGGCCATCTTTAATGTGTCGTCAATCGTGTCCAAATTTTCAAGACCAAGAAAATCCATCTTAACTAGAGACAGGTCATCCATAGCATTGTGCATTTCAAGCTGACACATCTGATTACCTTCTCTATCCATACAGAGAGGACAATATTCAATAACAGGCTTAGGTGTAATCAAAGTTCCTGCAGCATGGCGACCCATACTCTTCGGTAAACCTTCAAGCCGCATAACGTACTTAAACCACAGAGGGAACTTATCATACACATTAGAAAGCTGCTCGCTCTTTCCAAGAATGTCCTTCAATAGAACTTCCTTCTCAACTTCTTCTCCGAGATCATCCAATGTTTTCACGGTCGGAATCAACTTAGCAACTTCATTTCGCAATTCATACGGAATCTGCATATAATATGGGCTTTCTGGATCTTCGTTCAGTACCTTGCCAATATCTTTGATAGCAACTTTAGTAGACAGAGAATTAAAAGTTGCAATAGGAGCAACACTCTCTTTTCCAAAAAGCTCTTCTGCAATAGAAACAAGTTCTTTGCGACGACGACGGCTAATATCAAAGTCGAAGTCTGCGAGACTCTTACGACCTTTATTTGCAAAACGAGAGAAGTCAAGATCCCAACGAACAGAATCAATCTGCGTAACGTTTAGCATAAATAGACATAGACAGTTTGCACCAGAACCACGAGAATAGCCACGAGGGATACCTCGTTCATCGGCCACCTTACAAAGCATATACAGCATGATGAAATAGTCGATGTAGTCAACATATTCCAAAACGTCAAGCTCCATCTCAATTCTGTCCCGCCGGGTTTGCTGTTCTTCTTTACTCATCCATCCGAATTTTTCATCGAAAGTAGAATAAACAAGGTAGCGTAGATAATCCAGATGCGAATCAAATTTACCTTCAATTTTCACTTCTGGCATCTGGTTTGGCTGACCAAGACCAATATCAATATCGTCAACCATATCTGCAATTTTCACAGACATTGAGCAGCCTTCTCGGATGAAGTCTTCATCAAACTGCTTTGAAAGTGTTCTCAGCACATCGTCTTCGGTCTGAAGATAACAGTCAACATAACTTTCTCCAACTTCTCGTCCTTCTCCAATTTCTACAAAAACTGAATGTGCATCAACATCTTCCTTGGAAAGCATATGAGCATCGGTTGTAATGGTATACGGAAGATTGTACTTTTTAATAAAAGCTGCAATTTTTGCATTAGCTTCAGCCTGATCTGGCGTATCATGAGACTGAACTTCCATAAACACGTCATCAAAGATCCATTTCAGTTTGTTCCATAACTGCCATGCCTCAGTCTCGTTTCCATCAACAAGCAATCTACTCATTCGACCAACTTGACAGGCCGTAAGACAGATGATACCTTTACCCCACTCGTTCTGTTCAATGATATTCAAAGAAGTTCGAGGCTTTTTATACATGCCATCAACGCAAGCATTTGAAACAACCTTAAATAGATTTTTTAAACCGGTCTCGTTCTTCGCTAATAAAACAAGATGGTAACGAGGTTGTTTATAGTCTTTTGTGTCAGCTTTTTCGCTTTGATTATCTACTTCGTAGACTTCACAGCCGATGATAGGCTTAATACCTTCTGCTTTACAAACCTTAACTTGGTCAACAAAAGAGTGCATCTTACCATGGTCTGTAACAGCGATAGCCTTCTGACCATTCTCTTTAGCAAAGTTTACAAGTTCCTTGACTGTAAGAATAGAGTCAAGTAACGAACCCTGCGCTGTATGTACATGAAGATTCACAAAATTATCTGGCATCTATTCTCCTTCCACCATTAAAACTGGTCGCGTTCCTTTAGACGCTTAATCCAGCGCTTGCGCTTCTCGTTAGCAATCTCATTCGCTTTCGATGTAAACGCCAAGATACAATCCTCGTCATCATCATAGTATGCGTAGATACAGTTCAGCACATCACCGAATTCTTCTACGAGGTTTTCATAAGCCTCGTTAATGCTTACAGGTGTTGGATTCTTCATATCGATTGCACGATAAAACTTTATCGCAGCTTTCGACAGCTCAGAACCTTCCTCACCCATTTGAATGAGGATTTCCTTGCCATCAATATAATCAAGCACTCGTAAATTTTTATCTTTAATCATCTGTCTGCTCCTTATCTTCGATGGACACTCTCAAAGTTACAGTCTTACCGTCCTTTGTTGTCCATGTGTATCCACCAAAAGTTCTATTGTTGAACTGAGCTTCAGAAAGAAGCCAATCACGAACTGCCTCGATAGCTTCATCTGTGACACGAGTTTTATCTTTCCACTCTGTTCCATTCTTTTTAACAGTTCCTGCGTAAATACCAAACATACCACAGCTCACATGATATTCACTCATCACTCTTCACTCTTCACCTTATCTCCAAATTTAATAACGTCATCAAAAAGCATCACATAGTCATCGGTATACTTGTTGCCATGAAAATGGCCGAAGTACCAGAATGGTTTGCAATCGTTAGGATAGCATTCGTATATATTATCAAAGAATATTTCAGTTGACTGGTCTACTGTGCTTTGATCAATACCACCGATAAACAATCCAGTTGGAATGAACCGGAATGGACAGGTATGCGTGAGCATAACATCAATATCATCGATTTGAGGGTCATGTGTAATATTCCAGATCTTTTTCTTAGTCTTCTCATTAGGTTGCTCGTCCGGCCACCAATTATATCCCCACTCCAACCGATAATACTTATCTACAGAATAAGCTCCACCACAAACAAGACAATTCAGCATCTCTACACCGGAAAGAATCTTGTAAACCTCACCATCAATAGCGAAATACTGATTGGGATAATGTGAGTCATGCCACACCTTACCACAAATATCTCCACTGATTTCCTTTGTCCTATAGCCCTCCTTACGAGACGGGCGGCGCTCGTGGTTGCCATGAATACAAAACAGATTCGCAGGAATATCTGCGGCGATAGTCTTGATACTCCATTCACGAGGATCATCCTTGCCGTAGTAGTTCAAACCGACATCGCCAAGGCAGACAATCCAGTCATTCTTTCCAAGATTGTGTTCATGGCAAAACTTTTCCAATTCTAAAAACCGATTAAAATCACCATGAATATCACCCGTGATGTATACCGCCATCAGTCAAACTCCTTAATTTTAATCATCCAACCATACATATCTTCGTCTTCTACATAATGTTTTTTACAAAAATCAAGATAACGACAATCATCACATAATCCACATGGATCATCCGTCCGGCGTTTACATTCTTCAATTAAAGCTTGAATTTCACTCTCAAGCCTTTTACAAGTAGGAGTAGTAATAATCATTGCGCACCTCACTCATAATCTTCTTTGTCAATCACATAAGTTCGTGGATAAAATCTATCGTTTCTATCACCAAAAATATCAACAAACCAGACTTTAACAATCTCAAACTCACGATTACATTCTTTGCTTCTTAGCATTTTAACTGCATCTCTTGCATTTTCAGCGTAGATTTCTCTGTATAAGTTGTGATATTTCTTGAGTGTGTAATTATATGTGCGATAATCAATTCTGTAATGCCTATATCGTCGTTTTGTCATCTTCATTCAAAATCAAGGACAATCATATTACCCATTCCTTCGTAGAAATTATGATTCATTTTGAGTTTTTCACTAACCGTCCCATAGTCAGTTTCAATACAGATTTTCCAATCAGGATGCTGTTCTGCAAATTTATCAAGAATATAAGTCAATTCATCCGGTTCAATAATATGCGTATCATCATTCAAGGCCTGATTAAACGCAGTTCCTTCTTGAAGCAATTCCAAGTTTTTAAGAGCATTCGCGAGTGATTGATATGCACCATTCAATAGATTTAATGATAAATCGTAATTATTCGCATTAGTCATTGTCAACCAACTCTCCATTCTTTACAGTCCTGGCCTTATCATCCCAATATTCATCAGCACCGACCTTTCTAGGTGCAGTACCAAAATGCTCTTTCCACTCAGGAAGACTTTCATTGATGGCATCAAACTGGATTCCCCAATCAAAACAAGCTTCCATTGCATCATACAGAAACTTTCCTTCCCGGCAAGTCCAGAGAATCAGACCAGCACCGTGCTTCTGTTCTTGAATTGCCTGGTAGATCACATTCCAGTTTGGTTCACCGATATCAGGATAATTATTCTCACAGAGAGTTCCATCAAAGTCGATAGCAATAGCACGCTTCCAATTTCCCATATCAAATCACCTCAAAATCAACAATCTGTGCCTGCGGAGTCACTTTATTTCCGTACTGATTTAAAGATAACCGGCATACAGCATTGATATATTTCTCTTCCTGACCACCATAGAAGTCATTGTTGATCCAGCCAGTCATCCGGCCATTATCTGCAAAGCACACAAAATCAATGCCTTTTTCTTCATCGGAATATTTCCACATATTACCATTCTTGCCCATCGGAGCACATCCACTATGAATCAGCGGAACGTTTTTAATGTAGAAATACGGCTCGGAGATTCCCTGTGCCCAGATTTTATGCATTTCGTACATGGTCTTCGGCAATGCAACGGTCAGCCTACTATAGTCAAAATCAAAATCAACTACGATCGCCTTACTCATCGTGACATCTTTAAGCAGCTCATTGCAATCCACAATCGCCTTTGGCACATTTTCTTTCTTGATTTTCACACCAGCTGCGTTATCATGACCAAGAACCGACTCAAAATCTCCGGTACTCATCAAGAACTCCTTTAAACTTTCAATCGGAGAACCGTCAGGATTTCTCATTGAGCCACCGTAATAGTCCGGTTCATCAGCGAAGGTACGAAGCAGTACGCACGGTTTCGCATACATTTCAGCCAGCTTGATTGCCACAACACCAGTCAGAGTGTTATCAAGAATGCCGGTGGAGTTACAGAAGAGAATCTTATTCTGGTCTGCACCATGCTTTTCAATCAGTTCCTGAAGCTCTGCGACAGCCTTGTCTTTGGCCTTGTTTTGCTGATACTTACAAGATGAGCACTCGCGAGCCACATGCTGCGCCAGAGTCTCATCAATCGTAACACCAGCATTCTTGCCACGAGTCGGAGTGTACTGGAACGTCTGTTCCTCACCGACCATTGCACGGAACATCCGCTTCTTTTGCTCGGATGAACCAACACGAATCAGTGCATTCATCATCGGAACGATGTAGAACTGAACATCATTGATGGTCGGGTCACCCTTGATATTGAAACTGTTTGCCTCAATCAACGCACAAATCATCGGATTTGCAATTCGTGCCAGACCTTTCGTGCAAAGGCGCTTTGTCTCATGCGAGTGCATATCCATGACATCACCGATGTTTCCAACAGCCACCAAATCAAGATATCGGTCTGCAACATTAGTCCAATTATCTTCATCAACAGCCTGAAGGAATTTATACACCACGCCAGCGCCAGAAAGTTCCTTGTTAGGATATGTACCATTCTGATTGTTGACGATTACTGCGTAAGGATTCTCTCTGTCGCAGATGTGATGGTCAAGAATCAGAATATCGATACCCTTATCACGAAGTTCCTTACATTGCTCAACATCGTTACTACCAGCATCAGGAATAATCAGCAGAGTGGTTTCAGGTGGAACTTCGATTTCTTTAGAGAGTCCATGTTCCTTACCATTATGATGCAGAACATTGATTTTTCCAAAATAACCAATCGCCTTCAAATACTGAAACATCATCGAAGCACTTGTGAAACCATCCACATCACAGTCTACAAGGATAGAGATAGTAGATTTTTTCCAAAGGTGTTTATTCAACATCATGACGGCATACTCAATATCATCCAGTGCCCACGGTGAATTCAGGCAAGAATCATTCAGATTCATGTAGGTCTTATAATCCTTAACCCCTCTGTTCTCCATAATCGTTCCAATCGGGTCTGATAGGTCGTTCCTACTCCCCTTCCAGAGTTTTACATTCATTTAATTCTCCTAACACAGTTCTCAATCAATGCATTAAATTTTTCAGGATTATCAGTCGGGGCTTCCTTTTCATCGAGAATCCCTTTATCATCTACTACAGCATACACACTTACGCCATCGACAAATCGATTGGCGAGAACCATAAGCTCACTAAGCTGAACGTCTTTATCAAAGACAAAACAAATATCAACACAAAGACGTGTTAAAATTTCAATTTGATTCTGTGAAACCTTCTTGCCGCCAGTCGCCACACAGTTACAAACATCCATATTCCACATCTGCATGACAGACTTTTCAGCTTCACCAACATATACCAGACCTTCATTCTTAATGTACGGCTCTGTCTTATACAGGCCATACAGAATACGGTTTCTGGCACACGGCTCAAGATACAGATACTTTAATTCACCTTCAGGCGGCTTGCCAAAGTATCTTCCCTTTACACCAACCAGAGTACCAATTTCATCTCTAATTGGAATCGTGATTCTATTTGTCAGCTCATCAAAGCCAATCTCGAATTCCTGCTGCGTCTCATAAGATATCCCATCGTCAGCAAAAATCTGGTTCACATAAGGTTTGTAATAACCGAGGATGGCTTCGGAGATGGGGACTATCGGACGGTCATCCTCGTGTTCTTCACCTTCATTTTGCATGGCAATGAGCTCTTTTAGAATCAACATACTTTTAGGAAGGTCTTCCTCGAAGTTGTGATAGTAGTCAAGTCCAACCCATTCGCAGATTTGCTTGATGGCTTTTGGGAAAGACAGTTCCAGAAAAAACTGGACGACAGAAATCAAATCATAACTGGTCTTTCCATTGGCAATATCTCGTGTGTAATCTACCGCAGTAAGATTTTCATTCTCGTAAATGCAGAGTGTCGTTCTATTGTCACCGTCTGGATTTGCACACTGGTAATAACCAGTCTTGTGACTGATATGATGACAACCAAGTTCCTCCAGAATCGGCTCAATCTGTTGCTCTTCAAGAATGTAATTTTTCAGATCTGCGATATTTACCATACTTTAGATTCCCACTCGTCAATACACGTCTCAATGGATCTCATTAAACAGACATACTGAATTCTATTCAGTGGGATAATCACATGCCCCTCTGGGTCATCAGGATAAAAACTCTTGAGCGAAACATACTCACCAGTCAGCCATGCAACCTTACCTTCCCAACACGAACCATCATCGCAGCAAATGTCAGTCACAACGATATTGTTACACTCCTCATCTGTTGCTTGTCGTTTTAAACTTCTGAGAATAGTTTCTTTATCTTGTTTAAAAGTACCTTCTGTAACTTTTATGTAGTGGCAATCCATCAAGACACCTCCTTACTTTCTGGTGCAGATACCGACCTCTTTCCAGACATTCTGGTTCAAATTCACTTCAAACATGATTTTCTTCTTTTCACCAAAACGATTCTTATCGATGTTTCCAACGTAATACCGTTTATCTGGATTTAGCCGATGAGCGCAATCACCGCCCCATTCTGGGTCATGGGAGATATACTGATACTTCGCAAACTTATCCTTTGGAATCTCCTTGAATAGAACCATAGTCCAAGCAACGTGCTTAATCATCTTTGACTCAGCAATATTGTTTGAGTTCAGCTCATCAGGAAGATACTCATGAGCATTTTCAGCCAACTGGATACTACCGTAGATAAAGATTTTCAGATTTTTCGCAATCTCTTCAAGTTCGGTGGCTGTAACCTTAAATGCTGCCCATTCACCAATCGAAGCAATATCGTTCTTTAGAGTATCGTAGAACACATACTTGACACCCTGGGTGAGAGCTGCCTTCTGAATCTCGAACCGCAGAGACTTATCACTATAATCAGCGGAGACATCCTTTGCAATAATCAAGCCTTGTGATTCGCTCTCAATCCACTGGCAAACATCAAGCACATTGCGATACTCCTCGCTTTCCTCGTAGACACGAGCGGTGAACTCATCAATGCTTTCTATGTATTCCCCGTCTTCGTTTTGCTTTCGGAAGATGAAGTTTCCATTTGCATCCCGGTACATTCCAAGAGTGATCTCTCGCTCATCCTTATGGAAACGATGACCATGTAACTCTTGGAATTCGGGATTATTGATAGCGGTGACCAGTAAGCAATACCTGACTGACTCAAGATCCATCTCATTCAAAAGCAGAAGAGCTTTCTGCTTTTGAACCAATGTGACGTATGCAACAATCGCCATCATGTATCTAGTCTTACCAGCGTTAGATGGCATACCATTGAACATCACAGTGCCCAGCTTCAATCCTCGAAACAAATCATTCATGATAGGATACTGGAACGGCAAACCCATATCAGGAACACTCAGACGTTCATTGACCATTGGCAGCAGACCATTATTCAAAATCTCAGCATCATCGTTTGTGATGATAACCGTATTGATCTTGTCGGCCTTGCCACGAATCAATTTGTAAATGTCCTGAGCGCCAAACATTTCAAACTGTCGATGCTTCAAGATTCCTTCAATGTTAAAACCGTTTCTCTGATACTCACGAAGTAGCGAATATTTCTTCAGTATATTGAAGTATCCCTTGATATCATCGTCATTCGCAAGGCTCATGTAGTATTCAATGGTTGACCAGCCCTTCAGCCGCTTGTATTGTGACAATCTGGACTCGTCTTCAGCCATAAACGTTAAAACAGACGTTTTATTGAATTCTTGCGTCCGAGTTTCGTAAATAATTAACGCTGCATCGTAGAAAAATTTTGTTGCTTCATCGGCAAAATCGTACTTGCTCTTGACATAATGCCCATACTCGACCAAATAGTCAGGATGCTTGTAAATTGCGCCGACAAATAGAATTTCGTTCGGGATATTTGAAATGAGTTCCACTCATCCACCTCCCTCGTGCTTTTATATCTCATCGAGAATTGCATTTATATCAATTTCATTCTCGTTTTTGCTCTGTCTTGGTACTGTTTTCATCCGTTTCAGTACCGTTTCCGTCAGATTTTCCTTTGTTTTACCTTCGCATTCACTACGAATCGAAGCTTGTCTTTCTTTTTGTTCGAGATAACTCGGATATTGTGCCAGCAAAACAGCCAAGTCATAGTTCCATCGCTGACTCATATCAAAACCTTTTGCTTCTTTCTCGGCAATTATCTTATCTAGTCGGGGTTTCGCTAGAACCCACATATCGTAAAGTTCTAGCGGAGGAATCGAACCTCTATATTTGTAATAATTACCGGAAATCAACTGCGTAAGTTTCGAGTAGAAGCTACCCGGAACAACCGCCGGGGCGTATGTATCTCGAATATGGTCGAAAAGAATCTTTTTTTCTTCCTGTTTGATATGTGCAAGCTCACGATTGTGGTCTTGTTCTCTCTTTTTGGAAAGAAGATCATCGACCTTTTTATCCGTAGCAGACTTCACTTTGTCAAAAAATGCCCTTAGCAGGTCATCTGTCCAAGGGCGTTTTTGATTTTTCTTTTTTTCTACAAAACAATCCTTATGGCAAAAACCAGTCTTGTCGTAGAAAAACGTGCTACAGTCTCGCTCGATGAAAACATTCTTCCCGCAAATCATACATTTACGGATAAGTTCCATTAAGCTAGTTCCTTCTCCATGATTGCGGCAACCTTCTTCAGTTCCTCGATATCAGTCATGGAACGGAATCGAGTAGACAAGCCAGCTTCCTCAACCGCATTCTTTGCTGCGTTTTTCTTAATCGGAGATGCATCAGACAACATCTTGCTTAGATTGGCCTTTAGCTCATCAAGCGAAAGTTCTTTCTTTACATCAGAAGATTCTTCAATTTCATTCTCATCAAGACCAAGATCACGCATATTCAGCTTGATTTCAGTCTTGACTGCATCGCTCAGTCCGTTTTTAATAACGAAATCCTTATTCTTTGCACTATTAGAGATAAGGCTTTGGTATTCCAGCAAGGTAAGATCTTCAACAATTTCTTCGTCTCGATGCACATCAGATCTGTCTTTAACGAAATAAGCAAGATGTGCACCGTTCTGTTTGTACAGACGAATTTCAGTATCAACATTATGTCCCTGACCTTTGAATCCATCAGGAATCTTTCGACCAGTCGATACGCTGACAGAAGAACCATTCACAATCTTGTTTTCAGTCTCGTCCTTTTCGCGGCAGACAACAACATAATGAACACCAGTTGCATTCAGATCCAGAATCAAAGACTGCCCCTTGAAATTCAACTGCTGGTAATCCTTCAGCTCCATACCAGCGCCCTCAATCTTGACTGCCTTTTCATCGCCAGTCAAACCTTGTGCGTTTGCTTTTACTTTTGCACGCTTTTTCGAGAATTCCGAAAGCCCCTGCTTACAAGTAAGGGTCAAAATATACGTGGAATCAACAACAATCGCATCAGCACGGAATGGATTACCATCCGCATCGAGAATTACGCTTCCATCCGAATACTCAAAGTCTTCATCGTCAGCAACAGTCTTAATGAAATCCTGTACCTCCGCGAGAGACTGCGTATATACAACAAGCAGGTTTTCAGGATTAACACCGTTTGCCTCAAGTTCCTCTGTGTAATTGTCAACAGAGCCATTCTCGGTATCAATATATAAAACACGAAATGGACGGCCATCTGCATTCTTCAAATAACACATCTGCATAGCCAGACGAGATTTCCCAGTACCCTGTTCGCCATAGACAAGAATCTTAATTTTCTTGCGAATGGCATTTGCCTTACGAATCATAGCCATATATGTAAATTCCTCTCTAAATCTTTTCTTTTATTAAACTTTCAAACACTCATACCATGGATCACCAGTCTCAACTGCATGAGCAATATAATCCAACTGGCGGGTAATGCTATCCACACTATCAGCCAGAATATCCTTACACCCTACCGGAATAGCATTATCATTACATTCCGCATAAGCTATAGCTTCTTCAATAATCTCAGGATGCGTAGTAAACAAAATAGACATCATGGGAGAATCTTCTTCTGGCTCTTTTTCAAGCGTCTCAATATAAACAATGTAAAACTTCATGCCATTATAGGCAGTATATTCAAGAGTATTTTGCATAACTAGCCCTCTCTGTATCCTGTATTACTTAGCTAAGACTAAAAATTACAGTCCCCAGTCATCTTCTTCCTCGTTTACAGGAGTTGCAGTAGACTTGTTAGAATCACCCCACCAAGAAGTGTCGTTCTCAGCGGCCTTACCGTCGAAGTCCTTCTTTGCCTGAGCATTGGCAGCAATCTTTGCCCGTGCCTCGGAGATATTGTCCTCAGTGTAAGTGGGCTCTGCATCCTTCTCGCCGGGGTTCGGATCAAAGGAGTCAGGATTAACACCCTCAATATACAGCTTGCGAACCGCCGGAGTGCTCTGGCGCTTCATCTTGTTGGGACCACCCCAGATATTCTCGGTCTCAACTTCCTCAACCTTCTGCTGATTAACGATAGGACCAAAGCACTCAAAACTGGTATAAGACTTCAGACGCTTACGAATAGAGTCTGCCAGAACCTTATTCTGAGCGTTTGCCTTATAGTCAATAAAGAACTCGGCATCTTCGATGGTGTTGTAGTTCACAATCTTGGCATCAACAACTACTTCATCATCCTCATCGCTCTTGCGGCAACCAGTGTACACAATGGTCTGAGTGAACAGAGCCAGTTCCTCAAAACCCTCTGCATCGAAGTCGATTTCCTTAGAACTCAGCGACACCTGAGTAGGAACAAAGCGAATCTGGTGCTTACCATTGTAAGTGCTGTACTCGATGTTACCACGAACATACACGTTATCGCCGTCGTGCAGGTTCTCAGAAATCTCCTTGGTTGCATCGAAGTCGGTCAGAGTCTTGTTATCATTGACGACCTTACCAGACTCATTTGTCTTCTTGGTAACACCGACCTTAACGCCAATCATATCATAGCCTTCCGGTGCAACATAAGTCAGACGATCCTTCCACGCGACTTCCTTCTTATCCTTCTCGATGCCCTTGTCCTTATCGGCACGGCGGAAGAAGTAAACCTTATCACGAGGCATACCAGCCAGATCAACATAGAAAGTATTTTCGTTGGAAGTCTGAACGCCAAAGCTCAGAACACGGCGCATAGCACCACTCTTGGTCTCCTTCTCGTTATAGAAGTTGCTACGCTGGGTGCCTGTGACCTTACCAGCCATCTCAAAAGAACCACGGGTCTGAGGAAGATTAAAAATTCTATCTGCCATATCAAGTCTCCTTTATGTAATTTTATTTCATTGATAATCACTTATGTTTCTTTTTATTGTCTTAAATCAATTCACGTACTATTCATTCTATGTATTGTCCTCCGTCTGGCTTATTGATGGCTTATATTTCATACGGCACTCGCCGTTAGAAATCGTCCTTTAAGGGATTATGTACAAACATTGCGCCGAGCACTATTGGGAGCCGTTCTGAACACTCAGGACACAAATCAAAACTCAAAAACGAACCATCAAGCTGGCTACCATAAGAGTATTGATGCTCAAAACTGATTCCCTGCTCGCTACCTATCGACTTGATTTCACGACCACACCAGTTACATATTTTCTTACATGTGTTCATACGGCATCACCCCATTTTTAATATTCTCTATCACGGAACATCTTAGATTGAGCACGAGTCAGTCTATTATTCCGGCCATACTTAGGTCTGAATGCGGACTGTAGCTTGTTGTTTGCATATTCGAGGTCACTCTCCAGAATCTTCGCAGCTTCTTCAATGTAATCTCGAATGGCGCAATACTGGTCGTTGTTGATGCAGTGCGTCTTTAGGTAATCAAGCATATCGACTGCCTGATTTTTCAAAAGAAGCGTATCTTCAAGCTGTGTCTTGCGCCGTTGGAAGAAATCTATATTCAACTAAACATCTCCTCCTTCTTTTCAGTAAACCTGCGCCAATCCATCTTGCGATGACAATCAGAACATTCACACTCGAACTTTTCCAGCTTCGTCACACAAAACGGACAGAGATACGTGTTCTTCTCCTTCTGAAAGATAGGACTTGCCGGAAGGCTCAAGGAACCGTGGTCGATAGTTACATTGATAGGAATTTTGCTGTTCATTAGGTCACCTATTATTTGAATTAGCCTTTTATGAGATTTTTTTATCGAGTTTCCGTAACTCTAACTTACTTGGAAGAAAATTTCTACAGAAGTACGCACTTCCAAACGACACTCCCTCAACAGGGCTGTCAGTATGTTCAGGGTCCATAAATCCGATTCGAGAATCAAAACACAGCATCTGTACATCATTTTTGAAGATGTCAAATCGTGTCTTACCCTGAATACTATTTGCAGGAAGTAGTAGAGCAAACGGCTTTTCAAGCTCATAGGCTCTACGCAATACTTCATCCTTCCTACTAAAAGGAGGATTTGAAATCATAACATCCCAACGCTCTGGTTCATATGTAAAGAAATCTTGCCCGTTATCAATGTGGCTACATTCTACCTTGTACCCAGCATCTCTGAATACCTTCACAAAGGAAGACCATTCTTTATCAAACGGACACCAAATCACAGCTTTACTCGACGGGGGGGTGAACTCAAGCAGTGGAACAACCGCATAAACCGGTGTATATCGCTCATCACCTGATACAGATCGGTCAGCTGTAAGATATCCTTTGTTTTCTGGCATCAATTCACCTCATTTTCAATGTACTCTGAAAATTGTTCTGCGATAGCACGAGCAATCCCATGGAAGGTCTTAGCTCTATTCTTTGCATCCTCACCACGTTTAGCTGCGCCACGATTTCTTACATTGCCTTTATTGGCCGAAGTTCCACAAGGGCAATACGGACCCTTCGGTTCAACCGCTTCAACCGGAACCAGATTAGGAAGACCTTTCAGCCATAAACAGGTCTTCTTTGTCCATGGATGGTCCTTACCATAAAATTCATATGGCTGAATCATCTGCGATGGTTTTGGCATTTCATAAACAGCACTCGGAATTGGATTCTCAACACAAATGTGTTTGATCGGTGCGTTGTAAAACGCCATAAAGAATTCCTTAGCTTCTAATCCCTGTTGATACCGTTCTTGATTCAATTTGTGCCCAGCCCACAACCATCGTGCGCCAGCGTTTGATAAATATGTACACGGAGGATGTGCAATCAATAGATCCCACTGCTCAACATAGTGTTGTATGCCATCCATTGTGACTATCTGCCCACCCTGTAGAGCTACCAGTGCATTACCCAAAATATGCCACTCTGGGTGACCACCGGACGGAGGTTGAATATCGCAAGAATACGCTTCATGACCAAGCAATCGAAATGCTTTACAAACTTCCTGTGATTCCTCACAGGCAATTAGAACTCGTAAGATTACACATTCCTCCTTTTCGTATCCTGTGTAATATATCTAAAACTTTAAAAATGAGCGAAAAACAATAGACGTATTAACGTCATATTATTCATTCGCTTATAAAACAAAAGTTCTAGCAGGTTTTATGTACGCCCTATCGGGCTGGTGGGACGTAAGGGACTCGAACCCCTGTGAGGTGTTATTCTCATCACCCGGTTATGAGCCAGGAGCTTTAACCAACTAAGCTAACGTCCCATGCAAACGCCGACTTTCATCGGCGCGATACCAGTGAAGGAATCGAACCTTATCTCTCGGTGTTTCCGAGCGCTTTTACCATTAAGCTATCCAGCCGTATACCTCAGAATTTAATTCTCACTATCCAAGCTACGTCGCGTTCCAATATGATCACTCTTGGCAACCATGTCGTAACATATAGGTTTCTTTCGGCTCTGAGTAACCGGTGCAGCGTAAGGGGCTGCGTGTGGAGCGACTGACGGGGTATGATCCCGCAACATTCAGATTGGAAATCTGACGCTCTGCCAATTGAACTACAGTCGCATAATCACCCAGCTTGCAAAGCACTACTGCACCATCACTGGCGAGCTGGGAATAATAGTGGTAATCAAAGGAGATCAACAAACGGTACGCAACCATTCTATGACCGTGGTGCGGATAGTGGGCATCGAACCCACACGCCGAAGCACCAGATCCTAAATCTGGCGTGTCTGCCATTCCACCATATCCGCATAAATTGCGCCAACAGGGGTCGAACCTGTGATGGAGGAGTCAAAGTCCTCTGCCTTACCGCTTGGCGATGGCGCATTATTTACCTACCTTACAAAGTCCTGCTGCTTTCGTTTCTGAAAGAGATAGGAATAACAGGCGAGAGTATAATTATGTACCAACATAAGTTGATAGTGGTCGAAAATGTCAGATTTGAACTGCGATTCCTGCTCCCAAAGCAGGCGTGTTACCATTACACCACATTCTCGTCAATGCCGCCGACGGGGGTCGAACCCGTACTCTGTCTCCAGAAAGGGATTTTAAGTCCCTCGTGTCTGCCAATTTCACCACAACGGCTTATAAAGAAATCAGAAACAGCCAACATTCGTTTTACGTTCCAGTTTACTGGCTACCTGAAGGGTATTCGTCCGATAGCTACTCGGCTTGCACCTTATTTCCCTTCTTATTTGGCTTAGCATCATTTACCGGTGTGATGCCTGTCGTTTGCCAATGAACGGCCAATCCCCGATCTAACTGGGACAACTGATTTTCATGGTGCGGCTAGTGGAACTCGAATCCACACGGATTTTCACCAACAGATTTTGAGTCTGTCGCGCCTGCCAATTACGCCATAGCCGCTTATATATGCCGGTCTTTCCCGGCTGTCAGCCCCGCGCAGGGCATTTCGGAGGAAGAAAATATCTTAGTTATTCGTGCCGATTCTCATAGAATTCATTCCGTAACTGAATAATACCCTTCTTGCAAAAAGATTCCTGGTCTTTCTCTCGTTGCTCACGCATCCAACCATAGAACAGGTTATCCTCAGCAGTAAACAACTTTGCGGTATTTTCATAATAGCCACGCTTCTGAACGCTCTGCATAACACCACGCAAGAACTTCCAGTGCTTATAATAAGGAAGCTTCAGCTTAAACATAAAATTGTTGTTATCTCTCAAAACAAAGCCTTCAATATGCTCGATGCCATGGTACAGATAATTCTCATTCATGACCTCTTCATACCAAGGATAGAATTCACTCCAGCTCTCAAAGATCTTAACCTTCTCCTTAATCTGCAAATGACACTTTTCAGCAACACGCTTCAGATCATCGTAATCCATCACACTGAAGTTCATATCATTCGCAACAATATCCAGCAAAACAATGTGCGGTTTCTTGTATTCGATGATATGAGCATCATTCACAGGATCAATCACTTCAAAAATGATGGAACCATTCTCTTTTGCAACCTCCTTCAAATTCTTACGGTCTTCATCAGAGGTCGTATCCATGAGAATCTTTCGGAACATATCTGCAAAAGGCCCTTCAGGAGTGGATTTACTTGCAATGAACATACCATCCTGTTCTGCATCATACGAGACAATGCCAAGAAATCCGTTTTCCTTCAGATATGCAGTCACCGGGAACTTCAAAGTGTTCTGTAGGTTTCCAATTCTCGTTTCATTCCGCTCATCGACCGCAAAGAACTTATCATAGCTTCGAGCTACAATCTTATTCGTCTTTGTGTTAATGAACAATCCCCTTGCTTTGGTAGAAACCTCATCCCAGTGCTTCTTATAAAATGCTTCACGAGAGAAGTTGAAGGAAGAAATATCTCCGAATCGCTTCTCAAACACATATTTGCTTTGACGCATCTTACTGACAAGTTCTGCGTTATCGAACTCAGTTTTCATTTCAACGGCAGTTTCAGTCTTTGGCTCCTCTTTTCGGAATACATCGTTCTTTGTTTCTACACATTTGATTGACTGACCGTGTTCAAGTTCCACGCAACGGAGATATCCACCAAACTCAATTTTTCCTTCGAGGTTGTAGCACCGATGCCCCATATCAATAGGAACATCCTGCACATTTCGATGACCGAATATCTGAATGTAGCTATCCGGCATCGATTTTTCCCAAGACTCAGCCACGGTTAGCATATCAGGATAGCGACCAACACCCTTTACCATCTGGTCAGTAGACACGAATGGTAGAAATTCAGGCAAATAACTCAAACCACCATGGCTAACGAAGTATCTTTTCTCGTCGTAATCAAAATAGGAGCACTGTCCTACTCTCGAATAAACCTTACGAGCCGTATTATGGTCAATCCCTGCTTTGAAAAGCTGCGGACGAGTGTAGTTTGCGAACTCCTCGCTCTGAACCGGTTCATCATGGCCCCACTTGTTCAGCCACCGTTCGTGATTTCCTTCAAGGAGAATTACATTCTTCCGATTATTGTCTACAACATCACAAAGGAACTTGAACATCTCTACATTCTCAATACCGCGATCCAGATAATCACCAACAAAAATGTACAGTTCATCATCCTTCAGGTCACCAAGGTACTCTTTCAAGCAACTGTAACATCCATGTACATCACCGATGATATGAATTTTGTTCCAGTTGTTAAAGTCCTGCGGAACATAGTTCAATTTCTCAAGGACATTTACATCTGACGAAAGTACAGTCACACCAGACGGAATCTTCTGTGTAGCAAATCGCGCATACATCTTATCAATAGCAGCATCTGGAACTCGCTTCAGAGGAGCACGAAGCGCATTACGCCGTTTACACTCATCAATCGGCAAATCAGTCATGTCGATGATGTACATTCTGTATCTGTACTGCTTTGCAAGATTCTTATAGCGATTGATTTCAACAGTTTTAGAGTTCGTTGCATCAATCACGGTAAATTCACCGTGAGACATCCGAACCTCCAACAGTTTAAAGAGCATATCCCAGACAACATCATCGTTCTGAGGAGAGATTTCCATTGTGCCAGCCGGGGTTTCCTGACCACCCTGACACATAAGGCGAATCGTATCGGCACTAAGCGTATACTTTTCCAGATCATGCTCTTTAATATAGGTGGATTTCCCGCATCCGGGTGCTCCACGGAAAAGAAGCAAAGTTCTCATTGTTTTCTCTCCTTTTACTTAACGCATTATCATTATTTATTCATTTCCAATTCTTTATAAAATGTCTATTTTAGTTTAGTATCCTGTGTCATATAGTTATGATGTTAAAATCAAGGGGCCGAAGCCCCCTGTTTTTAATTTTTGTGGAAGTATTCGACCCAGCCCTTGTATCCCTGCCGGAAACTAATGTAAGCTACCTTGCTACACTTTCTTCCAATAATGTCTGCAAGAGGTTTTTTACCATTTCCGAAACTAAGCTCCGCAAGGTTGAACTCTGAATTACTCTTACAGTAATCGTAGACCTTCACATACTCACCATTTCTGGTCAGATGTCTTCGATCTAAAATCTTTGTATGATGTCTTTTTTCGAGAATGTCATTCAGCCTCACAAAATAACTATGGATTGTATTTACAGACATCTTCGGGTCGCTGTCTACACCAGTTCTATCCTCTGTTTTACGAAGAATGTAATCACCATTTATGACATAAAATGTTCTGTATCCTCCCATATTGGGCGCATCATACTGTTTCATTTCATAACACTGCTTGATGATATCCATCAACCTTGCGTCAACATCAGTCCTATCGAGGACAGTACGAGATTCAAAGTCTACATCGTTAATTGTTAGATTAGAAACCTCACTAGAAGTAAGACCGATCCAGTACAAAACAGCAATCACATTCATACGAATCTGATACGCTTCTTCATACTTGTTTAAGAAACCAACAAACTCATCAACCGATGCAAAATACTTGTCCTCGTACATATTGTCTGAACTCACATCGCTCTCTGAGAATTCAGCCAAATCATACATGCTTGTACGATTTTCGTTCTTGATATAACCAGTGATTATCGATTTCACATTTCTGAATGAACGACTTGAGTTTACCCAATTGTATTTGGCAAACATCTTTACAAAATCATCTTTTGTGAAGTCGAATAGCTCATACCCGCACTCCGCTTCGTAGTCCATAACATGGTTAAGTGTCGATATAACAAACTCGCCGCTTCTATCAGAATACTTTTCAGCAAAAGCGTTGATCTTTTCTTCAGTAAGCATAATGGCACACTCCTTCTTATTATATGTAGTGTACCATTAACCCTTATAAAAAATCAAGCAAATGCGGCAAAATTCTGAAATTCCATAGTATGTTGTACGCCGCTCACGAACGCCGAGATCAAAAACGGTTCATCCTTGCATCTGGCCATTGCGATCATATTCATATGACGCTCAGACAAGACACCAAGCTTTTTGATAAACTGCCCTTTGTTAAGTGTGTCAGTCTCTTCACAGAGAACGATACTGTCAACCTCTAGGAAATCGCAATCTTCCTTTGAGAGCAGGACATGAACCGGAGAACGCTTGTATGTTCTGGAAGACAACGGATTCCCTTTGATTGTGGGACTGAAGAAGTTGCGCTTATTGTTACTCGTCACAACGAACGGTCGAATACCGCGCTGCTGATGACCTGTCGCATTGGATAGATCAACCAACCAAACCTCTCCGACCTTTGGGTCAATATTGTTGTCCATAGTCTTTCTCCTCTATAATAGTGTAGCTCCGTTCCATAGCTATATTATACAGGATACCTTTACAGAAGTCAATAGGTTTTCGAAAATATTTTTAGTGCCCGTACAACTCTGGATTCTCTGATACGAACACGCTGGTGTTATCGAAGATCATCTCATACGCTTTCTCTTTATCGCCCGGCCTAAACTCAACCCTCCTTACTTCGTAGCATTCTTGCCGCAGCTCAACATGACTTTCGTTTCCAAAAAATCCAATGCCTTTGACAATCCCATGTGTCTCTACACCAATATCGTTCATCTTCTTGCAGATCATGTGAACATCCACACCATTACAAATAAAGCAGACCCACACTCGCTTTTTTCTTATGTACTTCAAAAAGTTTTCAACCTGTATAATTTCCAAAACCTTTTTCTCACTCATTGAAATACCGCCTTCCGCTCACATAAACAACTTTCAAGATATATTATACACATCTTTTTGTTTTCGTCAATATATTACACATCTTTTTGTTGTATTATTTATCGAAATTTTAGATGATGCCATTTACTCAGCATCATCCACAACCAGCTTCGCGTCATAATAAAACCTGTGTGCGCCAAATTGTCCAGCAAATGTTGCTCCTCGCTCGTGCCAACTGCCGGGAGCTGCCGCCGGGGTTACAAACCATTGAATAGGTTTGTCCGAAATCTTAGCGCCGTAGTCAAACACCATAGATACGGCCAGCTCGTTCTCTGCCATCACATTCCTATTATATAAGGTACTATACCCATACTTCTTAAAGACTTCCTGTATTGTAATCCCATCAATCACAGCAGAATCATAAAGACATTGAGCCACAGCCATCTGACCTTCTAAGCTATCAGCACCTGCTTCACAAGCAACGATCTGCTCTGCAAGAGCACGCTCGTCATCGGTGAGTTCGCATTTCCCCTGGCTAAAGTTCACCACTTTCGTCTCAACAACAGTCTCTACAATGACTTCTGGCTCCTTTTCCTCTTGCTGCACAGTACTCACTGCCGGAGGACTACTATTATAAAGGTACGAATTGCTCTGATTCTGAATCACCGGGCTGATCTTCGATACCAGATTCCCTGCCAGCAGGCACATTATACATATAATAGCAATACTTTGCTCACGATTTATTAACAAATTAGGGTTAATAAGAATCACTTCCTTTCAAAAATATTGGTTTTATAAGCTGCGCAAAAATTCATACAACTCAATTTCACCTTGTAGCCAAACGACATCTCCGCCAGTCTTCAAATACACCGAATAGACATTATCAGGATGCTCGAAGATGGATTCTACCTTCTTAGCTGCGTTCCGATCAATAAGTACACTATTCATAGTCTTATTCTCCTTCTTCAAAAAGCATACCCACACACATTATTATGCAGCGGCGGTTCAATCTCAAACGCCTTATCGCTCTTGGCATCGTACTTAAACCACTTCGTTAATTCAGGTCTAGGGTACAGCCCCTCCTCGTATCCTTCAATAACCGCATAGTTATAGCAGTGTTCAAAGACATCAGCTACATTGTCAATCACAGATTGGACAGCTTCTTCCAAATCTGTGAAGTATCCTGCGGTCCAACTATCATCCGGCATCCAGTAGATGCCTCCAGTATTTGACACCGGCGAACTAAATTTCGCATTCTGCTCATTCTTAAATGAGTCAATCATTGTAACCGTATAAATCATTCACTCACTCCATTTCGTTCAGAAGCTCTTTTGCATGGTCAAGCACAGCATTGGAAACGACCTTGCCGCCGCGATTCAGAAGCAAGAACACACGCAACGTATCTTTCTTAGAAAGATTCCGCAAATCCGCGATAGCAATTGCAGTCTCATCAAAGGTTCTCTTATCTTTCTTAGAGAGTTCACTGTACAGATATCCTTTATAACGGAACCGATCTTCGTAGAACGCAGCAAGTGTCAGAAGTCTCTGCTTACCGTCAATGATTTCATAAAGGTAGTTCTGATTTTCATGCCATTCGTCCATGTCAATGTTTTTCAGAACAAATCGACCGATTTCACCACCCATAAAAATTGTCTCAAGAAGCAATTCACGGTCATCATCCGTCCACACAGATCCGCGTTGATAACTCGGATTGCAGTTGATGCCAAAGAAGTAATACCTGTGGAGCAAGGATTCGATGGTCACATTTGAGTAGGAAATCTTAATGTCATCATTCTTAGTCAGCTGAGACTCCTTCTCGACTCCTGCTCTACGAATATTGAACCACGTTTCGTACCTATATCCATTATCATAAGAAACACCGTAATATAAACCACCGTCGCAGACTTCATCAATCTTGCAACCACTAAGACGGCCAATCACTACAGCATCTCCTACATTATAATAGTATGTAGGCTCACCAGCACGACTTGCCATCTCAGGAATCTCTGCAAACGTAGGTGACTTACGAGCTATTTCTTTCGGTGCCAATTGTTTAGCTTCTACCGTCTTTTTCCTTGGCATATTAAATCCTCCTAAAAGATTAGTTTTACTCAAGCCAATTTATAAAGCATCCGTTATACTTGAAACCTTTTACTTCGTTTGCGGTTTTAATCAAACCTTCTGCGAATGCAATCGCTTCATCCGGAGATAATGTTTTCCCCGGAAAGCATACTTTACTTCCGATTGGGGTGTCAATTCCGTCTCCACTCCTGCAAATTTCTATGCCATCTCCATAAGTCTTTCTTCTCTGTTTTAAGTCTTCTATGTTGTAATCAGAATACTTTACCTTGTCCATGCACACTTTCCTCTTAAATCTCAGCTTTTATCAGAATTTTTAAAACGGCATGATAATGGCGCACACATATCAATCTGTTCAAGCCTTACCAATTTTTCATTTCCTTTTACTTTGACAAAAACAATTGCTCCACAATCCAAAAATTTATTTACAGTATCAATAGCTCTTGCAAACTCCTTCGTATTATCTTCCATAACACATCCTCCTAAATCTTAACTTTTATCACATCAACTACGTTCTTTAATCAAACCATTAGCCGATGCCTCTGCTCTTAATTTTATGAGTTCTTTCTTTGTTTCAAAATTTTTCTCATATCTTTCCATAAAAGCCCGAACGTTCATGTTCTTCTGGTTATTCGGAAAGATAAATTCATCTAAAATACCATCTTTTGTTACCGTATAAATATCCTTTGATGTATACTGTTTTTTCAATTTCACCTCAAAGCCATGTTTTAATAGCCAAGAGATAGCTAGTTCCTCTTGTTTATTAAAGTCCCATTTTTTATTTTCAAGTCCTTGTAAATTCATAAGTCCACCTCATTCCATGCTTGCGCATTCTGTGATTATGCAAAGTTTAACAGCATAACCAGTTATCGTCAAGCTTTTTACAGCAATCTCATAAGAACCCGGATTTTACTCCGTCTCTGCCTTTCCACCAACTCCGGCGATAAACACCCGATGCTTTCCATTCTCGTCACGCTGCCAATCACCACCAAGCATCTCAGCAGTATTCAAGACTGTATGGTAAATCTCAACGGAATCCATTGCCTTTTCTTCATTTCCAAAATCATTGGTATGAATCCAACGCCAATTATTATCCAACCAGCTGACAACTTTCATAACACCAGCCCGCAGTTCTTTTGTTTTCTTACTATCCATTCCCATTTATCCTTTCAAAGAATTTAGGTTTTATTGTTTTCATAAAGTTTTAACATAATTTCTAGCGAAACAGAATCCAGACTACCATATTGAACCAAATTAAGCGCCATGTAAAAATTCCTTCGAATATTAAAGTCCACTACGTCCTTTATCTCACCGCCTTTTTGAGCGTGATACAAAATATTATTTAACTTAAACAGTTCCTGATAACTTAACTTGACAACGGCATCACCATCTCTCCCTTTTGGATTTTCATTTCCATTAAAACTCAGAATATTCATATTTACACCTCCAGTCAAATATCTAAATCTTTAAAATCAACCACTTCTGATTCACCATCATATTCAACATCTACATTCGATAAATATGTTTTGTACATCTTTTCACGACGTATAGCAGCTTCCATACTCGGATGTCGAATATCATAAAGCAACTGTTTAAGTGCTTCATCCGTCAAATTATACTCTTCTTGCAACATACTCATATCCACACCTCTTAATCAAAACGCAAACGGATTACTATTCACTGCCATTATCAACACCACATTCAAAGCAAATATCATAAACGCGGTCATTCTTTATCACCTCAATCTCTAAATTCAATATCGACAACAATATTTTCTGGCTCTGTCATGTACCTTCGTGCCAGCAGTTCTACCATGCGTTCCTTGTCCCCAAGATTGCTATTACGCAAAAGATACGAACAAACTTGCCTACCTCTATACAAGAACACAGCCCATGCATTTCTCCTCAATGGGTTTGTTGTGTTAATCATTCCATCGCTTCCTCCAGAGATGTGGTCACATCACCAAAGTCAAAATCCAGAGCACCAATCATATCCTCCAGAGCATCCACAGCATCAGACAAATTCGTGCAAGCATCATCTGCTTTATCATACCGCTCACCCCCCTGCAGATTTTCCGGCATGTTGTCACGATACTCTTCTTCTTCCCACTGGATGTTCTCGACGTCTGATTTTACACTTTCGACCTCCGATACAAGCTCTTCCAGCTTCTTACGGATGAAATCAAAGCGATCAATGGTCTGCTTAATAGCTTTTCTGCGATTATTATTCATTTTCAAATCCCCTTTCAATCTACAATACCAAGCTTGCAAATGTTTTTCGGATCAGTGATATAACCAAACGTCAACGTGTTTCGCAGATACCCCTTATACTCAAATCCACGATCACGAGCTGCCAGACGGCACACATCTCGAATCGCAGATTCTCTCGGCCAAGAGATGCCAGCCAGCTGATACTTCCACTGAAGATCTCTCAGCTTCTGCCACTCAATCACAGGCTTCTTTTCATTCTCAAAACATAAACCGTTCTGCACGGCATACTTCAAAGCATCACACCGCTTACTCTCTTCCGATGTACAAGTGCCCCATTCGTTTTCGAGACGGCGATATGCCCTATTGAACGGTGCTTGCTTTACCGCATCAATACCAAACGCTGCTCCAAGCAAACCCAAACCAAGTAACAACCCCATAATTCAAACCTCCATTCATGCTGTTTCCAGCTCTCTTTTAACCAGCGGACGACGTTTTGTTGCGTTTTTTAGCCAATCGTTTCCACTGGGAGCTTGTCTATCCACTCTTGTATTGCGACCACAACCAGTCGGACACACCCGGCGATAATCATCGGCAGTCTTGCAACCAAGAGATTCCGCTTCATCCAGAGCTTTTCGCACATAAGCCCATGTACTACCACCTAGATCAGAACACTTTCCAATCACGGCAAGCACAAGTTCATCGCCCATGCGCTCAACATATCCATCAAGAGCCTTCTTTCCTGTGGCACCGAGCTTCCCGATATTCTCTCGAAATACATCCTCGACAGATTTCGTCGTTGTCGTCTCTTCATAAGACGAAGACGATATCTTATCTTTTCTTTCTCTTTTTCTTTTTCTAGCTTGCTCTTGCTTGCGTTTGCTTCGTTTTGCTTACGCTTGCTTTCACCGCCAGCTTTTCCAGAAATGCGCTTACCTTCGATGTATTCGGCATCTTTAATTAAATCTCTCTTTACAGCAGGCCACACATACCGCTCATTTCCGTTGAGTTCAGGCTCCATTCCAGACGATTTATATTTCATCATCGCCAGTACTAGACGCCCCACCTCAGCAGCACTAAGGGGCTCAAAGTAGCTCTCATAAGTATCCCAGATTTTAATATAAGTATCAGCCATAACACACCTCAAGAGTTTTCATGGCAGTCCACGCCATAATCAATCCCAGAGTAGTATTCATCATCCACTTCTTCATCCAGACCAATATAGCGAAGCGTAATTGCCTGACTACTGTGATTTAGACTATGCTGCAACCACGCAAGAGCTTTTATGTCATTTGGACGAGATGCAATAAACTGATATCCGAAAGTTTTGCGGCAGCTATGAGAACCAAGCTGGACAGGAAGATTTAGCTCCTTACCAACTTGACGCATGATTCTACCAAAAGAATCCACATCAAGCGGATCGCCCATTTCTTTTGGATTTGCATCATACTTACGGAACACATCAGATTTACTTACGCTTGTTCCACCGTTTGTTCTCATGGAGTTCTTCCAACTGCCTTGCCGAGACGGGAAGAGCCAATCGTCATAAGACAATCCATCAATATTGATATAAGTTTGAATACACTTTAGTGCCGGGACCGGAACTTTAAGAATGCGATACTTATTTGTTTTCTTTTCCTTAACACGAAGTTTTGCGTTGAAATTCACCACAACCTTTCCATTCATATCTGTAGCTGCTACATCAGAAACCTTCAAACGAAGCAAATCACTTGCTCTGAATCCTGTGCAACATCCTACATTAAACAAACACCAGTTGCGGTACTGACGTTTAATCCAGAAATATTCTGAAATACGTTTAATATCTTCTTTGTCCTTAATCGGCTGAACCGTTCCATGATTCGCTTCCATCCGAGTCAGGTTATAATTCCTTTTGATTACTTTCTGGTGCCTTTCTTCTTTAGAAGAATCGTAGTCAGAAAAATCAAGAGCAACAGTATTTTCGATTTTCTTTTCGTTTTCAAGCGCACTCATCACATTCACCTCAAACTCCATACTTCAAACAATACTTACCGTAAGATAATCCTTCAGCATCTGCCATTCTTACAATCTCAACAAATGTTGGTTTATGTTTCTTTTTGTTCTTACATCGAATGGATGCCTCATTTCTTATTATCTTACGACATTTATCACAATAGAGCTTTCCACATTTAGGGCCATACCATGTAATGCCACAGCGATTACACGTTATGTTTCCATATACCATCATAATTCACACCTCAAACTTGTCAATTTTCCAATGATGTCGATAGTAATTTCCAGAGCTCCCACTAACAACGGACGCCTCACATGAATCACACCACGTTTCGTCCTGGTTCACACTATTTCCTTCCGAGTCCCGGCAATCCTTATAAAGCGAGAACATCTTTTCAGACAACTTCTCTTTATCTTTGTTAATGGTAATAATATTACCTTCCGCGTAGAAATCGCTAGAATCAATACATTCATGTAAAATATGAATCGTCATTTTTATGTACCTCAATTCTTTTCAAACAGATCGTTGCGAACTTTCGGAGTAAACTGACGAGTGTCAAGTTGCTCAATGGCAGTCTCAAGCCGACTATGACCCCAATCATTGTTGTTTCGATGACTCATCGCAATTTCAATTAGAAACTTTGCATCCTTGGCTTCTCTCCTCTTACGACGAGCCTTCTTTAATTCCGCCATAAGTTGATAACCTTGCGCTGCGTTCACTGTTTTGAACTCAATTGCGTGTTCAATATCAGCAATCTCATCACTAGCCGCAGTTAAATCACTGTAGACTTTGGCATATAAATCATCGAGGCTGGCCATGGTTTTGTCTGTGACCTCAAGATTTTTCTTCAACTCTATCAGCCATTCAGAATCTTTCATATGAAATGCGTATGTATTCGGCTTTGCAACCTGATTTGTTATATTCGGACTCTTATTTGCAGCTTCGATTTCATCCATTGATTTCGGTACATAGTGTCCATTCTTATACCCGGCGGGAAGCTTGTTGATTTCACAAATCGCCAGACCCTTAGATTCAAACTGTAATGCTAGGTTAATATCACAGGTGGCACAAATCCGACCCCCTTTCCGTTTCATAATATAATTATGACCGTTCGATATTACGTACATTTACTTGTTCTCCCGTTCTTTCATCAGCTGCTTTACAGCCTTTTTAAACAGTGCGAGATTCTTTTCGTTTTCGATAAACACCTTTGTTTTCGGACTTGGTGCTTTACCATGAGCCTTCTCGTAAGCAATAAACAAATTATTCATTTTCTTATAACCAATACACTCATAGATTAGGGTATAAGTGTGCTTGTATTGCGGCCTATCACCAAGGTTTTCCGCCAGAGGCATCATAATTGGGAAAAGAATCTTTGCCGTCTCACTCTGCTTCTTAGGCTTCTCATTAACAACTTCCTTGGCTTCCACCTCAACCACGGGAGCGTCGCTCACGTTTACTTCAGAAACAGCTTCGACAGCCTTTGGAGTCAGACGAAGTTCATTCTGATTCTGATGCAGACGTTCAATAGATGCCGCGTACATATCTGCGACAACAGCACCCATAACGGATTTCCAAGTGGAGTCCTCTTCGATAATATCAATCGTAGAGATTTTCCCGCTACGATTCGTTCTCTTAATATACTTTGCACGAGCATCTTCCAAAACGAAACCATAATTACGATTCAGATATTCATAGATTTTGTGAAGCGTTTCCTTATTTGTGTAACCTTTGGTATTTGCAATCACACCGATTTTACTATACAAGTCCTTACGCCAATCACTCATATCATCCTGAAAAACATTGCGAGGAGTATAGTTCTTAGCGCGAATCGCGTTATCCATCTGCTTGTCCTTAATCTGATGAACACACTGAGATACACTGCTAATTGCATTCAGTGCTTCATTGCTGGTGGCACGAGCTTCCTCAATCTGGTCACTAAGATCCTTCCTAGTAGAATCAAGTTCACTTTGAAGATTCTTCATACTATCAAACAGAGCATGAAGTCTTACATCAATGAACTCCTTACTCAGTGCAGCGTCCATCTGAGGAGTAGCCAGAACGGAATCACCACACATCAGAGATTCCATAATGTCCCAGCAGAAATCCATAAACGCATCCGCCTTCGGCTGACGAGACAAACGACAGATTTCCATAACACCACGCAAACTATATACGATATATTCACGTTCCTTCGTAATTCCTCCCTCAACATTCCTCAGTTTGAGGAAAGTTGAAAGAGGGTCAAGACGATCCGTATTCTTAACATGGATGTTTTGAATTGCCTTATTAGGATTATTGTATTCAAGCGCCGTACCAATTTGTTCACGGGTCATGTAATACTGATGATTGTTGTCCTCGTATACATTCATACTCAATGCGCCGAAGGGCTTAGAGGTTATTACAGTCATAGGATTATTAGTAGTCATTTTTGTTTACTCCCTCCGCTCACTCTTTAATCATAAGTTGTTCTTTAGTCCAGCGCATCATCCTGGTGCATTCATCCGTAGACGTATTTTCCCAGATAAAGACTCTGCCTTCGCCAGAGTCTTTATCAATTTCCGTACAAGACAAATCAATTTGAACGCCATCTTCTCTCTGAAGATAAATATAAATTCCTGGATAATCCTTATAATCTCCATCAGCTTCAGCAACCAGTTTTCCGATGGGCGTATCGATTGCGAATCGCTTTTCATTCATATTACTTCTCTCCTAAAAGAACTGTTTTATCAAATTTCTACGATTTTCCACCAATCGTATACGTCACAAGCATCAATACGAATATCACCTTTTAATCGCAAAACACTAAAATTCTGTTCACCGTTTTCATCTTCATAATATCTACAATAATGATTTACAAGAATATCGTCCACTTGTTTGTTCATTTCATTTTCCGCCTCAAGAATCGTATTGAAACCCTTTTTATAAACAACTTCTGGGAGAAATGAATTCTCACCTTTTGCAATATAAATATTGATAAGTGCAAACATTTTGTCCTCACAATCTATTCATCAAGCCGTCTCTTTTTCCATGTATTTCAAAGCGTTAGCGAGATATCTGAACTCCTTACTCTTGTGCATTCCATCAAACCACTGAGCAACATACCAGTTGCCAAGACAATCACAGCGACACTTCAATTTGCCAAACCTGAACTCCGGTCGTACCGTTGGCATCCTACTCAGCTTATTCCACAGGTTTAAAGCCTCTTCTCTATTCATTGGAAATGATATCCAAGGCTCATGCCCATCTGTAAATTCAAGCTTCAAAACCATATCATCACCTCAAAACTGATATTTCCAAAACAGCTTTGCATTGCCGGTAATGGTCTGCAAATAACAAATATACTCACTAAAGGAGCACACGCCCTTCATTTTCATCTTACGTGCTCCCACAGCTCGCGCAGCCACCTTCGGATCATAATCAACAGCGTCAATAAATGCACTGTCAATCATCTTCTGCTCAAACTCTTTAATCTTATTGACATCCATATCCATTACTCCTTACACAGATTCTCAATTTTACGGGTCACTTTAAATCCTTGCCAAGTCCAACTCATATCTTTATTACCGACCAATGCAACCATTCCTTCTGGGTCAAATGCAATCTGAAAATCCTGATAGTCAGAATAAGTTGCCATGCACTCCTCTGAATCTCTTTTTATGAAATCCTTTGCCGCCCGTTCACTCTTAAAAAACTCCGGCTCAAATGCTGCGCCGTCAGAACTGCATTCAATAACGCACCAAACCTCATCACACAGTTTCATTTTTAAATCTCCTTACTCAAAATCCCACCATGCGTTAATAGATGTATTCGGAACATAAACCTCAAGCATATGATGACCGTCACGAATCCATTCAGGTTCATAACCTTCGTCTCGCAGTTCTTTCATTAAACTCTCAAAATCATTATTAACAGACTCCACCGCATCTTCCATTGTTTTGTGCTCTACACGGTAAGGACCATTGCACATCGTATCGTCATAAATAACAACCACTGCTTTATTTTTCATATCTAAAACCTCAACAACAATCAGCTACAATTTTCTCAAGCATATTCATAAATTCATTAAAATTATTAAAGCTATCACGTTTAATTTCTGCCCCGAAAATAGAACAATAAAGAATCTTTGCGCCGCTATCAGGGGTATAATCAATGCCACAATTCTCATATGCTTGAATTAAATCAGACGGTTTGGCATTTACGACATATACATCACCAAATTCTTCTACGATTAGAGTGCACTCATACCATAATCTTGTTTTATAATATTTCATTTTCTAAAACCTCGATTTTATTTAATTTTAATATTTATTTTGTTAAATAAATGTTTAACAGATTCTTCAATTGCATCAATAGACCAAACATTAGGATTACATACACCAAGAATTTTATCGCCAGAAGCATTATCACGCGCATCACAAAAATGCCACCAGCTATTATCGCCAGCATCATATTCATAATAAACATCCACATCAATTTCAGGGTGACCATCTACATGATATCTAATCTGATCTTTATCATTAAATGTATCCGGTTTGTATCCACGTCCATTCCATCTACATGGATTCATCTTAGAAATAAAATCTCTTGCGATCTCTCGTGCCGTCATATTCATTCTCCTTATTCTGAAATTTCATCAATATTATGACGATAACAATATTCGACTTTCTTCATCATATAAACAGGATCAATACTACAAAGAATAGTGTCACATCGCAGTTCGCTCCAATGTGTATTCAAAGGAAGTTTTTCTTTGCGACGATATTTATTATTCTTTGTTTTGTTATGAATCATTTTATCACGGGACATCCCCATCCAAATATCAGGTTCCCATTTGTTTTGCCAGACACAAAGATAGTCTTTTCCAATATAAACATCGTAATATTTTTGATGTTCGTTTTCCCCGTATTTCCAGCTATATTTCAAATTACTCATATCTATTTCCATTCATATCATTATCTTATCTTCACTAAGCGTTTCGGTTTTCATACGTTGTATAGACAAGCTCTGTCGGCTTACTATAACACGTTTTCATCCAGTTAAGTTCTGCATCACGCAGCTCTTTTGTTGGATAGATTTCATGCCCTTTGTATGTATCGCCGTACATAAAATGCCTGACAGAATATTCAAGATGGTAATACATTATCGTTTTTCCAACTCCTCACACACTTTTACAATGATAGCCAAACCTGTACGCCGAAAATCTGCATTGTAAGGATTTTGTGCTTGAACATCTAAATGGTACAGCAATTTTTCCAAATCAGAGCTATATTCAACGCCTGCTGTTTTACAAAGGACCTCGGCCATCGCTTGAGTGTCATATTTCATAATAAAACTCTCCTTTTACACACTCACGTTCTCGTAAACCCAACCGACGCCTTTACTATGGAATTCATCCACCCAAAGGAACCAATCATCTTGTGTAAAGTTACCAACTGGGAAACCTCTCCAATTCTGATCAAGAACTAATTCTCCACGTTCATTTTCCGTCCATGCAATATCAGTATTCTCTCTCCAAAGACGTTCAACAAACTTATCACAGTCCTCTTTATTCCGACTCATTTTGTGCATCCACTGTGCATCCGAATATGAATTATCAATAGGTTCTGCAACAGCACACGGGCAATTCTTACATGATTTTTCAATACAAGAAAAACAAGGACCGTTATAATAGCTCATAATTTACACCTCACTAAAATCAACATTAGCTAATACTTCATTACCATATTCAACAAGCGCATTCCTAAACCAGTTTTCATTCTTTTTCCACCACTGCTCTGCTTGCTGCGGAGTCATTTCAATTCCATTGTCTTTTGCAATGCCAATAATATCATCGGTACACCAACGTGTTTCTGCAAACCAATACTGATTTACGTCATTATCCTTTTCCTGTTCGTCTTCAATATAGTTAGGGCAATAGTTGGTGTAGAAATCCACATCAAAAAGTGTGATAGTCATATCATTTCCGCTTAATTCACGTTCAACGTCAGCTACTTCTTCTCTGAGATACAGCTCAGACATAATACCGTCTTCATGTTCCTGAATCCATTTCTCTGTAATATTGAACTTTTTCGCCAGTTCATCAACCTCAAACACCCATGTGCCATAATTTGTATTCTTAGTGCCATACTCTACCATATAATCAGCAATCTGACGTTCCATCATGTTGTCATCCATCTTTATTTTCCTCCTAAAATTCAACGTTTATCAAAGTTATAAGTGACCGTCACAACCTTTTCTGCATCACCAATACGGCATCGATCTTCCCTCAATGCCTTTTCAAGACCATAGCTTACACTGTATGTGATACCGTTTTCAAACACGTCAGAACCGATAAATCCGAATGTTCTGTCAATCTCCTTCCATTCTCCGTGTTCTTCTCGATAAAGCGTATATCCATAGTTCTCACCGGAAAGATAATCGCTATAAGTCTTTACCTCATCACGCATGATTCGTTCTGCTTCATTTTTGGTACTATCAGAACCATCCGTAATAGCGGTCACAATCCAGCCAACATTACTATCGTCCCATGAACCTCTGAACTGTGTATCGCAATCCATGGACAAGCCAGAATGGTCATGCAGCCAAAGAGGAAGCCATGCAATATACTTATCAAGAAGAATCTGACAATCGCGAATCGAAAACTCACCAGTAACGTATGTAACAATCTCGTTATACTTCAAACCAACATACATCGGGTTTACCGAAACCTTTTCATTAAAAAGAGTTCCAATACCGCAGATGGCATATCTTTTTTCGTCGCTATAATTTTCATCAACAACGACACATGTATCTTCCAGCTTCATATTAAAAAGCGCATCAAGAACTTCATCATCATAACAATATTTGTAAACCAGGTTATTCCAAAACTCTTCCGGTGTTTTTGCATCAACCTTATCGCCCAGATTGTATCGAGAATGGAAACAGGCCATTACAGAATCGTGGTCATCCCACCAACGAGGATTATTATCCGCTTCATTATCGCGCTGGATATGCAAGCAATACAGATTATCGCCGTAAGTCCACTTTATTATTTCGTTGTCATAACAATACAGAGCAGTCATGTTTATTCTCCTTGAAGTTTATTCATACCAGTAAGTTTCTTTATCGTCTTCATCGATGTCATCATGATTTGCAGCTGAATAATCTACGCCATCAATAGTGACATATTCTTCGTCGAGTTCATTCACGGCATCTGCAGTAGATTCCGACACCTCGATATCAAAAATCTCTTTTGTTTCCGTATTCACCTTGCATTTCGTAGTGACTTCAAAGCCACCGTCCCAAACAGAAGTAAACATGGCATCTTTAATATTTTCAGGGTATTTCGTATCAACCACTTCGCAAATTGCAAAATCCCAGTTTCCATCGCCAAGCTCAAAATGAGCGTCCGTCACATAGGCACTGTCATTGTTGATTTCAAAATCAACTTCTGTTTCTCCGCCAGATTGACTCACGATTTGCTCAACACGTTTTCTCATCTCTGCTTGAGCCTCATCAAGAGTTTCAAAACAATCAGGTTCGAAAATTTTCCGTTCGTTAACAGCGATCAAAATATAGTTTTTCATATCTAAAATCTCCCTTTTATAAAATGATTCCGTAATTCTTCATTTTTTTGATTGTCTCAATAGACTTTTTAATTCCGGTTGCTTTGCCATAATACCATGTCATTCTCTCTTCATCGCCTTCTTTTTGTGCAGTGTAAGCAATATCTTGGCAATAAGAATATTCGTCCTTTAAGGCAATGATAATCTTTTTAACATCATTCATATTCATTCACCTCTTATGCACTAGCCTTTTCTTCAAAAGCGTCCCAATCAGACCAAATCTTATCGACCTCTCCGTTCTTAAAACCATTTTTATAATCGGTAAACTCAACATAATAGTTGCTTGTCCACTCATTCAGAGCGTGTTCGTAAATGGCTGCAACACCACGCTTTGTTTCAACAACAAAGCTATCGACCAAAACACCTTCAACATAAGCACCAGTATATTGTGCTTTATTCTGGTGCATCCAACGGTTAAGAGCACCTGCATTAAGATAAAACCGTGTCATAACTCATTCCACCTCCATAAGTCTATTAGCTAATTCTTCCAACATTTCTTTAATAGCATTAGCGTCGTCAATAAGTTTTCTGACACTAGAAGGACAATCGCCTTCACCACGATATCCCACCAACATCTTTGCGTGCTCATCAGCATCAAAATCACGGGCATACTCATAAACTGATTCAGGAAAATTTTCAACCTTCACACAAACGATTAAGTCCTCTCCTGCTGGAGAATAATTTTCAATTCCAACTCTGCCATTATTTGTGTAACCGCATACGCGCCAATCCAGCGATTCCAAAACATCAATATATTTAGGATGAATTTTCATAGTTTATTCTCCTTTACTCTGCAACTATCATAGCAAGAACTGGCTCACCGGAACCCTTCAATTGAAGTTCCAGAATATCGCCATCATCCACGACCTCACATTTGTTCAGATAATCCTGAAGGAAGAACATCTGACATTCTTGCCAAAAGATTTCTTTCGGATCTTCGTTCTCATCTACGAATACATTCTTATGATGGAACGATTCATTCCAAACCCAACCTTCACCATCAAAACAAGCGTGAACTTCCCTCAGATCCCACATAATCTTCACTCCTTAAAACTCCATTGTTTCTCAGTTCTTCTACAAGTTCTTCTTCGATGTTCTCTTTTTCATTCTCCGAAATATTAAGAGAATAAAAAGCACGAATCGAATTGTATAACGGCCTACACCTGTACATAACATCAAGATAATATCTATCACTTGTGTTGAACATCAAGGCATAACCTGTTCCATCTTCTTCGTGGTAATTATTTATTATTAAACCCCACATAATTCAAACTCCGTAATTCTTATTCAAATCTTCAAAAAGAAGGTCTCGAATTTTATTCATATGATCTTCGTCAATTTCATACGGCTTATAAATCATAATGCCGTAGTCCATAACAAGATACATAACCGAATATCCATACGAGTTTCCATCATCTTCTTTATATCTAAACTCTGCACAGCCAAATTTGTGATCTTCTGCATATTCGTTTGCAATTAAAACCCACATAATCAGTCCTCCCCAAAAATATGACGCTTGCTAAGGTCATCATAGATAATATCCTCAATTTTATTTTTGGTATTATCATCGAGCTCTCCGTAAGGAGCATCATCAAGATAATAGAAGTAAATTTCATTTCCAAGATTCTTGTACATGACACTTACATAAAACCCAGCTGAAATTCCATTCAGTAAAGCATATCCAATACCGTATACTTCTGAATAATTGTTACCCATTAAATCCCACATAGTTAATCCTTCCAAAAGTTGAGTTTCTTTTTGATTGTCATTTCAATTTCGTCTTTATCACCGTCAGATAGAATCTTATTATCGTACTCGGAATAGCAAAACATAATGCTACGGCCATTATATTTATACATAACCATTGCTGTTTTTAATTGTTTGTCACGAAAAAAGGTTGCGCACCCAATCCCATATTTTTTAGAATATTCATTTTCAACTAAATCCCACATTTTATTCAGTCTCCTTTGCGTCTTTTACCGTAGCATAATCAATATCAATTGGGTTTGGATTATCTGGTTCGATTTCACCGGCAATAAATCTATCTTTCGCAATTTTATAAGCATCATCTTTGTTGTCTGCTTCAACAAACGTTGTGTAAGTAACACTTGTTTCAATAGTAACGTAATAGCCGTTCATTTTACACACTCCCAACATTCTTAAATCCATAAAGGCTATAACCTTTATATTTGAAATACCGCATCGCTTTGTTAATCTGAGAAGAGCTTGCTGTCGAATGGCTTTTTAGGTATGTATTCTTATATTCACACAGCTTCTTATACTCATCACTTTCACGATGAGCTTTCAGTTTCTCACAATGGTCGTGGCAACCAGGATAACGCTCAGGTGCCACACAGTAACGGCAAGGATCAGTCAATTTCTGCCACCTCATCAATCCATTCTTTAATTTCCTTCCACGAATCAAAATACATCGGAAGACTACTCAAATTAGAACAAATACGAATATCACCATCAGAACTTTCAAGTTCATCAATCCAATATCCATTATGTTCCAACTTTTGTTTAATCTTTCCTACTCTATCAAGAGAGCTAAATACTTCTTCGATACAGTTGCTCCACGCATCGTTTTCAGGTACATCACAATCAAAATTTTCATTAAAGCACTCTGCTAATTCTTCTGCATACTCAATCGCTTCATCGTAGGAATAACCATATTTTTCTTCAATCAAATCAATATTAAGTTCAATCTGATTTTTTGCATCGCTGATACGATACTGAAATTCTCTATAACGGTATGCCGCCTCAATCTGTTCAGGCGTCATCTTCCAAGACTTTCCATTCCAGCTGGTCACAATAATCTTATTTTTGCTATTCATACTGCAATCTCCTTTTCTCTTGTAAACTTAATCACCAGCGCATTCACGTTAGCTGCTTCCATCGTTGACTGCTTTGCGTCTTCGTGATTGCCAGCTCTAAGAAACGAAACGCTCTGATCCATTAGCTTACGCCGATAGAAAGAAAGAGCTGCGAGAACGATATTCTTTTCAGTGTTGGTCATGTTCTTTTTCCTCCTGCTCACGTTCCTTGTGAAATTTTCGCACTTCTTCCCAAAAATCAAACGGATCAGAATTGTGATAAACAAGCTCCATGTATTCTTTTCTACTGTTAAAATGGTTTATGTTAGTATCCATTTTTATCACCTCAATCAAAACTGAATCACTTCATGCTTGACTTTCTCCAGCATCTCTTTCTCTTGTTCTTCAAGACGCTCAACTTCACACAAAACATCACGAATACCAAAGACAACCAAATCCCGGTCACGCTCACGTTCTGCTCTATGTGCTGGATTGTTTTTGCAAAATCCTTCGCACAAGTTGTTTTCTCTTGCAATCAAATTATCAATCGCATATTTTAAAATACGCTTATCTTTTTCGGTCATTTTTATCACTCCTGCTCCATCGTTACGCAAATCAAAGGATCATCTGGATATGCTTCTTCGTCAGAAAAACATACACCTTTTGACACTCCCCTGACCTGAAGTTCTTTCCAGTCTCCGAATTCAGTATTGGGATACATTCCAAAAATCAATTCGGTATTTTCGTCATAGCCAAACTCCTTCAACTTTTTAATAAATTCAGAAACAGTCATAAACAAAATCCTCCACAGTGCCATCAGGAAGCTAGTGAGTCCGCCAGTAATCCAAGCGTTCGGAAAGTTCTTCCTCCTCTAACCCATCATAATATTGATCTAAATATTTCTGTTCATAATCTCGAATTTCATTTTCAAGTTTTTGCTTTTCTTCTTCGAGTCTTTGTTTTTCTTCAAAGAAAGCATCTATTCCTTCTTCAATGGGGTCGTCCCTTAATATTTTCATTCTGTAGCCTCCCTAGTCATTGTAAAAGCATGATTTTAAGCCGTTTTGTAATTCGCACAGTTATTCAAAAACTGCAACACTTCATTTGGTGAAAGATACCCAGCAACATCATCCAAGGTGTCGTAGAGCTTATTTGTAACCCATTCGCCGCTTTCATTCCATGCGGCCACTTCTGCTGTATTAGAACTTGCTTCTTTTGAGAAAGAGAAGTCTTTGCTAAAATGATTATCGCAATAATTCCCAGCTCCCCACTGGACGCTTGCAGTAATACCATTTGCAAAAGTCATATTGAACCCTTTATTTAAGGTCGAATTAAACTTCTTCATGTCAAACACTCCTTTTAATATTTTTATGCTTTCGCATTCTGATAGCGGTTATGTCTGCCCTAGTACCGCTAATCACCTGCATCCACTACTTATACCACCCAGACTTGACTTCTTATGTAGTCCTCAATATCTGTTGGGTATCCATTGCGCTGGATGTACTGACACAGAACACGCTGAACATCTCTGTTATCTCCGTAATCCATTGCAATAGAAATATCCTCGCCGTTTGTCCCAACACCCAAACGTTCATATTTTCTGACCTCATTATAGAAATCATGTGCGCTGTAATGTCTGCCGTTCCTGCGGTCAAGAATTGAATCGATAATCATCAGCCAACCCACCCTTCTTCAGAAGCCATATATCCCTCGTCAATAAGGAATCTATGGAAGTCGTCGCTCAAAAGCTGATTACCATAATAGTTGGTAAATACTCTTGCGACATCTTCACCAGACATTTCACAGAGAACGTCCCAAATCTTTTCTTGAGTATCAGTCATTTTCTTTTCCCTCATAATATTGAAAAACACAGTTATACATCATGTTTCCTGTAATTTGGTCAACAAACCTTGTACAGTGTAAATTCATCGTGTATCCGTTTTCGTCGCACCATTCTGAAATAATTTTTGTGGTCAACGGCGTAACAAAAACATATAAATCACTTTGCCAGTGATGAATTTCTGCTTTCGGATATCCGGCATCCAAAAGCCGTTTAAGCAACGTCTTACGCATTTTCTTCCATCTCCTTTACAGTTTCGTCATCCCAATGGAAACCACGCTTTTCATAAAGCGGAATCCAATGCGCTTCGTAGAAGTCATATCCGCAGCCATCAATGCCAAAAACATACTCAAAATCTTCTTGCTCATAGATACGAAAACCACAGTCTGCCATTTCCTGAAGATGATTCTCAAGCCACCAATTGTCACAGCCGTCACTGAACTGCCACATCGTGCCCCACATCGGAAGACCATCATCACGAATGACTTCAAATTCGTCCGTACTCAGATGAATCTTCACGCTGGTGTCCTCGTCTGGAACGATGGTATAAATCATTTCCCCATCGTCATTCTTGCTATAGCCAACAATCTCACCTTCGCCGTTATAATCACCACCCCAAATCGAGACACGATTATTGATAGTCGGTGGTGTGATCTCCGTCATCTCCTCACCGACCTCATACATATTCAGTTTTTCCAGCTTTTCAATAACGCTCTGAGGAATCGCATTAAATTCCTGAACCCATGCGTATGCTGCGTCTTTCTTAGTTTTATACATAGCCATAGTTGGATCTCCTTTTCTTGCGTATCCTGTATTATATAGCTGAACGGTAAAAATAAAAGTCCTCTAACGGACTGCCTTTCTTAGCTACATAATACAGGATACCGATAGAAATGTCAAGCACTAAAATGTAGATTTTATTAACGCTACATTTTAGTACGTTGATACGTTTTATTTCTGCGAACATTTTGTGAACATACGGTCAAGCCATGCCAAACAGTTTTATTCCGGCAATACCCATGTCTGCCGGATACAGGTTTACAACACGATTGTCGTAAAACTCTGCAATCAAATTGCTGTTACAGATATCTGCGTAAGCATCATCCATGGACAGACCAGAAAAATCCACTGCGTTGTAGTCATCCACACCAGAGAATCCGTTCAACGCTTCCTGATAGAATGCCCTCGTCATTCTTGTTTTATTACCATCAGGAGTAACGACAAACAAATTCGTCAGGCCATTCTGACCAAAAACTGCAACATAGATACCGCCTGCGTTATCCTCGTAAACCTCAACAGTAGCACGCATTCATGCATTCTCCTTTCTTATCAATGACCCCAACGGCATACAACCACGCCGTTGATCCAGATGGAAATATTGGCACCCTGCCGATACCATTCGACAGCTTCACGATGAATGTTGGTGATAACACCGGTTTCATCGTTCATAAAATACTGACCTTTTTTCATCTTGTGTTCTCCTTTACACTCTCATGCACTCATCAAGATAAATTCGTTTACCGAAACACTTGACGTATGCTCTGCCAGACGGTGCATAGATGATTTTCAGATGGTGGTAACTATGATACTTCTCATCATCGCACAGCACACCAGACACACCGTAAATGTAATCATCAATGCCATACTGAACGTCACCATGAATCTGGAACCCACCGCACCGGCCATAACTGCTATCATAAGCGGTTACAGGATGGCTCTTGCAATACTCTCTTGCGGTCATATCAAGCTCTCCTTAAAACATATCTTTTATTCTGACGGCATTCCAAAGACTTCAATATAAGCTTTCTTGACTGCCGTTGTGATATGCGAATCATGTACGTTGTACTTATCGTACCACCCACAAATCGTACCAGAAGTGTACACATACCTGAGTAAATCCCATGCGATCCGGGTCAACAGGTCATTATACTTATGCTCTGCAATGACGCTCTTGACATATTTCTGCCAAGCGTCTGCGTTAGTCGTTTTCACATACTGAAAGCGATTAACAATATCAGGATAAACAGGACCAAGCTTCATCTTTGCCATATCCATTCTCCTTTACTCAAAGTTCTTACAAAGACCCAGACCGCCACATTCACGAGGTAAGCGCCTGAGTGCATCCCTATGAGGGCAATCTAGCCTTTCGCAATACTTGCAGTTTGCATTCTGCCGTTCCTGCTCTACAAAGAAATCCTTTGCACTTTTCATGTCACAAAAGTAATGACCCTGATCCCATGTGTAGGAATCCGGGTCAAAATGCCATGCAACAATGTAGGGCTGATAGTGATTCTTCTTGTAAAACAACGCCGTATAAGCATTGCCTACTTCAAGAATATCAATATCTTCTCTGTTCATCAGTTCAACCATCCCTTCCATTCTGCCACACCCACAGCAACAGCACCAATAACGAAAACCCACATCATGGGCGCAATACATCCGGCCTGATAAGCCGAATAGCCAAAGAGCATCAAGAGACTTTTCATTTCAATCTTCCTTTCTTATTCCATCCAGCTTTTCGCCGTACTGACATAATCAACACCAGCGTCTGCCAGGGCTTCCTGATAGATTTTCACAAGTTCTGTGTCACCAAACGTTATGGCAACATCAAGAGCTGATTCAATAGCAATAATTGCCATAATAAATCTCCTCTTTTATTGTGTGATGTGTTTTCATTTTGCATATTCTTCGTTTTATTTGTATAATTATGCAAAACAAGGCATAAAGAAAACGCCTTGCAATAAATTCACAAGACGTTGTTGCTGGAGTATGAAGTTCTTAGGAATTGTAGGTATAACCTTCAATCAGTTGCACAAGTACAGCTCTTTTCGTTGTTCCCTCTTGCTCAATTTTTGCGGAAAAATCCTCAAAAAGCTTTTTGGGAATTTTGATTGCAAGCTGACTATTCGTTTCCATTCGCTTTTGATATTCGGTTGCATAGTTACGATCTGCCATAGTTGCACCACCTTTTGATGCAATTATAGCAAACTTTTCACTCTTACGCAAGTTCTGACCACTTGAAACAGTTACTGACATGATTCACCTTGCCTTTCTACCAGAAGGTACAGGGAAAACAGGCTCAAGAGGACGCATATCACCACGGATTTTTCCAGCACCGCTGCCGTCCATGTACTCTGCAATCTTGCCATAGACCTTCTGAGGCCGTCTGTTCATCTCGATAGTTTCCCCATAGATCAAGCTAGAGGCATTATTGTACTCTTCCGGAAAGGAATCGTTGCGAGTGCGGAAAGCCTTAGTGTGTTTTGCTGCCTTCTTGCTCTTACGATTTGCACTAGCAGACCCAGTGCCAGCAAAACGTGCTGCATAACGTCCAGCCTTCTTGCGTTCTGATTTCACTGCCATATCAAAATGCACAGTCTCAGGATTTACGCCAACAGGTTCACTTCTGATAAAGTTAACGACAGTCTGATTATAAGACTTCTCCCACGGAACCAGGCCCTTACCAGAACGCCAAACCATGCCGATCTGATTCACTCTGACGACTGCGATAAAACGCAATCCCTCTGCGGTCTGACCATAGTATGCATTAGACGGCACAGAATGACCGTCAAACTTAATCTGACGGTCTGCATAGTTCTTGCACAGGAACTTTTGCATAGTATTCCCTTCTTTCGATTGATAGTGACGGCATTACTGCCGTGTTGGTAGTGGTTACGTCTTCCCTAGTACCACTAATCGCCTAGCATTTATGTAGAGCTCTTGCGTGTTCACGATGGTTATATGGTCCACTTACAGGGTCTCTTCTGCGCTGAAGTCGTTGGTGAAGTCCTTGCTCTGAAGGTCTGCCAGCTTAGTCTGAGCAGATTCCAGGCTCTTCTTGACGTCTGCCAGATCCTTTTCCATGCCCTGAACAGCCTTCATCTTCTTTTCCAGAGTTTTTGCGTTGGTATCTTTCTTGCTCTTGAGGGAGTCCAACTCCTTCTTAGCACTAGACAGCACTTCTTCTGCATTCTCAACACTCTTAGTAAGGCGCACAACCTTAGAGGACAGCTTGCGGACACTTGCACGGCGGTCACGCTCTGCCATAGAAAGCATAGCAACACCGCTTGCGTTAGCACTAAACCATGCTTCGACCCACTTTACAAATTTGGTCTGAGATTCTGCTTCCGTGTCATAGCCGTGGCCTGCGGTGGTAGCAGTGAATGCACGCACCTTGCCCACGCTCTGCTCAATGAACTGCTCAACAGTGAAGGTTGCAAAGACGTCATTGACTTTGAAGCTGTCGCCCATGATAGCGGTGGTAAGGCTTGCCAGATCGTTGAAGTAGAAGGTTTTAATCTTCTGAACAGAGTCCGCGTCTGCGGCATAACGTGCCAGCAAATCAGCATCCAGATAAACCGCACGGACGGCCTTACAATAGGTCTCGTACTGCTCTGCGGTGATACCCTTCAAGCAGTCTCTGCCCAGAGCCTTCTCAGAGGTGTTGACTTCCTTGCCACCCTTCTTGAACAGGGCAACGGCGGCACCGGTGGTGCGGTTCTTCTCTGCGGCTGCGGTAGCGTTGAAGTTGATAGCGGACAGAATGGTAGTAGTAGACATAGTATTTTCTCCTTTGTTGTGTTATAATGTGTGTACGGACTTCTTGCTATTATGAGCAAGCCAAGTGCTACAGACAAAAATCCAGGTTCTGCCTGTAGCCTATGGTTCGCCCACGATGGGCAAATATGTATGCTGTAAAGCATGGTTTACCCTCTGTCTGCCAAAACAGCCCTTCAACCATGCTTGCTATTATTTAATTGTCACGGAAAACCGTCTATTTCTGCTATTGTCTGCGACACGTCCAAACTTTTGAAGTCCAAACAAAAAGCGCCAAACTTTTGAAGTCCAGCGCCGTCAATTGCGTATCTTTGCAAAAATATTCTGTTTTCTCAACCATGCAAGGTTGCATTGTACCGCTCAAAAGTAACAAGCTGATGATTTACATTTGAAACGTTGCCTAAAACATAGGTTTTAGGATTCTTTCAAAACGGTTATATTGTTTTTATCCTTCCAGCGCATTCCGTCAATCTGAAATCAGTTCCGACCTGTTTTGCAAGGTGAACTACTTGAACAAGTACGGATTCCAACCGCCTTGCCCGCCGTGCCATTTGTTCAACCGTTCGACTGATTAAAGGGTTGATTTTGTGTGTACACGTTCAAACCGTCATACCCTTGTACCCGCCTATTAAGCGTGGTGTTTTGCATGAGCGCCGTTCTGTACTATTTGCTTTTGCACTTCCTTTCGTTCGAGGAACGACCGCTTACTATTTGACGATTTATCGGGGAACTTTCCCGCGCCGTCCGACCGCGCGTTGTTCGGGAACTTTCGTCTAGTCCGTTCCCGTGCCTATACTCTACCACGTCTAGTCCATGCCGTCAACCCGTCTAGTCCACTTGTAACCTTTTTGTAACCATTTTTCCAGCAATTACCAAAATAGCCTGATCTCTCGCGCGCGCGTACCTATTAGAGTCCCTGGTGTGCGCCTGGGCGTGTGTGTGCGCACGCGCACACGGGTACATTATAAAGGCAAATGGTAGAATTTGGCAGAATAGTTACAAGAAAGTAACAAGAATGAAATGGTTACAAAAGAGTTACAAAAAATATTCAATCGAACACAAAAACGCAACTAATTTGCATATTCAATTCCCGGCTGAAATAGTTAAAACTTTTTAGTTTTTGTTTTTACTTGTATCAGATAGCACAAACGCGCCAAAAACCATGCCTTGTCCTTGCCTGTTGAGTGCCGGAAAATGAGCATTTCCAGCACTCGCACCTATGGGGCATACTTTTCATTTTTTGGACGTTCCCGGCAGCAGGCCGAAACCCCAGTACATCTTTCTTATTCATCCTCAAGAAATAACGATTTATCGTAATATTTTACACATTATTTTATCTTCAATTCCCAATAATTCCATCAATATCTCTCCTATTGGCAGCCAACACTACTACTTTTTATCCTTCCCAATCTGTCAATAAATAATTTATTGACACCTTTCCAACCAATCCTACCACCCCCGGGATACACTTTCCCCTGACGAAAACACTCCAAAATACACCCCCTATAGCTTCTCCCACACATACCCACAAATTCATCAATTTCCATCAAAAATACCTAAAAATGGCTTAAAATCGCTATTTTTCAATCGGTAAACCATTCGGTAACTAGCTAGAATTTAACGTATTTGCGTTATATTTTGGCTAGTTTTTCTTTTTATTTGTACCTTTTTATCCTTATTTTGTTTCTTTTTGACCCAATAAAAGCCGAAAAAGCTAGGATTTATGCGGGTTTTTCCGATGTGTACCCGAAATGTACCGAAAATAACCATTCTTCGGAGCATAAAATACCTATTTGTACCCATCTGTACTCCCCTATCACCATAAATGGACTAATCTGGCATCTAAGCAGCACTCTCAGAGACTCTAAAGACCTACAAGGAGCATGATTGTAGCCTCTGGCAGCTTATACTGAACATACAGGGTATCTGGATGTCCTTCATAGAGAACAATACTCCCAGAAACATACCTTATTTTAATAGGCGCTAGAAATATCGGTATCCTGTGTTATGTAGCTATTGAATTTTTGGCAATCTCATGGTATAATGAGTGTAGATAGCTATACAACACAGGATACTGTTAAGGAGATGATATTGGGATGTTTGCGATGGATATTTATAGTAGTCTTCCAGACAGGGCGTGGAGAGGGATCTCGCGTCTGCGGACGCTCGTAGGTTTACTCAAATTGAATCTATGTCGCTTACGCGCCATAGCTTCAAGTCGAGTAAACTATTAAGAGATATTTTGTGATAGTTGTACTTGGACTGACGACTATGTATCTTCATACTTATATATAATACAGACTCGTCAATCCAACTAAATTGAGTAGGAGGTTACATGGACAAGAAAAAATACGAGATTACATCGGAGATAGCAGGTAAATTGAATGATGGTCAGATTTTTTCTAATTTTTTAGAACTATCTACTTATCTTAATGTGTTTGGCAAAAATGGAAAGCCACTAGATGGAACTAGCAAAAAACACTTCCTTGAAGAGTTAAATCGATTCGTTGAGTTTAAAAAGGAAGGAAAGCGTTTTATCATTGTAAAGATTCGTTCAGACAATGAGGTGCTTCCTCCTCTACCAACAAGAAATAAAGGAAAGTTTTCATTGCGTCTGCAGAACCAGATTGCTTACCACCTACTTAAAGAATGTGATGGAAGTGGTTGGATGGAGTTCTTTTGGACGCCAGCCGCAATACTACGAGCGTGTGGAATGACCAATAAGAATTTTTATCAATATCCAGAAGACCTACATGGTGAGGATACCTTTTGGGCTGAGATAGTTGGTACACCATTAGAAAATATTGCTCGTGAGCAAATGGATGAGTTCAGAGAGAATTTAGCAGCGGATGCTGAGACGTTTCAGCATTGTACGAAATCTACAATGGTTGGGTACATTGAGTCTGCACTTAAATCCATGGCAAAAAACAAAGAAATATTTTTTGAGGACTGCCCTGCCGTGTTTATAAACCATGACCCAGAAGAATACCATATTCCTTCTGAAGACCAAAAAGCCATTTATATGAAGATGTATACGAATGTGCTTCATGAGTTTTACACATCATCTGGACGAGTATGTCAGAGTGAACAAGACGTATTTTTGACCGGACGACTTCATGAGTTCTATGAAGAACTAGATAATAGATTCAAGGAAATTTTTACATACGACCTAGCACGACCAATGTATCATATTACGATTGAGCCGAACTCGTTGAAGCGATCTGCGGCACGGACGGAATATAAATTGCAACAGCAAAGTTTTCACGAGATGAATGATGCTATGTGTGAGAATATTCCAACGCTTTCTACCGTCAGAAGAGGTAGAGCGGTGTTGGAAGAAAATCCAGAATATTATAATGATGCTTCTCAACCACCGTTTCGCTTTGTGCATAGACAGTTAAGTGATGAGGTTCTTCAGCTCTTTATAGATGGAATGATTCGTGTTCCTGCGAATTCTGGAATTCCTCGTGCTGGATTTAAATGGTATGGCTCTTATAAAAGATAAGGAAGAAGGTTGAACGTAATGAATTTTGATAACCCCTACTGGATTGATTTAAAGGTAACGTATGAGTATTACCAAGCTGCTGGCCGCTTACCAGAATTCCACAAGAAGCATGTCTGTACAAAATGCCAATATGAGATCCCGTGTTTCACTACTTGTGATGAGGTGCGATGCAAATGTCAAGAGTTTAAGCCTAAGACTGTGCGGAAGGGTGACAAGTATTTACATATCAATGATTTCATGAACGATGTGGCTGCATTTGAGGCTGGCCGTACAAATTAGAATTAAATAAGAGTTTGTGTGGCTCTTATTTGAAATATAAATACATATTAAAAGAGAGAATACATATGAGTGAAAAGGATATTTGTGAAAAAGCTTCGGAGCTACTAAATCTTGAACTTTCAAAACTGCTTAGTGGAAAGTATTTTGTTAAGCAAATCGCAACAGAACTTGACCGTCGTTATAACGTTTACGATAAGTATGGTCATATTTTGATTGAGTCTCCTATTGTATTGTATTCTTGCACAATTAAAAATAATAAAACTGGCGATGTAAGTCATGTTGATGGAGAGCTCGCAAAACGAATTTATGATAAATATATTGATTGTATAAATTTGGTTAAAGAAGGAGATTAAGAAATGCGTATTCAGATTGGCAAGTACATTATAAAGAACTGCGATGAGCGGAATCTCATTATTATTGAGCAGCGGCCAGCTGGCAAGAATCCAAAGACTGGTGAGATGGGCACCGGCGTAAAGGAGGTTACGGTTGGCTATTACCCGAACCTTGAATGGGCTTTACATAAGATTAAGGATTTGAATATTTCCGAGAGTGAAGCTGATACTGTGGATGTCTTGCTGGCAGAACTTGAACAGATTGACGAGACAATTCGTTTGGTAGCTAAGGAGGTTAAGTGATGGATAAGTTTATTAACGCAACACACTTGATTCAGACATTGGAAGATACAAAGCCATTGATTGATAACAGTCCTGTTTCTGCTTTTCAGAAAACTGTATGCAAGATGACTTTGAATGGGGCAATTCAATACATGCAAGAAGAGATGGCCGCTGGCGGTGAGTTCCGTCGAGTGGTTCACGCCCACTGGATTGAACATTTTGAAGATTTTGGAGAAAGCTTCTTTGTTGAATGTTCGGCTTGTCATTCTAGCAAAAATGTCGATGAATCAAAGTTTTGTCCTGACTGCGGAGCTGTTATGGACGAGGAGGTTAAGTAATGCGTACTTACGAGGATGTTGATGCGGAAATTAAGTATTTAATTCGGGATATGAATTATGCCAGCCTGACTCGCCGGGAGTACGAGGCTGCTGACGATATGCTGGATGAACTCTATCAGGAGCGTGAACGACTTTGGCTCAAGGCTATGGAAGATGGCGAGAGCTGCTATCTATAAAAGTCTGCTTTTATATTTTCCCTTTAGCTATACATTACAGGATACATTTAAGAAGAATACGGAGGTGACTGCCGAATGGCAAAGCAGCAAACTTGCCAGAAGTTTGTTTTTAAGATCCATACGAAGCGTCTGGTTGAAGCAAAATGGGATTTAACCCTACCATTGGATGAAGCCAGACGAAACCACGAAATCATCTCGCTGGCTGATAGCACTGTTCTACGATGGATTGATGAGTTGAATGGTGTTACAGATGCAGAGGCTAAGGCACGGAGTATCAAGCGTAGAATCAAGATGCTGCGGAATGAACCCTCTTGCTTAGAGAACCGCCGGGAGATTCGGAGGTTGTATACTGAGCTTGATGCAGTTCAGTTCAAGCCGGATTATATGTGTCTGGTGGTTGACAAGAAGAATGATTACCGCCGGGCACGTTCTCATAAGGGGTTCAAAATCAATGGGATTACATATCGTCGTTTAGTTGGAACCACCGGTGGTGTTAAGAATAGTACGATTGTGTTTGTGAGCGACCGTCTTATTGATGAAATCCGCAAACGAATCGATAATGGCCGTAACAAGGGAATGGAGTTTATTCCGGCAAAGCTGGAAGCATATCGGGCACTCGCCTGCTCTGCATCCATTCCGGTCACTAATCCAGACGGTGTGCTGGTCGTAGACGATTGTTTCACTCATTTCAAAGACCATGTAATCGTTCTGGACGATGGAGCATCCGGTGAGCCTACGATGGTCGAGGATATGGAACATGAATGTGAATTATGCGCCAGCGATGGCTTTGGACTCATTAGCTATGACCTTGCTCAACAGTGGAGCGAAGATTTAAAGCTGCCATCCACAGCATCTGGTTTCTGCGTGCGAAATGCTTTCTGTAAGGGTATGTTATTTCCCTTCCCTTTCCGTGAGTTTGCTAAGAAGATTGCGAAAAAGAATATGGTGAAGGACGCTTGGGGCGATTACAAGGATATTAACCGTGTTCAAATGATACTAACCACATCCATGTTAAAACTCTGGGACAGCTATCATGATTGCGATGACTACTTTGAGAACTGTCGAGAAAACCATTACCACTTCTCTGTAACGAAAACCTGCGAGTTGGAACTCGATGAGGAACGCAATTTGAATTATCAATTCATTCAAAGCTATCAGCTTACGAACGATGAGATTAGAGAATTGGTCAAGCCGACTTTGGATGAGATCAAGGGTGTCATGGGCGGCGACTGGCGGCAAGCGCTTCTGTATCTGCGTGGTAGCGGTATGCGAGACGACGCAGGGTATGTCAACTCTCTTGAGAATGATTACATTAAGGCTCTCATGATTGAGCCAGACATGATTAACGACCCGTATGTTCAGAATCGGATTCGGTACTTTATTAAGAAACGAATTTCTCAGGCAAAAACAGGTGTGGTCAAAGTTAGAGGTAATTTCCAAGTAGCGAGCGGAGATCCATATGCGCTTTGCCAATCCATCTTTGGAATGGAAGTCACTGGACTGTTAAAGGCCGGTGAGGTTTACAGCCGTTTTTGGAATGATAGGGATGTTAAGCGAGTGGCTTGCTTTAGAGCTCCTATGTCCTGTCATAACAATATTGTTCTTCGGGATTTGAATTCTAATGATGATTGTAAAAACTGGTATCGCTATATGAAGACAGTCACAATTCTAAGTGCGTGGGACAACACTTGTGCTGCTTTGAATGGCGCAGATTTTGATGGCGATCTTATTTTTAGCACAGATAATGATGTGCTTGTTAGGAATAAAAGAAAAACGCCAACTCTTTTGTGTGTTCAGAAAAAGGGAGAAAAGAAGATTCCTACTGAGGATGATTTAGCAGAATCGAATGCTGCTGGATTTGGCAATGACGTTGGCTCGACAACAAACCACATTACCTCAATGGGTGATGTTCAAAGCCAGTTTGAGTCTGGAAGCCGAGAATACGAAGAATTGGATTATCGTATCATGTGTGGTCAGCTATATCAGCAGAATGTTTTGGACGCTGTGAAAGGGGTTAAATGTAAGCCAATGCCACGGTATTGGTATGATTTGAAAGCTTGTACTATTAAAGACGATGACAACCCGGACACAATCGAGGACAAGAAATTATGGGCGCGTATTTGTGCTCACCGCAAGCCGTACTTCATGAGCTACATTTACCCCGCTCAGATGCGAGATTACAAGAAGTATGTAGCCGCAGCACGTAAGCGTATCGAATGGGAGGGTTACGCTGGCTTGGATGAAATCATGCAGAAGGAAGTCAAGGATGAGTATGATGAGGTGGTTATTCAGTATTATCTCTACCGGATGCCTGTCGGCGTGAACTCATGCACGATGAATCGTCTTTGCTGGATTATTGAGGACGAGATGGAGAAACACATGGCCGAGCTTAAAATTCATCGTGCTTTTGATTATGACTTGCTGAAGTCTGGCGAAGCCTATAAGAATTCTCAGTATTACGGCATTCGCCCAGTCTTCAAAGATTACTTGAAATACGCCAGTGGCAATTCTGTTATCGATAACTCTGCTATGAAAAACAAGGAGACCGGCGCAGATCGCACTGAGAAACTGGTAATGTATAACGAGAGTATGCTCAGACACCTGCACGAGAAGTGCTCTGACGATAACGTGCTTTGTGACATTCTTTTTGATATGTGCAAGAAGAATTCGTCTAGTGTATCTATTGTATGGGCTCTCTTCCCTGATGTGATTATCAAGAGACTTCTGGAAAAGAACGAAAACAAGGTACATACTCTTGTAAAGCAGGATGACGGCGACATTGAATATTGCGGAGAGCATTATAAGGATGTGATTGTTAATATGAGTGAGAGCGAAAAGGAGGATGTCGATGGTAGTAGTGCTGAATGAGCGTGAATATGCAGAAGATTTACTAAGAGAAGATGTGACGTGGAGAACCGCCGGGCACGCTTTACATTATATTGCGAAACTGTATTTTTCTAAAGGATACCAGAAAGAACAGGTCAAAGAGAAGCTGGATGACTTTCTCCTCTCTCATATGGATGGATATAACAGGGTTCTTGACGAGGATTTGATTCAGCAAGCTATTGCCTCGTCTAAAGGAAAGCAGCTTGTTGAACTTGATGGTGTCATCATTACAAAGGCTGAAATCGAAAAGATCCAGGCTCTTGATGGAAAGCCAATGCAACGTTTGATGTTGACACTATTGTGTCTTGCAAAATATCATGTGGCTATAAATGAAAAAAACAGCTATTGGGTGACGGAAGATACACGAGATATCTTTAGAATGGCAAACGTCTCTGCGAATGTCAAGAAACAGAACGAGATGATTTGCGAGCTGCATAATCTTGGCTACGTTGGTTTTGCAAGTTTGAAGAAAATCGACAATCTGAACATTCATGTTTTGATTGCCGAGGAAGACTATCCGCAGGAACTTTTTGTGGACGATTTCGAGAATATTGGCCTTGAGTGGAACCAGTATTGTGGCAAGCCGTATATTAAGTGCGAATGTTGCGGGAAGAAAGTTGTACGAACTGGCAGAAGACAAAAATATTGTCGTAAATGCGCAAAAAGCATCAATATTGAAAAAACCGCACAAAATAGAAAAATGTTTGATTTATGCACGGCGTAAAATCGCAATATTTTAACGTAGATGCGTTATAAATTGGCGTTTACATAGAAAATCATTACGGAATAGTTGTGGTAGGAAAGAGAGCGTGGACGCATTCTCTCTTCCCTACCTATTTTATTTTGAAAGGGTGTTTTACCTAATGATTGAAATCACTAAGTCCGAAGCGAAGGCTGTACGAAAGGTCTTCCCTCATGCTTGCATTGCAAAGACCCGTCACAAGCGGTATCTGGAAGAGTCTGTTCGATATCTTGAGTTGCTTCCTTTTAATATTGCCGCTATCGAGATGCTGAAGCAGATGCAGCGTAACGCACGTTACTAATCTTTGAAAGAACGAGGTATAGACTATTGGACTTTGAAATTCAACTGCCAGAAGAGATCATTAACCTGATGAATGGTGGCGGTCTCCCCTCTCCTGAGATGATGAACTTCTATGTTGACGAGAAGGATCGCATCTTCTTTATTGACTTTGAGATTGACCAGTCCCTGATTGAAATTGAGCGTAAGATTCTGCAATACAATCGTATCGATAAGAATACCCCTGTTGAGCAGCGCAAGCCAATTAAGCTGTTTATTTACAGCTATGGTGGTGAGCTGGACGCTATGTTCAGTTTCATTGATGTTGTTGCACTGAGCAAGACCCCTGTGTGGACTATCAATGTTGGTATTTCCATGAGCGCAGCTCTTGTGATGCTTCTGTCTGGTCAGAAGCGCTTTACCCTGCCTCATGCTATGGCTCTGATTCACAGTGGCTCTGGCGGTGCTTCTGGTACTTTTGAACAGTCGAAAGAGGCCATGGCAAATTATGAAAAGCAGGTTCGAAAGATGCGTGAGTATATCATGGTTCATACGAGCATTGATAAGAAGACCATGACCAAGAATCAGGCAAAGGATTGGTATCTGGATGCTGATGAGCAGGTCAAGTACGGTATTGTCGATAAGATTGCTGACGATATTGATGAATTCAATTAAGGGAGAGTTGTAAATGGCTTCTGATAAGACTGAAATGCGTAAGAAGAAGGATATTCCGCAGAGTCTGGATGAGTATTCTAGTTTTTATGGTATGACGCTTGATGATGAACAAAAATACTATAGGGACATGCTGTGGAGTCCAGACGTTGATATTGTCTTTACAAACTCTGTAAGCGGAACTGGTAAAACTACTATCGCTGTAGGTGTTGCAAATCTGCTTGTCCAGTATGAACGATACAATGGAATCGTTTATATTGCATCCCCCACTCAGGAAGAGAAACAGGGTTATTTACCCGGTACTCAAGAGCAAAAGAGTGCTCCATACATGGAACCGCTCTTTGAGGCACTTGAGACGCTTGGTATCAACCCATCAAGAGTTGTCAAAAGCGAAGATGATCCAGAGAGTGAAAAGTATGGTGCCTATATTCAGGCGACTACTCATACATATATGCGCGGCATCAATTTTAAAAATAAAGTAATTTTAGTTGATGAGTGTCAAAATGTATATCGGGAGGACCTAAAGAAAATTCTTACACGGTGCCACGATAGTTGCAAGGTCGTATGTTTGGGTCATACTGGGCAGTGTGACCTATATAAAAATCCGCAGAACTCAGGATTTAAAATTTATCTTGAGCACTTCCGTGATAAGGAGCGTGCTGCTGTTTGCGAATTGAAGATCAATCACCGTGGATGGATTAGCACTTGGGCTGACATGCTTGAATTCTAAAATTAAAATATAAGGGAGAATAAAATTATGGTTGCTAAGAAGAGTGTTGTTTTTAAGAACGCTATTATTGATACTGCTGAGGGCACTATCACCGAGATTACCAAGGACGGTGAGAATGTCTTCAATCTGAAGGAAGCTCTGGCAAAGTGGGATGGTATTGAGGGTGTCACTATCAATATTTCCACTTCTGATGAGCTGCTGGGCGACCCGGCTTGATGCCAATGGGTTGCTATAATAAACGGCCAGAAGAAACGAGCGATGACTTCTTTGTAAGAATCGGGAATGCTGTTCTGGCTAGAGAGTTGACTTGGGATGGCGCGTCCAAGGTGCTCAATGATGAGTTGGGCAAGAATTTTGGCGAGTGCGCATATCGCAAGCGTTTTAAGGCATTCCGTGCGGGTATGCAGTATCAGGAGTCATTATCTAATAGAGATGTGGGAACCTGCATTCTGTCTATTTCCGACCTACATATTCCATTCCAGAAGCCCATTGACACTTTTAGTGAGTGCGCTGGTAAGATTGATATCCTTCAGGTAAACGGGGATCTTGTAGACTGCAGCTCCATTTCTCGCTTCCTAAAAGTATATCGTAAAAGTCCAATGGAGGAAATCCTGATTGCTCGTCAGTATATGATTGACCTGATTGAAATGCTTCAGCCCAAGAAGGTTGTTGTCAATTATGGCAATCATGACTTACGTTTTCAGAATTACCTTGCTAAGAATCTGGACACCGACCTACTTGAACTGATGCCGAAGACATCTTTGGAGCTTATTTTTGTTGATGGTTTCAACCATTATAACAAGGAACTTCATACAAAGGTCCATTATGACCCTTTGATTGAGGTGTTCAATGGCACTGGTATCGAGATTGTTTACAACGATACTTATTTCAGTCAGATTGGTGATACCGTCTTTGTGCATCCGCTGACTTATTCATCTGGGTTACTAAAGACTGCTGAGAAGGCATTCAGATACTTCCGTGATAACGGATTTAAGGATGTCAATGCAGTGGTTCTCGCTCATACTCACAAGTGCGGTCATTATGATATTGGTGATGGCGCTGTCGTTTACGAGCAGGGTTGTTGCTGTGAGTCTTCTAAAATGCAGTATGCCGAAGGCAAGTTAACTACTTCCCAGCGAGAGGGTTTTATTATTGTCTATCAGGACAAGGATGGAAAGTTGATTGAGAGTAAAACGCATATTGTGCGTTTGAATTAAAAGCGGTGACACCCTACCAATAAGTGGGTAATTAAAAAAGAAGTACGACCGCAAGGTCTGCTTTGGGACATCATTTGTTGTCTCCTTTTCTATGCCCGTAGGCTAGTGTCTACGGGTTATTTGCCAGGGTAGCATAAATGGATAATGCAGCTGACCTGTAATCAGCAGACTGTCGGATCGTACCCGACCTCTGGCATTGGTGTTCCGCCACCGTAAGTGCGGACCATTAAAGTTTAAAACAAGCGTTTTATCAACACGAGAACAATTCAACTAGCTCGGATGGATTGATGGATGCTTGTTTTATTATGGGTCAGTATATCCAGTGGCGAAGATAGCGGACTGTAACTCCGTGACATCAGAAACATCGTTGGTTCGACTCCAACCTGGCTCACCAAAGATTGTACGGCTATTCCCTACACCTTTTATATAAAGGTAGCTGTGCAGGAAAGTAGGGTTATTGTGCGGTCTTACTCAAGTGGTTGAAGAGAACGGTCCTGAAAACCGTTAGGTCGGTAACCCCGATGCCAGAGTTCGAATCTCTGAGACCGCGCCAGTCCTTCTTCAGGAGGACCTATATTATACCGGTCACCTACCACCGGCTAAAAGGTAGGATTTATTGTGTATTTGTAGCCAAGCTGGTAAGGCACTCGATTTAATCGAGGTATCGCAGAGTTTAAATCTCGCCGAATACACCAATTGTGCGCCTATAATTCAAAGGTAGAAGTCAGGTCTCTAAAACCTGTATGTGCTGTCTCGAAAGCAGCTGGGCGTGCCAAAAATGGTTTCCACTTCGCGGTTGGAGGCAAGTCCGAAGTCAGTCTATGATTAACCTGTAATGCGCATACGATTAAGAAATAGATGACACTTAGGCATTATATAACGCAGAGTGGAGCAGTCAGGTAGCTCGTCTGGTTCATACCCAGAAGGTCGGTGGTTCGAATCCACCCTCTGTACCCAGCATCTCCCCTTTTGCAAGCCTGCCGTTAGTTAAACTCCCTCTGGCGGCAGGCATATTTTGAAACTTGGCCTATTCGTAGGCAGGGCGCAAGCTCAAATATATGATAAAGACCTCGGCTCAATACGGTGTCAAAATGCTGAGGCCGAATTTTGAACAGAACCTATCAAGCCTCTCAACGATGCGTATCATGATAGGTCTTTTATAGAATGAAATCCACCCAGCCTCCCAGATTATTGGTGCTCATGAGGGTGGATCTTTTGTTTGCCGTAGAATGTGCGCACGTTCTACGGCTTTTATTTTGATATTTCCTACCGAAACGGTAGTTAGTAATGGTGAAACGAATATCGAGGTATGTTCTCGATGCGCCCTATTAGAAGGAGGTGTTTGTTTGCCTAGAAAAAAGAAAGTGGTTGACCCTTCTGTAATCTTAGAGGGAACCGAGAACAAGAAGACATTCAAATGCCTTCGATGTGGTAAGGAATATGACGTAGCAGTAAATCATTTCTATAAAATCACTTACAGCCCGCTTTAGAAGGCAAATGATTGCTATGCTCCGCTTTGTAAAGACTGTGTGAATGAAATGTTTGATGAGTATTCAAGAAAGTACGGAAATGACCGTACTGCGTGTATGTTGATGTGCCATATTCTTGATATTCCATTCTATAATTCTCTTTTTGATTCAATCAGTCAGAACAACGGATCGTTCAAGATGGGGCTTCTATTACGAATAATCGGTAACGCTCGTAACTACCAGTTCCAAACTTTTTCAAATACCCTCGTCAATGGTGAACTGAACAAAACTGAAATCGATGTCCGTGATGAGAAAGAACAGAAGTGGTCTAAACCTGAAATTCAAGCAAAGGATGATTGTATTTCTGTTATTGGATATGACCCATTCGAAGGTTATAACGAAAGTGATCGCCGATATTTGTTTAGTGAACTCATCAAGTATTTTGAAGATGGTATTGAAGACGATCCATTCAAACTATCACAGATTGTTCAGGTCGTGAACAATAACAACCAGATTCGACAAATTGACTTGCAGATTGCTCGGTTGAATCCGATGAACTCAGCGGAAGCTATTAAGAGTCTGAACGATATCAAGGTCAAGTTGGTTTCTAATAACGATAAGATTGCTAAGGAAAATGAGATTTCTGTCAAGAACCGTTCCAACAAGGATGCTGGACGTAATACGCTTACATTCTTGATGAAGGATATGCGTGAAAAGGATATTGCTGGTGCAGAAGCAAACTTCTACGACCAGTTACGGTCTCCGGGAACTCAATGGGCGGCAGATATGAGTTTTAAGGCCATTAAGGAAAACGCTTTCTTTGACGAGAATGACCAGCAGGAAATTTTCGATACACAAAGAGAATTGATTGATAAGTTCCAGAAAGAAAGTGATGACGCTAAGGAAAAATACAGGCTGTCTCTTATCGAGAATCAGCGGCTCAAGGAGCTGTTGGAAGATGCCGGTATTGACGCAAGCGTAAAAGATACGGATGGTGATGCCGTATGAGAATGAAACAAAGAACGCCTATTATTACAGCCGTAAAACGTAAGATTTATGAGTGTGATGCGGCAACGATTGCGTTCTATCGGCGTAATCCTGTTATTGCGGCCAGAGATTTATTGGGTATCCAACTATTTGACGCTCAGGCATATATGCTGGAACAAAGCTGGAATGCAAGTCATGTTCTTTGGGCATGTAGTCGAAACTTTGGTAAGTCTTTTGTAGGTTCTGTTTTCATTCTACTAAAGGCTATCCTATATGAGAATCAAGCTATTTACATCGTAAGTAGCGTTGGTGATCAGAGTAAGGAAACTTTTAATAAAATCGAAGAAATTGTCACTCGTGTTGGTAAAACAGCTGCGTCTATCCGTAGTCTGCAAGATATTGCAGAAAAAGAAACAAAAAAGTCTGCAACCAATAAGAGTGGCTTTAGTCATAATCCCGCCGGGTATGTTGTTGAGTTTTATAATGGTAGTTCCATTAACACGCTAAACTCCAACCCGGATTCCAATAGAAGTAAATTTTTTAATTACGTATTATTGTTCTAAATAAATCATTGATGAACGGGACAATAATCAAAGAGGTATTTTATGAAAAGATGGACAAAAGAAGAAGAGCTATATTTAAGAGACAACTATTATATTTTGTCTCCGCAAGAAATAGCAAATCATCTTGAACGCACAAGAAAAAGTGTTATATTTAAAGCTCACGAAATGGGCATAAGTAAAGACGAGAGATGGTCAGAAGAAGAAATTCAAAAATTAAAAGAAAACTATTCAACACATTCTTTTAAAGAACTTATGGAGATTCTTCCTGGACGAAATCGAAATGCGATACAGCTCAAGGCAAGTAAGCTTGGAATCACGGAAAGAAAAAATGTGTTTGATTTTAGATTTTTTGAAAATATTGACACCGAAGAAAAAGCTTATTGGCTTGGATTTTTCTATGCAGATGGTTTCGTTTTAGATAGTTCAAATTCTCATTCAAGGAATTATGAAGCTGGAATAAAACTTTATAAAGGAGATTACAAGCATTTAAAGAAGTTCAATAAATCCATTAACGGAAATCTTCAAGTAACGTTTGAAACCAGAACCTGTTCTTTTAATGGAAAGCCACAAGAATCGTGTAATATCCGATGTTACTCAAAAGAAATGGTTCATGATTTAGAGTCGCATGGATGTGTACAAAATAAAACATTCATTATCGAAGTCCCTGATATTGATGCTAATTTAATGCATCATTTTATCAGGGGCTTTTTTGATGGAGATGGTTGTATTTGTACGGATAGTGCTATTCGGAAAACCGTCGCAATCAATTTTTGTTCGGCAAGCCTAAAAATGCTTGAGCAAATGAGAACAATTCTATATAAAGAAGGAATTTCTTCATATATCACGGACGAAAAAGGTAGAAATACATACAGGCTATACATTCGTGGTATGCAGAATGCAGATAAAATGTGGAACTATATGTTTAGCGACGCAACTATTTATCTTGACAGAAAAGTAGAAAAGAAAAAACGCCTATACGAAGAATATGATTTAGCACAACGTTTGCTTCGCCGGTCAGAAATGGCCGGTTAATTTAAAAAGTGAGGAAGAAATCTGGAAGGCTGAGAAGCTAATCAGAGTGGAAGGCTATGCTTAAAAACATAGTCACACGCAGAGCATAGAGAGTGAACCTGTATCAGAATATAATCTCTCCACGAGTCCTCGCCCCTTAACAGGTAAAACTGAAGGTGAAAAGATATGCCGACCTTACGAAAATAATAATCGTAAGAAGTTTGGGATAAAAAGCCCAAACGATAACATATGAGACGTGCTACACTTGTGTTTTTTGACGAGGCTGCGTTTTGCTCTGACGAACTGATTGTTGTCTGTGAAGCTTTTGCCACTCAGAATACTGACTTCGTGACTGATACGGATGATTCTTATAATCCTGAAACTCAGCCTCGCAAGGTTCCTACTCAGCTTGTGTATGCTTCGAGTCAGGATACGATGGATAAACTATTCTATCGTTATTATAAAAACTTTGCAAAGCGTATGATTGCCGGTGACCGTGATTATTTTGTTTGCGACATGATTTGCGATGTTGCAATTCAGGTCTATATGAATGGTAAACCATACAAGGCTTTGTTGACAAGAGACAAAGTGGAAGCCGCTCTAAAGTCAAATAAAATGAAGGCGTTGCGTGAATATTATAATCGCCCAAGTCGTGATGGTGGCGTAAACCAGATTATCAAATGGGGTACAGTTCGTCGCAATGAGCGAAAGTATATCCCACAGCTTTATTGGGATAAGAACTATCAGTATATTCTTGCGTTTGATCCTGCCCGCACAATGGATAATTCTATTGTTGGTGTTATGCGTATTTATAACGATCCAGAAAACGGCATGTGTGGAGATATTATCAACTGTGTGAACATGGTTGATATTGCAAATGAGAAAAAATTCAAGCTCGATTCTAATCGTCAGCTTGAGCAGTTACATGAGTTGATTCTACATTACAATGGTCAAAATCCTGATTACGAGTACATTGATAGATTGATGATTGATCAAGGCGCTGGCGGCGGTGGTACTTCCACATATGCGGACGGTTTGCTTAATAATTGGACCGATAAAACAGGTGCGGAACATCGTGGTTTTATCGACGCAAATCATGAATTATATGAAGGATATGATGCCCGTTACCCAGATGCTGTTGACAAGCTACGTCTAATTAGTCCACGTAAATTCCGTACTGCCATGGTTGAGGAATTTATTGAGTTGATGAATCTTGGCGTCATTCATTTCCCTCTTGAATATAACGGAGGAGATTACGTTCAGGTAGTAGATGGTGTTGACAAATCAACTGGTCAAGAAATTTTGAAAACGCATGAACTCTCATTAGAGGAACAGACTGCGTGGGTTAATATCGACTTGATGAAGAACGAGATTACAAGCATTCAGAAAACGACAAACTCTGAAAACACGACCGTAACATATGCTTTGGCACCCGATGTTGCCAATAAAATTCACGATGATAGGTTCTATGTTGCTATTTTGCTTGCTCATCGTCTATACGAATTACGTCGTAAGGATAAAGTGCGCCAGTCTGCGGTGGAGACAATGACTGCTCCGCCGATTTGTATTTCTAACATTGACTTCTAAGCAGAGGAGGTGAAAATGTGGCAAGAAAGAAAAAGGAAGATTTTGATGTCGTGACCGCTTCACAGACAGATGATGGTACTGTTGTGCTTACATCTGTAAACGAGCTTTCAGATGAAAGAATGGACAATGTTATCCGCCATGCTATCGCATCCTATGATCCTGAAAATAAGCAATATAGTACATACCTGAAAATTTCAGCCTCCTCTGAGACACTGACGGTTGACCGAATTGATGAGCTCGCGCGAGGGTTACAGTCGAGCCTGACGAATGTGCAGACGGTCAATGGAATCATCCGTAATTACATCAATAAAGATGACCTAATTGGCATTACTTATGATGCGATTGAGGCGAATGTTAATACGGAGTTCAAATGCAGTTTCGCACAGTTCCCTGAACAGCGTAATAAAACTAAACAGGTAAACTATGCCCGTGAAGTGATTGATGATTTCAATACACAAATCAATGTGCGAAGCCTGTTGCGTACTGCCATTCCGATGACTTACGCCGAGGGCACTTACATTACATATCTGCGCCAGAAAGATGAGAATTATATTGTAGACTACTACCCTCTTGGTATTGCTGAAATCAGTGATTATTTGTCAAATGGACAGCCTGTTGTGCTTATCAATATGTCTAAATTGAAGTCCGCTTTGAGCAAATCCATGCTGAAGGACAAGAAGAATAAGGCACTATTCTTTGAAAATCAGGAGACTGAGATTCAAAACAACTATCCAGATGAGGTGTATCAAGCGTTTAAGAATGGTGACACCTATGCAAAATTGGATGTTGACCATTGTGGTGTGATTCGTATTGGCAATATGGGGCAGAAATATGGTGTCTCTCCCCTATTCCGCGCCTTACGTCCTGCATTGATGCTTGAGACTTTTGATACTTCAGACCGTGTAAATGCTAAGGCAAAGGCAAAGAAAATCATCTGGCAACAGCTTGATCCTGCATTGATGGGCCCAAATAACGATAAAAAGGGCTTCTCTGAACAGGTGACGGCACACGACAATTTGCTACGTGCATGGAAGCAAAATACCGTGCTTGTGACGACCGCTCCCTATGTTAAGGATATCAAGTATGTTGAACCAAAAGTTGAGATGACAAATATTGAGACTGTCAAACAGTATCGCAATCGAGAAATGGCTGCTTTGGGTATTAGTTTCTTGAATACCGATGGTCAACAGACTGTTTCAACTGCAAAGGTGTCTCTTGACCAGCTGATGAAAAATATCGGTAAGATTGCAGAACAGATTGAAGATGTATTAAAGCGATGGTATCGTATTCGCCTTGAAGATGCAGGTGTAGACCCGATGTACTGCCCTGATGTGAAGGTCTCTACTACCGAAATGATGGGTATGGAGATGAAGAAGGCGATTGCTCAGTTCCTGTTTACCACTTTGAACTGTTCTTACAAGACTGCTTACGAGTATATGGGGCTTCATGCTGAGGACGAACTACGCAAGCGTCAGGCTGAAACCGAGGAAGGTTATGACGATGTGTTTGTGGCTCGCCAGACATCTTATACATCGACCGGTAATTCCGGCGATGGTGGTGACAGTGATAAAAAGACAGGCCGTCCAAAGGGCGAGGAAACTGAAAAACAGATTTATGACCAGCAGAGAAATGAAGATAGTAAGTGAGGTGATAAACGATGAGTAAGGAGTATTTCTATAGTAGAAACATCTGTTGCTCTGAGATTACGGAGCATCCAGACCACTATCTTGCCAAGTTTGTCATCTGTGATTTCTCAGTAAATGGGAATCAGGTTGCTTTGAACCGTGAAACCATTGAAAGATGGATGAGTACACTGGTTGGCAACCCGCTTGTTGGTAAGTTGGTCGTAGCTCCAAAGGGTGAACTGGATTTTTCTGGTCACAATATGAAAGTCGTCACCAGAAAAGACGCTGACGGCAATGAATACAAGACTGCCGAATTTGACACTGATGCGTTCGGTAGCTTTCAATCGGTCGGTATCGAGAAAATTGACGATACCGACTTTATTGTTGCATCTTGTAAAATCTGGAAGCGATATCCAAAAGCTTGTGCGACGATTTTGCGCCGTATTGAGAGTGGCACATTGAATACAAGTTGGGAAATCGATGTGCTGAAAGCTCATAAGGGAATCGTGGGTGGCCGCATGGCAAAAATTATTGACGATGGCGTGTTTACTGCACATTGTCTGCTTGGTGCAAATGTTGAACCGGCATATAAGTGTTCTAAACTGCTTGAAGTCGCTGAAACCGATTTTGGTCTTGAGCTGGCAAATGCCTACATTGAGGACACAAAAGAGATTTCAAATATAGAATCTAATGAAAAGGAGGCAAAAAATTTGAAACTGAATAAGGACAAGGAGACTCAGACCGCACAGGTTGAGAATCCAACCGAGACTGAGCAGGCAGAGCAGACCGCTACTGAGTCTACCACAGAGCCCACCACTCCGGCAGAGCCTGATGTTCAGACTTCTGAGGAAGGCGGTGAAACCCCTCCCCCGACTGAGCCTGAAACCAGCACCGAGCCTGCTGGTGAGCCAGAGCCGGAGTCTACCACTGAGACTTCCAGTTTGACCGGTCGTGACCTGTATATGAAGCTTGAAGATGCAGTGTCAAAGATTAGCTCTGATTACTACATGACCGATATGTTCCCTGAAGATCACACTATCTGGTGCAAGAAGTGGGGCTACATGAACGAGCTGGATTACATTATGTTCCCTTATACTGTTGAGGGTGATGAAGTTTCTCTGGGTGAGCCGCAGAATATTACTCTGACTGTTTCTGTTTCTCAGGTCAACACCAAGATTGATGAGCTGAACAAGACTGTCGCAAGCCTGAATACAGAGTTGCAGTCTGCTAAGGATGAGATTGCGGAGCTGACTCCGTACAAGGAACAGGCGGAGAAGGCAGCTGCAGAAAAGGCGGAGGCCGAGCTTGCACAGAAAAAGGAAAATCTGCGCCAGTATGCTATTTCCAGCAAGATGATTACTGAGGCTGAACTGACCGGTGAGGGCGAGTTTGCAAGTATGATTGAGAATCTGGATGAGGCTGGTATCAATGGTGTGATTGCTTCTCGCTGTGTTGAAGCAGCGAAGAAGGCTCCTGCTGAAAAGAAGATTGAGACTTCTGAGGTACATAAGTCTGAGAGTATCAAGCTGAATTTGAATGAAACCAAGTATAACACCACTAACGCTAACAAGCGTGACGCATGGCGGGAATATTTGGGCAAGTAATAACATTTGAGAGAAAGGAAAAATATTATGATTCGTGAACTGATGGTGAACGGCGCGAAGAATATTCCCGCTAACTATGCCGCAAAGGTCGCTATGGTCACCGGTATGGGTGTTCAGGTTGACCACAAGGCTGGTCAGGTTAAGTTCCCTGATGCAGCTACCGCTGAGGGCATCGAGATGGTTGCCCATGAGTTTATCCCGGAGGGCATCTATGCAAGCCAGACTAATTTTGATGACTATGATAAGATGGTCACCGAGATTGAGGCAGGTGTGCTGGTGAAGCGCGTTCCTCTGTATGCTGGTGAGCTGTACGGCACAGACCAGTATAAGGCAGATGATGCACAGGATGCTAATGTCGGCAAGCTGCTGGAGGTCAACACTGACGGTAAATGGCAGGTTGCTACTACTGGTACTTCTCGTTTTGAGTTTGCTGGTGTGATGGACGACAACGGCCACAAGCTGATTATGATCAGTGTGCTGCCCGAGGCAAAGACTGTTGCTTGATTGAGAGAAAAAAACTTGAATACGATACGTGAAATTTAAGGCTATCGTCTTTTGGCGGTAGCTCTTTTATTTTGCGCGAAGAGAAAGGAAATGAATTATGGCACTGAATATTGAAGTGGCCGAGCTGATGAAGCAGCCCGGTCGTGTTTATAGTGTTGCTGAGAAGACTCAGTACAATAAGACCATGGATGCCGAGGACAAGGAAATTGCCGAGATTGTTGGCGCTCATGTCAATGAGCTGATTGATAAGGGTGACCCCAACAAGGAGATTGCTCAGTTTATCAATCGTACTGTGACTGATGAGCTGTACAATGCTCCCGACGAGTTGCTGGATGCAATGTTTGAGCGTGGAACTATCGGTGAGTTTGATGATTATCAGGCAGAACGTACAGTGAAGAACACGCTGAAGGCTTATGACGCAGCTAAGGGCGGCAATGTGCCGAAGTCTTATCTGCACTATGAGACCATCAAGCCCGTTTGGCGCAATAAGCAGATTGAAAGTGATCTGAGCTTCGTAGATGTTCGCCGAAACGGGTTCAAGAGTGTTGCTACTCTGACCACTTTCATGACTGAGGCTCTGAAGAATCAGATGTTCTACGATGTGTTCAGCATGGTTGATGATGCTATCACTGGTGGCGAGCAGAAGATTGATGTTCAGGGTAAGGAGCCCACCATGGAGGCCATGGATGCTCTAGCTCTGTATCTGAACGAACACGCAGATGGCGAGAACCCGTTCACTGTAAGCCTGATGAAGTATTGCGCAAAGATGCGTCGTATGACCGGTTACGCTCAGTATCTTTCTGACGCTGCAAAGGATGAGTTCAACCGTTATGGTCTGGTTAAGACTTATGATGGCGTTGCTATTACTGGCATCAGCTCTGCCAAGAAGCTGGGTGATGGTTCTATGCTTCTGCCCGATAAAAAGGTTTATGGACTGGCGGGACGCATCGGTCGCCTTGACATGAAGGGCGAGACTCATACCTACGAGGACTACGATAACAACAACGAAAAGATTCATCTGATGGTCAAGGACTTTACCTTTGGCTACAGCATCGATCACATCGAGCGCGTTGCTAAGATTGTCATGGCTCAGTGATAATTTCCTGATTTTTACAAAGGCAAACTTATGCGGGGGCTTCGTGGTCTCCGCATTTTATAGAAAAGGAGATAAATATGGGTTCCGTGATGGAGAAAAAGTTCATTGATGTTTTGAACTGTGATGATAACGTGGTTACCGTTTCGTCACTGAACAATAAGGGCTATACTTTTGAACCTGGAAATGTGAATGAGCCTTGTGTGATTCCCGTTCCGCCAGAAGAAATTCAGTATATGAATAGTGTTTGTAACGCTTTCAAGAATGGTGTTCTGCGATTCCGCCCTGAAGAGCAGGAAGAAATCTTTAATGCGCTTGGTATTAAAGGAGACAGTGTTCTGTTTATTGAGGATATTGATGATGCAATCATAAATCCTACTGTCGAGAACCTTCAGCGGATGATTGACATTAAGGATGGTGCTCAGTTTGAGCGTATTCGCGGCCGCTTCTATTATCTGACGAATGCCGGTGAAGACCTGTCTACCAAGGTCAAGCGCCTGATTGACGAGCGTTATAAGGAGCTTCGTGCTGGCAAGCGTAACAGTGAGCTGTCTGTTGTGCCTGCAGCCAAGTCTGCCCCTGCTGATGTTCAGGCAGAGCTTGAGGCCGCAAAGAGCCAGCTTGCTGAAATACAGAAGCAGATGCAGGCAGCACTGGCACAGATGCAGGCTATGATGGCTGGTGTACAGCCTGTGGCACAGGACACTCCTGTTGAGAAGACTACTAAGCGTAGCCGTAAGAAGGCTGATGGAGAAAAGGCGGAGGTCGTTCCCGCCGAGTAAGATTGGAGGGATAATGTGACCGCATTTTCACAGGTATACGACAAGTTCTACGAGCTGGTTGAAACTGATAGTAATTTCTTTCAGTATTTTGACCTAAACGAGAACGAGGTAAGAGATCTTGTACATGACCGTGCAAAGAGTTATTTGATGGAGTCACTTTCTGTGATTACCAGAAACATTGAACCGGAAGAGGATTTCAGTTTCGATGATTACGATTCAGAACTAGAAGAGTTTAATTCAGATCTCACATTCGATGAGATTGATATGTTAGCGCATTTGATGTTGGAGCAACATTTTAAGCGTGAGTTTGGAAAGTTGAAAGCATTTAGCGCACAAGACCTTCCTACGAGTTTACAGGTATTCTCCCCTGCCAATGAGCGCACGAGTATTCGTGCTCTTGTGAAAGATATTCACGAGGAGAATATGACGATGCTGGACAACTATATGGCAAAAGACCGCTCAACTCGTAAGCGTAAGACCATCGACTATGATACATACGCTTCCTACTCTGAGTAAGGAGGTGTACCAATGGACTTTTATACAAGGGCACGAGCTGTTGGCGGTGCCGCAAAAATGTCTAACAAAAAGGATGTCAAAATTGCTTTTGCAAAACGTGACTTCGCTGCACACTTCAAGGATAGTGTTGATTATGAGGATAATACTCTTGTGAATGGTTTACCTCAGAAGCTGGTTGTTAGTCGTAGTAATAGTATTGCTAAGGAAAAGAAAATCTAGGCTTATCCTGGCGATTCTTTGAATCTTGGTGATATTGTTGACTGTTACAACTGTAAATGGCTGGTAACTGAGATTGAACCAAACGATGAAATTTTTCTTCGTGGGAAAATGGAGCTGTGTAACCGCCAGATTCAATGGCAAAATCCGATTACTGGTGAGATAGTATCTCGTTGGGCAACACTGAGTAAGCCTTATTACGCAAATAATAAGGAACTTGTTGTGACTTCACTGAGTCAACGTGAGTATAAAGTGCAGATGCCTTTTGATGACGAGACTGCGCTGATTGACCTTGATAAGCGCTTTATGCTGGAAATTATCAATGGAGAGCCGAAAACATATGTTACGACTTCTGTTGACCAGAGCACAGAACGCTATGAGCTGCACGGTAAGACACAGGGATTTCTTGTGTTAAATATTCGGCAAGATCAGTACAACAGCAAGACGGACAATGCCGAGAAGATGATTTGTGACTACTTTGAACCAAACAAGAGTAATGAGCCTGATACTGACTCTCAGGTGACTGCTGCTATTAAGTACGCAGGCAAGCCGGAAGTTCGTGTTGGTGGTTCTTGGAAGAAATTCACTCCTGTATTTACAAGCATCACTGGCGAAGAGGTTGCGGAGACTCCTGTGTGGAGCACAAAATGTCTTAATGAATTCAATGAATTTGTTGAGGTGCAGGCTGCTGACGATGGTACTTTTAAAATTCGTATTTTGAATAATAGTATTATGGATGGCGCGACTGTAAAAATTTCTCTGACAAATGCTGATGGTACGGTAAGTACATTCATCGAGTGCAAGGTGGTGAATCTACTGTGACAACGAGTGAGTTGATTACGGACTATAAAAACAAATTAGCTTTGAAGTTGGTCAATACGGAAGGGCTTGTTGAGGCGATGGGCAATGATGATATCGAAGAGCCAGATGAGGCAATTTATACTTATATCTTCCCCTATTTTCATATCCCTGACACGATTGAAGCAGCACATAGCTATATTTGTTTCAAGGTAAACATGACCGACCGCAGTAACATCAATGATTGGTACGAGAACTTCACCCTGACCGTATGGGTTATTGTAAATCAGGCATTGATGAAGATGCCTTCTGGTTATGGTGGTGCAACACGAGTTGATTATCTGAGTGGCATTGTTGAGAAGCAACTGCACGGTAGTACAATTTTTGGTATTAAACAGCTCAAAATCACGTCAAACGTCGAAGATAACATGGATTTACATCATCGAGTTCGCATTATGACATTCAAGACTCAGGACTTAGATGACCTAGTGGGGTGCAACTAATGGAACTTCGAGAGATGTACGAGCCGAGTTTGATGATGGGCGAAGACTTCCCTATCAATGACAAGATTATGGTTCGGATGCCAACTGTTGGCGAAATTATCCGCTTTGGCGAAAAGAAATATTTCTCGTTGGTGTATTTGTTTTGTTCTACTTCGAGTGATTATAAAGTGCAACTTGATTCTATTGGTGTGGACTAGCAGGATTTATCGGACTTCGATATGTTCCGTCAGCTTTTTATTGGAAATAAAGACCAAGATATGTCGATTCTTCTCGGAGACTTAGATACTAAAAATTTTGTGATGGCAAAAGACAACAAGACTGAAGAAATTGTTCTTGTGAACAAAAAGACTGGTGTTGTGATTGACCGACTTGCTTATGATTTAATGTCTGAGTATCTATGCGCAGCAAATGGCGTTGAGAAGCATTCAGAAAGAGCTGCAAACAAAGCAACGAGACAGGCACTTATTGAAGAAGCGAAAGATAAAATGGAGCTTCAAAAAAACAAGCCATACGAATCGCACTTAGCTGAACTTGTACTTTCGATGGCTTGTGTGCAGGGCTTTAAGGCTGATTATTTTCAAGCCATGAAGTATCCAGTGAGTGTCTTTATGAACCATGTAAGAAAGGTTCAGCAAATTAAGAATTACGACAATACGATGCATGGCGTTTATGCTGGCACCGTGGAATTTGGAAGGATTCCAAAATCACAACTGGATTGGACGAGCAAGGCGAAGTAAATCGCCCTGCTCTTTTATTTTATCCAAATAAATTGAAAGGAAACATGATTATGAATTTTGATGAACTGATTATTGATCGGCCTCTCCGAGCTCATAAGTATAACTTTGATGGTAAGCGCATTTGGACAATGAGCAATCTGAAGGATCTGAAACTGACTCTGGGTGGCGAGACTGTTTATGCTCAGGACGAGCTGGGCACCAACATTATGGGCTTTGACCGTTCTAAGACTGCATCCGCCGAGTGGTCTAATGCTCTGGTGCATCTGGGTACTATGGCTGACCAGATGGGTACTGAGAAGCAGATTGCTTCTGGTACTGTAAAGCAGAAGTTTACCCGCGTGTTCTTCTTGACTACAGCTGATGGCAAGAAGCTGACTCTGCCTCATGCTCCTGTGGACATCACTACTGGTGTTCCCTTCAAGTACATTGATAAGGTTGATAACCGCAATGTTACCCTGGAAACTTACGAGCTGGGTGCAGAGACTGCTACTAATTTCTCTGTGACTGGCACTGAGGTCACTCTGCCTACTGACAAGTGCAAGGCTGGTGATAAGTTTGCTGTTAAGATGACTTACGAGTCTGAGTCTGGTATGGCTATTGACAACAGCGCAAATAAGTTCTCTGAGGAGGGTGTATTTGTCATTGAGGCTCTGTGCTACAATCCCTGTGATAAGGCAACTAAGATCCTGACCAACATCATCTTCCCTTCTGCCAAGGAGGACGCAGCTGTTGAGATCGACTTCAACCATGAGACTACTCATCCTGTGACTATCAATGCAACTCAGGAGTATTGCTCTGAGGATAAGAAGCTGGTTCGCATCGAGGTTGTGGAGGAGTAATAGCTATGGCTGAATCATGGTGTCGTGTATGTGGCAAGATGTACAATGCTTGCCCGCATTGTGATCCATCTAAGTCATGGCGTGTTATCTGTGATACTGAGCCTCACTTTCAGGTGTGGGTGAATACATACGAGTTCCAGATTGGAGTTCGTCCCAAGGAGGAAGCTAAGGCTTGCCTGAACAACCTCTTAAAGTATAAGCGTATCACGCTGGATGAGGTGGAAACTTTCATTCCAGCAGTTCGTGATACATTCCATAAGATTATGGATATGCCTGTAGAGGCTGAAGTCAAATCATCTAGTGATGTAAAAGATGAAACGCCCGTGAAGCCGGTAGTTAAGAAAACATCAAATCGTAAGGGGCGGGCATAACCGCCCCTTCGTTTTTCGTGGTGGTTTTATGGAGAAAAAGAACAGAACAAAGTTTAATGTGAGCAAAAATCCAGCAGATAGAACCTATGATGGTGTGGTTTATGATAGCCGTGCCGAGATGATGTTCTATCGGGATATTGTATTACCTGGGCTGGAAAATGGTGAAGTCGTAGAGTGCCGTAAACAGGTTCCTTTTGTATTACAGGAAGCGTTCCGCCGGGTCGATAAGGACGGCAAAGATGTAGCTGTAAGAAAAATCGATTATGTGGCAGACTATGAGCTTACATACAGTGATGGCAGTAAACAGGTAATTGATACGAAGGGTTTTGCTGACAGTGTTGCGCTGATGAAGCGCAAGATGTTCTGGTTCCATTATCCTGACGTAGACTACCGCTGGATCACGTACTCCAAAATTGATGGAGGCTGGGTCGATTACGACGACCTAAAAAAAGCTCGAAAAGAGCGAAAGAAATTAAAGCAAGCACAGATGAAAGGGAGATAAAATGAAGGTTTTAAATTTTCAGGAGCGAATCGACTTCGTGAAAGAGGTCATTGAGATGTGTACTGTTCAGGACGATTATCAGCCTGCGCTGTTTGATGTGGCATTTCGGCTGACCTGTTTGAAGTATTTTGTTGGTTATAATTATCGCAATGAGCCGCAGACTGAGTGGCTGCGCATTGCTTATGAGTCTTTTAATCTGAAGATTGAAGCTGCAGGTTGCGATACCGCGGTGTTCTGGGATCAGTATGATTCTCTGGAGAAGGCAGTGCAGGAGCGTGCGCAGCGTTCTCACGATGAGTATCTGGCTCTGGCAATTTGCAACAAGCGCGATGCGTTTGCCGAGTTTATTGATCACCTGAAGGATTATCTGGATGAGGTAAAGAAGAGCCTTAGAGACTTTGATGTAAATCAGGCTTCTCAGGTTATGTCTGTCCTGCTGGACAATAAGCAGGAAATCTCTGCTGTGCTGGCAAAAGATAAAAAGGAATAAACACTTTTAGAGGTGGGTTGGAGGGAATTTTAATATGGCTACAAGAAGTAAACCGCTGAAGTTATGGGATGCTGAGAAGTTCAAGAACGTAAACCCAGTATCTTTGAAATACTGGGATAGATATGAGACTGATATGGGCATCCGTGACCTCAGCCCGTCTACTGTTTACAATTATGAATCGGATTTCAAGCAGTGGATGATTTATGTTCTGGACAATCAGGGTAATGCTCCTGTGACGGAACTTGAGGAAGAGGATATCGAAGAATTTCTTTTCTATTGTAAGAAGCATGGAAATAACTCTGCTCGTATGAAGCGGCGCATGAGTACGATTTCTGCGCTGTATCGGTATCTTCGCAAGAAAAAAATCATCAAAGAGAATCCGATGGAGTTCATTGACCGACCGACCAAGGACGTGGCTGTCGTGAAGCAGACATACCTTACGCCGGATGAGGTTAAACTGATGCGAGAAAAGCTGAACGCTCTGGTTGAATCTGCGACCACCGTTCACATGAAGGATAATGCGATGACGCTGCGTCTGTACGCACTATTCTCGCTATCCACGATGGCTCGTGTCAATGCTGTGCGGAATACGCTCTGGAAGTCTATCGATTATGAGAACCGTATGGTACATGATGTTCTGGAGAAGGAAGGAAAAATTGTTGATCTGATGTTCAGCAAGGAAGTTTCTGAACTTTTGAAAGAGCTGAAGGAATACCGCACTGAGCATGATATTGAAGATGGCGGCTATGTGTTTGTTGGTACGAAAATCAATGGTGCATGGATGCCGATTACTTCAAGCACTGCCGGTGATTGGTGTAAGAAGATTGGTGAGATGATTGATGAGCCTACGTTGCACCCGCATGACTTCCGGCATAGTGGTGCTACCCTGCTGAAGAATGCGGGTATGAGTCTGGAAGATGTCTCTTCCCTGCTTAACCATGCTGGTACGGATGTGACCAACAAGTATTACATCAAAAAGGATACGACAAAGATTCAGTCCGCAAAGGATCGGTTTGAGATTTGAGGTGGAGTGAATGGGAAGTCTTGCTTCTTCGTATACGAACTTTGATGATTTATTGGCCGGTGTGGTTAGCAGTGTTCAAGACATACTTGAAGGTATTGCACCGGAAATTGAAACGAGGCTGCAAACAAGCATTGTAGAAAATGTACACTCGAAAAGTGGGCGGTCTGACGGAATTGAAAGTAGAAGAAATATTGTAAGTAGTGTTACTACAGATAATAACGTGGTAACTATGACAGTAAAGGATATTGCAAGACCGCAGGCATCATGGTGTAAAACACCATTCCGAGAAGGAGATAATGCAGCCTTAGAAGGAACAATGTTTGCTAGTTGGATTGAGCATGGCTTGTGGATGGATATTGCAGAGTGGAATCGAATGGGGCGACCGAAGGAAAATAAACCAAAGCGTCCTGCACGTCCATTTATTTCAAAAGTCCAAGTTGAAGCGGCTATGATCGTAAAAACCGCATTACATGAATTGTAATCCCACAATTTATTTGGAAAATTTGAATGAGAGGAGGCTGGCTTGAAGAAGCTGGCCGCTTCTCTTTTTTATTTTGAAAGGAATTGTTGAAAATGGAAAAGAGAGGTGACCAACAGTATGGATGAGAAAGAAAATACTGGCACAGAGTCTTCTGCCGTAACAGCCATTAAGGTCAAGGTTGTTATTGACACAAATAAAAAAGAATTAGACCAGCAATTTAATTCTGTTAAGGAGCATTATAAAGAAAAACCAGTAAAAATTGCTTTTGGAGTAAATCAAAACGACACTATTCGTAATATAAATGATGCACTTGATAAGGTAGTCAAGAGCGGAAAGTTAAAAACTCCAAAGGTTACACTTGATGTTAAGATTGACCAGAGTAAAGTAACTGCACAGCTTAAAAAAGCTATGCAATCTGCGGCAAAGCAGACAGTTAAGGTTGATACCGGAAAGTCTGGTTCTGCAAAAACGCAAGATACTTCAAAAAGTGATATTTCTCGCCTTTTCAGTCTTGCAAATCGTCAAGCAAAGTTAAAAGCGGATGAAGCATCGTTAATTGCTAATGGAAATAAATCATCTGAGTTGAAAGCGGTACAGACTAGATTGAGCGCAATCAACGATGAGATGGATAAACTCAAGACAAAAACAAAAGATGTAATTACGGAATCTCAGAAGTTAAAGCTTTAGGATATCGAAAAAACCGGAAAATTCAATGCTGACAGGAATACTGCAAAAGGTGCTGATTCGGCTGCAAAAGAACTAAAAAAACAAAATCAAGAAATTGCAGATGATTTAAAAAAGACTCTCACATCTCAAGAATCCGAGTATGAAAAATATCAAAAAAAGATTCAGTCTCTTGAAAACTATTCTAAGAATAACTCCAACTATAAAAATGATAATATCAAAAAATATTTATATGGAGAAGATGGAACTGGAAAAACTTCTGGAAAGTTAAAAGAGTTGCGAGATCAGCTTGCTTCTATTGAGAACACTACACCAGGGAAAGCAATTCAAGACTTTGATAAAAAATGCAAGACTCTTGATACAACTATTGATTCTACAAGTCAACATTTAAAAGAACTTGGATTTGATTTTAGAGATATAAATCAAGCCAATGTTGATATGACGAAGTTTAAGAGTGTTTATGAACGTGCAACGAAGTTAGAAGACTCTATTGCAAATAAAAGTAAATATTCTTGGCTAATTGATAGTTTAAACGGAATAAAAGCTTCTGCTGCTGGCTGTGAAGGCGATGTTACTGATCTTAGTGCAAGACTATCAAACCTTGAGGTTGAGGCCAGCAGATGTGGGGCCACTACAGAAACTCTTGGTCAAAAACTGTCTCGTTTGTTTAAGGAGCATTTCCAGACCGCCATCGCTATGGCTGGCGTTGCAATGGTCAAGCAAGGTCTGCGAGAGGTTTATGATAATGTCGTAGAGATAGACGACGCTATGGTAGAGCTACGCAAAGTAACAAAAGAAAGTGAAAATGCGTACTCGCAGTTCTCTGATCGTGCTGCAAAAACCGCTCGTGATTTGGGCGCATCAATTTCTGATTATGTTAGTGCAACAGCAGACTGGTCTCGTCTTGGATATAATATGCCGGACGCAGAGGAGCTTGCCCGTGTAAGCACTCTATTGAAAAATGTTGGCGATGGCATTGAAAGTGTTACAGATGCTTCGTCTTATATGATTTCCGTTTTGAAAGGTTTTGACCTTGCGGCAGAAGACGCTCAGAAGGTAGCTGATCTTGTTAATGAGGTCGCAAATAATGAGCCTGCAAGCGCCGAGGATATCCTTGAAATATTGACTCGTAGTGGCGCAGCCCTCCATGAAGCCGGAAATGATCTTGACCAGGCAGTTGCTCTTGGTGTGGCTATGAACTCTGTTACCCAAAACGCGGAGTCCACCGGCCAAACATTAAAAACTGTCAGTATGTATTTAAGAGCTGCCAAGACGGATTTGACCGCGATGGGAGAATCTACAGACGGGTGTGCGAATTCTGTTTCCGAACTTCGTAGCGAATTAAAGAAGCTTACTGGCGTTGACATTATGGCAGACGCTGCCGGAACTCAATTTAAGAGTACATATGACATCTTGATGGAGATTTCTAAGGTCTGGGGCAAGCTGACTGATGTTGATCGTGCGAACGTTACGGAGCTTCTTGGCGGCAAGCGCAATGCGAACAGTGTTTCTGCCGTATTGTCCCAGTTCCAGATTGCGGAAAAATCAATGAAAGACGCTGCCAACAGTGCTGGTTCTGCCGCAAAAGAAAATGAAGTATATTTAACCAGTATTACTGGTAAGTTGAATCAGTTAGATGCTGCATTCCAACAGTTCAGTAAAGACTTACTTGATAGTTCTTTAATCAAGTTCTTTGTCGATTTCGCCACCGGAGCAGTAGACCTTGCTGATGGTGCAGTTAAAGCAGCTGGCGCATTACCCACTTTAACAGCCGCCATTTCTGGTGTGTTGTCCGTAATGCAGATGAGCGGAAAGCTCAAAAATGGTGCGGGTAAAGTTAATATGCCCTCTTATGTTTGTTGCGTTTGATAACATAGGATGCGGCACCATGTAAAAATAAAATAGCCCCTAGAGTGCTGGGAAACCCTAAGAGCCATATCGCCTATTATTATATTTATATAAGGTAGGAATCGAAAGATAGAAACAAGGATATGGATGCTATATGCTGAGATAAAAGCTCGGTTTTATCGTATTGTCAAAACATGGTAATAGTTGAGTGCTAAGTAGCGTTTATAATGGGCGGTCAGCAGCCGATCCACTCCCCTATTATATAATGTAGGAGAGTAGAAGGTTCATCGACTAAAAAGGGTCAGTGAGCAACCACTGGAAGGATAGTCAGTTCTGGACGAAAGTTCAGAAGTCCACCTCAGACGTAACCAGACGACTTAAAGAAGTAGGTGGAAACGAGGAGACGCGCTATTCTCTGGCGCGATATAAATAGGAGAAAATATTCAAAATTATAATTCGACATGATTCATATTGACAGCTAGTGCGCCGCAAGCTATAATGAAAATACAATCGTATAAACTCATTTTACGGAGGTATTTATCATGCCGAGACCTAAAGGAAGCAAAAACAAGGTTACCATGATTGCAGCGGCTCCTGTCGATTATGCCGCACTGATCGATGAAAAGCAGTCCGCAAAAGATTCGTTGAATGCAGAGGTTACTTCTATCGCGGCTAATATCGATTCTTTGAAGGCTGATCTGAAATCCAAGAAAGCTGAAATCAAAAAGTTGGATAAAGAGTTAGCTAAACTTGCTGAAAAGAAAGACGAAGCTGACAAAAAAGCCGCTGTCGAAGCTAACAAGAAGAAGGCCGAAGAACTCGTTGCCAATGCACTGGCCAGCGGTATGACTGCCGAAGAGATTGCCGAACTTCTAAAATAACTGCTGTGCAGTCATCATAATGAATTAAGCCCGACTTCCCTACTACTAGGAGGCCGGGTGTTTTAAATGTTCACGAAAAGTCCATTGCTATTGATTGTGTTTTAGCGTATACTATGAGTGAAAGAAGGAAGGTGTAAGCATGGTACTGCTAAATCAAGTATCTGACTGGTTTCTTAGTAAAGAATCAATGACGCACAAGAAGCTTCAGAAGCTTTGCTATTATGCACAGGCATGGTACTGTGCTCTTTACGACGATGGTCCTTTGTTTGAAAATGAAATTCAGGCATGGGTTCACGGTCCTGTAATTCCTGATCTTTACCATCGATATTCTTGTTATGGGTGGGAGCCTATTCCTAAAGTTGATTTTAACGAGGGTATTCTAAATGAACGTGTTCTGAACATTCTTGATTCCGTATATAGCACTTATGGACCATACGATGGCGATCAGCTTGAAGCTTCAACTCATTCTGAAACTCCGTGGCAGAATGCTCGCAAAGGTCTTGAGCCTTGGGAACCCGGTACGGAAGTAATCACTTATAAAGCAATGAGGGATTTTTACAAAGCACTCTATGAGCAAGGACAGGCAGACTAAATTCAAACTTCCCGTACCAAAATGCACGGAAGTAAAAACGGAAGTATTTCCACATAATGGAGCAAAAGCTGAACAAAATAGTTTAACTTTTTCTTTTGCTTGCTTTGATAGAAGTCATGATTTGTTTAATCTTGGTGGAGATGCAGAAGATAAAACAGTTGGCGGCGCATGGTTCCTTGATTTACTTGATTGTTTAAAAAGTGTCAGCAATAGAAAGATTCCAGAAATTAGAACTTCATTACATGATTTACATCCGATTGATTGGAGTAAAACAAATACTTCTGCTCCAGATGGTGATGAACAGCATGAGTATTGGCAATTTAGAATCAATAAGTCAAAGGGTCGAGTAATTGGATTTATCGTTAATGGAGTAGAACATTCTGTATTCTATGTTGTTTGGCTTGATCCACATCACAATCTTACTGACAGTGAAGGATATGGCGGAAAAGTTTGGTTTAAACGACCGGTTTCCGAAGCTGAAATAAGGCAATTAGAGCTTGATAGTATAAAGAAAAAGTATGCCGACTTACAAAAGGACTATAATCTTTTGTATGATACATTAAATCCAGAATAGGACGGGATTGTGGTTGCGAGGCGCTAGTGAACTCTAGTATGCCATTTCAGACAATTGACTGTGTAAACAGTTATTGGATGAGTAAACAATCAGTCGAACCCGTTTTTAAGAAATTTTGCTCCTTGTCCGTGTGACAGGGAGCTTTTATTATATCCAAATGCAAAAACACTCGAAAGCTACATGTTTCCGGGTGTTTTATTTGTTCCGTTCTAGTTAGGCGTAGCTTACCACTCATACCCACAATTCTTACACTTAAACTGTTTGCCGGGCTTTCTAATCATGTGTTTCTTTTGTTGGAGGTGAGTCACTTGCTTTCTTATCAATGTGGAAAAAGAAAACCTTACCAGGAGAACTTGTCTATGTTTGGGACAGTTAATCCTGAATGGGCAAGAACCAACATTCCATTAAACGCAGATACGATTGCTTATGCCGAGGTATGGAATTACGAATCTCAAAAAGAAGAACTGATCCAATTCACTTCTGTCAGTGAATTTTTTTCATGGATCGACAATCCACCCGTAGCGTTCAGGTGTATATAAACGTTGTGCGCCTTCGGAAGTAACTGTAATAATATCGCATTTTGGGCTTACTAAACTGTCAATTTCGGCTATTTCGTAGTTTATACCCTGAAGGAACTCAACCATTTCTTGTAGTTTAAGTGTATGGATATTATCTCCAAGCTTGATGAGTTTTGATTGATAAAGTTTATGCTCACCACTAGCTGCATAACCAATGTCGTCCAATGTATTCGGTTGAATTTTGTTATGGCCTGTATCTGCTCTAAGTATCACATTTTTGCCATTCTCGATGCCACATTCGATTAAATAAATAGTACTATTCCCTGTTTTCTGCACCAGCACATTCAGCAAGAATCCAAGCTCTTCTTGGATAGGCATCTTTTGAGCTGACGTAATTTTAAGTGTATGAAGGATAACGTCGTTTAGAAATTCGCCTGTGTCAAGTCTAGCATCGCCGGCGAACGCAATGACATGGTTTGTATTTGTAATATACGCTTTCTGGCTATGGTCGGACGGCATAGCGATAAACGGATTGTCTATTCTATGACGTATGAGTCGCCAGTCCGCAGACACAACGATTCCTTCTTTGTTTGCGATAGCCATCACTAAAGACATAGTGCATCACATCCTCAAAACTCATATCCACACGCTTTGCATTTAAACTGCTTATGTGCCTTTCTCGACCATACGCCCCAAACCGCTATATCCACAGTCTTGTCAAAGCCGGAGATTTTCTCTAAGTCAGGGCAATGACACACTGGGCAAGTGGGCTTGTACTGAGCGAGACGAGCTTCCTCTTCAAGTTGAGCACGGGCTTGCTTGTTTTCCTTTTCTGCGGAGTCAAGATTAACACCCCACATTTTTTTAGGAGGGTTGTGTCTAGGATTTCTATTTAACCAATCTTCTCTTTCTTTGTTGGTCATTTTATTCCATGTACTGATTGATATCAGTTGACTTGAGCAAAACGGGCAAAAGCCATAATTTAAATCGGCATATTTGTTACACCAATGACAGTATCCTATCTTTTTCATAACTCTCTCCTCAAATTAGATATTATCTTTCTTTTTTGAGAGTTTGTATTTGTTGGAGGATTAAAATTCATAGTCACAATTGTTGCAGTGATATGTTTTCTTTGGCTTGCCAGCGGCAAATCCCCAAAAAGCAACATCTAGAACCTTTGAGGTTGCACTGATCTTGCGTAAGTCTGGTGAACCGCAGACAGGACATTTGGGAACATATTTAGGATGCTCTTTCTCCTCCAAATCGGCTCTATATTGAGCGTCAAAGACATTGGCTTTATCTTGCATCTCTTTAACAAAATTCGGATCTAATTCTGAGATATCTCTTTTGGGTCTGTTTGTAAACCTCCAATTGATTTTTTTCTGTTCGTTCATTCCGTTCCATTGAGGCAATAGAATAGTATCTCTCAAACAAAACGCGCACAGCAAATCTCTTTTATGGTAATATTTGTCGCAAAATGGGCAATACCGTACATATTCTTCCATGATTTCTCTTCTCCTCGAAATCGATATTAACTTTCTTCACGGTAGATGCTAACACTCAAAAATTACAAATTCAGACCTTTTCTAAAATAAAAGCGTCTCTTGTTGACTTAATCGCGCAATACAAAGCATACAAAAAGGCTTTGGGCGAGACAAATCTTTCCATATCTGATTTTATCAAATGGCTAATCTCTGGTCAAGCCCAAATTGATGCTACGAAGTTAAAGATTTTGGCTCTTCGTGGTGCTGCGTTACTTTTGAATATGGCCATTGGTGTTGTTACTGGGCTTGTAGTTTCCTCTCTTATTGGTGCGATTACAAGCTATACACAGCGGATTGATACAGCAGCTACTAAAACGAAAGAAGCTGCCGATGCGGCCAACAACACGACTTCTTCTTTGAAGGATTTAGTCGATGCCTACGAAGAACTTGGTGACAAGTCTGGTTGGAACACAGAAGACTTCGACCAGGCGAAAGACATTCAAGAGGAGCTTTTAGCTCTCGCTAAAGAGCAGGGAACTCTTGATGAAAACAAAGTGAACCAGCTTGACCTTCAAAATGGCAAATACGAAGAGCAACTTGGTTTGCTGAAAGATATTACAGAGGAACAGCTCAAAGCATCCGAATCTAAATTGATTCAGTCTAAAGACGCTCAGGGTAACAAGCTTGTTAAGACCGCTAAGGATAATAATCGTTCCCATTTCTTTAGTTCTATTTCTGCAAATGCTAACCTTGGCATTATGAATGAGTTAAAGGATGCTGGAATTGATGTTTTCAACAAGAGCGGCAATTTCGGCGTAAAGAATTTGAACGACCCAGATTCTATTGCAAAGTATTATTCCGAACTTGGAAAGGCTCTGGATTACATTGTTCAGAATACGACTGAGGCACAACGAGCCGCAGGTGGTGCTTACCATACTGTTTATCAGTATTTAATGGATGAGCAAGCCGCGCTTCAGGATGATGCAGATGCTTACAATGATTCTACTGATGCCGTCAATGAGAATGTAAATGCTCGTAGAAAACTCCAAGCTATTGACTTTTGGAGCGACGGCAAAAGCAATGGTATGGACGTAAGCTATAGTTTCGATAAGGTCAATTCTGCAATCGAAACTCTAAAAAATACCATTGATGACTTTGATGCAAGCAAACTAAACGATCTCTTATGGGGCACGAATGAAGGCTTGACTGACGAACAGGCGCAAGCCTTGGCGGCACTTCGTAAAGCATTGACAGATATGGATTTCTCTGCCGATACAGATGGCGTGAACGCTTTTACTCAGGCTCTCGTACAGGTTGGTATTGTAGCTCAGTCTTCTGCAAATGGTGTTGACGCGGTAGTACAAGCTTCCCAGAAGATGGAGGATGTCTCCTCTAAGATTGATGAGATTCAGACTGCTTATAAGAATGCGACCACCGCTATTGATGAATACAATAAATATGGCTATCTGAGTGCAGACACACTCCAAACCCTTCTTAATGAAGACTTCGAGTATCTGAGTTGTCTCGAACTCGTTGATGGTCAGCTTCAGGTGAATACCGAGAAGTATCAGGGTATGATTGCTGCTCAGTATCAGTCTGCGGCCATGGCTCTTGTTGAGAAGGCAAATGCGGAGCTTGCAAAGATTGCTCAGGGCGAAAAGAAGGATGCTGTCGAGGATGCAACCAAGGCAACAGAAGACCAAGCAACAGCTTTGACTGAACGGGTCTGTCCTGCCCTTGGCGAGTTTGCAAAAGCATCTATGACAGCCGCTGCAGCACAGGAGTTCTTGGCAAATGGAGATGCAGCATGGTCTGTTGACCCAGAAAGGACTAAGGAAGTCTATGCTGGCCTTGCTTCTGGTTTAAATATTTTGGACGCAACTGTTGACCAAATCATGGGCAATTCGGATAAGTTCCGTCAGCACATGAATGGTTTTGATAAGGAAACCAAGAACCGGAATAAGAATACTGCCAAATCTGTAACTGATGTGGCTTCTGCCTTCGATACCTTAAATAAGGCAATGAAGGAGTATAACCAGTATGGTTATCTGTGTGCTGACACAGCAAAGTCTTTGGTTGGTCTGGACGATAAGTTTACGGCCTGTCTGACAAAGCAGGGCAATAAGCTCCAAATCAATGTAGAGCAGTTCCGTAAGTTTGTGAAGGAACAACTCAAGGAAGCGAATGCCGCAAAAGATGGCGGAAAATCAGCTGATGAGATGAATAAAATTCTGAATTATCTTGATCAGAATGTAGACTCAACAACCATCTCTTTCGAGCAGTTGACTGATGCCATCAAGGGCTACGGCACCGCGATGGACGAAGCCAAGGAAAAGACGGACGCTATAAAATCCGCATTTTCCAGTCTTTCTGATATCGGTAAGAATAAGATTGAGAATCCTTTTGGCGCTCTTGATGCAGATGGTGTTGACAAACAGTATCAGGCAATTCGTGATCTGTATGATAACACTGATTTGTTTACGGATGAACGGTTTGCTGGAGCGTTAAATCCCGAAACTGGATTGGTTGATTATAACAGCGATGCCTTTAAGCAGATGTTCCTCGAAAAGCTTGATGGTATGGCTACTGCTTGTGAACAAACTGGCGGTAAAGCTGGAAAATATCTTGCCCAAGGTTTTAGAGACGCCGAGGATAAGATTAAGAACAATGTTATCAGTATTGAGGAATATATCAACGGCATAGGTTCTACTTTGGAAAACATCAATAATCGGATGGACAACTTCCAAAGTGCATTCAATGACCTGTCCGATATTGTGGACGAATATAACGCCTATGGTGATTTAAGTCAAGATTCAATCCAGAAGTTAATGGGGCTTGACGTAAAGTACACAGCTTGCCTTGAGCTTCAGGGTGATAAGCTTGTGTTCAATAAAGAGGCGTTCCGTGCGCTTTATGTTGCACAGCTACAAAAACTCGCCGCCGATTATGAAGGCACTGATATTGGCAAGCGCTATGCTGAAATCCTTCAAAAGGTTGCCGATGGCACTTGGGATGTCACTGACCACATGAAAGGCATGGGCACTGAGGCTCAAAACCTTCAAACTATCTTCTCCAATCTAAAAGACCTTTTCTCTTCCCTGCTTGATGTTTTCAATAAGTTCAACGATAACAATTCCAACGACCTCAAGATTTATGGCGATGCCATGACCGAGGAGATTGATAAACGAATCGAAGCTCTTCAGGACGCAAACGACGAGCAAGAAAAAGCTATCGAACTAGCAAAATTGCAAGCCGAGCTTGAAAAGGCCGAGACTCAGAAAACCGTCCGTGTCTACACCTCTAATGGTTATGAGTGGCAGGCTGATGAAACTGCCATTAAAGAGGCTCGTGACAATCTCAACTCTAAACAGCGTGAGAACGCTTTGAATGACGAGATTGATAAACTGAACAAGCTGAAGGATAAGTACGCTGAACTGATTAACCTGATTGGTTCTAGCTACGAAGACTATCAGAAGAAACAGGAATATGCCGCGAAGATTCAGGGCATGACATTTGACCAGATGACCGCCGGACTTGATGGCTTCGAGTCTACCGTTATCGCCAACATGAAAGCGATTCAGGGCGCAACTAATGTCAACAATGTCGTCACCAATCTGACCAATTTGGTTAATACTCTGGTTAAACTGAACGACGTTCTAAATGGTTTAAGTACTGGGACTACTCAGAGTGGTGGTATTACCGGCCTGTTCAATCGACTGCAGCGTGCCATTGGTACGTTCTCCGACAAGAGTTCCGGTAAGGGATTCTTTGGTCGCCTCTTGGATGCAGGAAAGAGTATCCTTGGAATCGGCGATGGCAGTGCCAGTAGTAAACTTACAACCGATATTGCTCCAGTCATAAAGTCTGGTGTCGGTGATGGCATCACTACTGGACTGGATGCCGCAAAACCGTCTATAGCTAAATCTGCGCAGGGGCTCTTCTCCGGCAATGGCGGATTGAAGTCTATCTTCCAGAAAGGGTTCGGTGGAGTCGCATCTATTGCCAAAAAAGCGGTTGGCGGACTTGTCTCAATTTTCGGTGACATCGGTACTACATTGGGTGGAACCAAGCTGTTCTCTGGTATTACTGGTATTTTCAAGGGAATCGGTAAGACTGTCAGCACCGTTATTGGCACTACAGGTGGTACGGGTGTTGCCGGAACTATTGCGGCTGCGGTCAGTCATATTCCTGTCATCGGCAAGATCTTGCTTGGTGGTACTCTTGCTGTCGGCGCGATCGGTGGCGGAAGCCTCACTACTGGCATTAAGAGAATCGGCGCAGGTATTACTAATGTAGTAAAGGGCATCGGCTCTACTATCAGCAAGGCGGTAAAGGGTGTTGGTAGCTTTATCAGCAAACTTATGCCGTGGAACTGGGGTAAGAGTTCAAGCGATAGCGGCTCTAAAAAGAAGGGCATCGGTTCTTGGAAAATTTGGCCTTGGAACTGGGGCCGTGCTAAGGGTGACAAGCATATCGACCAAGCAGCTCCGTACAATGTTGACGAAGAGGGCGAAGAGATAATTGTTCGTAATCCCGCAAAGGGTCGAATGACTTATCTCGAAAAGGGCGATGGCGTTATTCCGGCTGACACTACAGAGAACCTGATGGAAATCGGCAAAGATCCAAAGAAATGGCTATCTGATGCCATGAAAGAATCCAGCAATTCGGTCGGTTCTCTGCCTATTGACGACCTGAAGAATGCCAAAACCAAGGGTGACCTGATATCTATTACGAAGAGTCTGGCGAACAACCAGATGAAGCGTCTGCGTGATAAGTTTGATACAGTGTGGAAGCGGCTTGGCAAAAATGCCGGACTGTCTGAAGAGCAGATTGACACCATCGGTAGTACCATCTTTGACCGGATGGGCAGCATGATTTCTAATTCGATGGATTCTGCCCTTGGCAATAAGAATCTAACCGACGACCAAATCAAAACTATTTGTGCTGAAATGTTCCAGCGCATGGGTAGCGTGTATAAGAATGGATGGGACAACCTCTATTCCCTGTCTCCCGACATGTCTACGGACGCTTCTACTGCAATCAATAAGCTGTTTGAGACCATTTTTGCTGATTACAATGCAGATACGTCAAATATCAGCGATGTTATATCTGGTTGGCTACCAAAAGTTGAAAACACCATGAATACCACTCCGGCTCCTGGTTTGTCTGGCGGTGGTGGCTACTATGGCAATTCAATGGATGCCAATGTTGGACCTTCTGCATCGTTTAGCTTTAGCAAGGTCAAGAAAACTATTCAAGGGCTCTTCGAGAAGTTTTCCAACAGCAAGCTTGGTGCATGGATAAACAAGCACTCTCTCGGTTCCGCTGTGGACAAGCTGACAAAATACAATGAATCCAATGACCCGAACATGGTTCAAAAGGCATTGCATCTACTCACTCATCCGACAGAACTGATTGCTTCGGCAGTTGAAAGTGCAGTCAAGACCGGCAAAAAAGTCACTTGGGCGGTCACTCATCCGAAAGAGGCCGCTCAGGAGATTGCTTCTGCCGCAAAGGATGCCTATAACAAGGGTAAGGAAGTCGCGTCTAAAGCCAAAGATGCGGTGACCCATCCTAAAGAGACTGCTGAAAAAATTGTTGATAAAGTGAAAGAGACTTACAACAATATCAAAGAGGCCGTCTCTGAGAAGACTAATTCGGCAAAGAATTGGGTCAAAGACAAAGTTGATAAAATCACAGGCAAGAAAGCTACCGGTTCTCGCAGCATTAACAAGTCTGGTACTTATAATGTTGATGAGAAGGGTCAGGAACTTATCGTTCGCCAGCCTGAAGCTGGGCGCTATACCTATCTTGAGACTGGTGACGGCGTTGTTCCTGCTGATATTACATCTAAGCTCTTTGATTTGGGCGGTAATCCTGATGCATGGTTCCAGAGGCAGCTTGCAAAGAACGGCGGTCTTACCGCAAATGTTCAGAATCGCAGTCAGGCTCCGTCTATCAGCATTGGCGACATTTATGTTCAGAAGCCGATTGGAGACGTTGATGGTCTGGCTCGTGAAATCGTTCAGGGTCTGCCTAATGCGATTTATCAGGAATGTAGTAAACGATAAGGAGGTGCGTTAAGTGACTGATTCAAGAAAAGCTGTCAGTGAACTCGCGAAGATGATTTGCGATACTGCCAGACGTGTTGTTGAGGATGCTTCGTTTGACAAGACCTTCTTTGGTGTTGTAACAGGAACCAGCAACGGAAAATACATCGTAACTTCTGCTGGACAGGAATACACGATTAAATCCAGTCAGTTCTTCAAGGTTGGAGAACGGGTTGCGGTGACTGCTGCTCAAAGCAACTACAATACGCTGATTCTTCATAAACTCTAAGCCGCGCAAAATGCAGGTAGTTCCGCCAATGACGGATAACCCTGCAAGTGCGGCTTTTTAATTTTAGGAGGTGATTCTACCTTGGCGAAACCTATACTGTCCCCCATTTCTGTTTTTGATGCAAACGAAGGGACTACCGCATATTTTAAGGTGGCAACCACCTATGACGGTACATTATATAATAATGCTCAAAAAGCATACGATCAGGCCGTTGAGAAGCAGAAGACTACTATCGCTGCTATTAAAAGCCGTGGTGTCGAGACCTATGGGAATATTGACAATCTCAATCGTGCTCGAATTGTATGGACAGCTGAAAATATTGCAAAGTATCAGACCTTCGTGAACGAGATGAATTCAACTGAGACTATTATCTCCGAGGGCGACTATTCCACTGTTCTCGGGTGTGACGACAAAATGGGCAGTCTACAGGTGGCATATACTCCTCTGTTTCAGACTGACAATAGCGAACTTGTCCCGCTCACTCAATCTGAAATTTCAAAATATTTATCTGATGTCAAAACGAAAGCAACTGCTATGACCAATGGCCTTGTGGCCGCAAATATTTTGTCCGTTGATGCGGAAGGAATTTCAGAGACGGTTGGTGGAAGTGCCATCACTGTCAAAAAAATGATTGCTGCGGTTGAAGGAGACACTTTTGATGGTGCTCCCCTGTCCGCCTGTGATGTCAGCGCTATCGCTGGTTGGAGTGAGGCCGAACTAAAGAAAACTTATGGTAAAACAAGCACATTTGTCGGCTGGGCCATGCATGATGTTCAGGGAAAGATTTGGAATGATAAAGACAATGTAGCAGAGAAGACTGCCGCGCTGGAAAAGGCAACGACCACGTATTGCTATGAAGTGTATGACAGCATGACCAACAAGTTGCTCGGAAGTGTTACAAACGCTGTGACCGGTTTCACTGCTAGTCTTGGTTATGGTTATAAAATCACTTCGTCAGATTGGCTCGACAATCAGTCTCGTAACTATACTATCCGCGTCAAGGTCAGACTTTCTGGCGAAGACGAATATGGTGATTTCAGTGACCCTATTCCTCTTTGGTGCAAAGAAAAACCAATATTGAGCTTCGACGGGCTTTCTTCTAATACGGAAAATATTATCCCTACTTCCTCGATTTTGTTTCTGTTAGCGTATCAGTATGTAACCGTACAGGGTGAAACATTAAGTACCTACCAGTATCATTTATACGATGAAAGCAAGAATCTGATTAACGAATCTGCAGTATTCTATGGAGCTGTAGGAGCGTCTTTTACAGTAAACGGTTTGGAGAATCGAACCGTGTTTTATATTCGTGGAACCGGCACAACTCGTAACGGTTATTCTTTGGATACTGGCTTTATTCAGTTCGAAACAAAATATTATGCGAGCGCAGAAGGAGGCACTTTTTTACAGTGTAAGAATAAATTAAGTGACGGATATGTTGCTATTTCAAGCCATCTCGCTGATATTTCTGGAATAACAAAAGACTAGATTTCTTATGTAACATCATCTGGTGGTTATGCTGTGGATTTGACTCATGGTGAAAAAGTCACGTTCGATATTCCGTATCAAATGGAGTTCTATAATGTCAAAGACTATGCGATGGCATTCAAGGTTCGTCCTGTTATTCGAAAAAATATTGTAGAATTCTCGTTCGATCAGGATGGAATGATATATAGAGGCGTTATTTCCACTAATATTCGAGCTTTTTCTAAACTTCCTTACGAAAGCTATCTTCCCGCCAACCAGTCCGAATATTTTTATGCTATGCTGAAAATCATTCGCGAGGATGGCGGTTTTGCATATTCCGACGTTTATTTTATTGACAGTAACTACATGAAACGAACCAGTATGGACGTGCTGATTTGCCTACAGCATAAAGATAATGCTTATGATATTACGATTAGGGAGGTGGAAGAATGAACTTTCTAGGATACGATTTGTTCGGAACTGGCTCTGACGCCTCCCCTTGTGCTGGGAATCCTTCTCTGGCAGGGTTTGTGATTCAAAATGGTATTTACGACGGTGTCTATCTTTCAGGATCTCCTGACGAGTTCTCTACCTTTTATGATTCCGGTATGAAATGGACGGAAGATACTTTGCTCTTTGCTGATTTTAATCAAAAAACTCTTGGTGGCTCCAACTTTGAATATGGCTCGGATCTGCACGAAATCAAGTTGAAGCGCCGCGAAATCGGGGCAGATCAAAAACCGTGGGTCTTGCTTTATGAGCAGCTTGCCGGACATGGAAACATCAATTTTGTTTACAACGATTATTTTGCACGTGGGCGAGAAACAGAGTACGAGTACGCTTTAGTACCCGTTCTTAGTGATGGAACAGAGCTCCCATATATCAAGACAACTGTTCAAAGTAAATTTTATGGAGCTATCATCACAGATGGAACTGTAAGTTATCATATTTTGCTCGACCCTTCAATCACTAAAACCGATCGAAATCGTCAATCATCTGTTGTGACAACCTTAAATCGTAAATATCCATTCGTATTTTTCGGAGGCAAATCAAACTACACTTCAGGCTCTTTTTCTGGTACAGCTATTCGGTATCTAAAAAATGATACTTTCGATGTGGCGCATAGTCATTGGTATCGTGAAGATATGATTGATTGGCTCACGAATGGCGGTACTAAGATTTTGAAAATTGAAGATGGCCGCATCTGGATGATTGCTATTGATGGCAACGTCAAATCTTCGAATTCTGAACATCCTGACAAGGTTACTTTAAGCTTTGACTTTACGGAGGTTGGAAGCGTTAACGATGACAATGATATGCTAAATAATGGTTTTGTGAACGTGATGACAGGTAGAACCGGAGAAGAAACCTACAATATCACGAACAATTTCTACTATGTCGATTCAGACAACACGGACACTACCATTTTCGAAGGTAAACCATATACCGCTACTCTTTCTCCTGTTGAAGACTACGAAATCAGTGGCGTTGTTGTTTTTATGGGCGGCTTAAATGTCACAAACACGACTTATATTAAGCGTACTGATGAATCTACCGGTAAAGTAAGTCACGAAATCAATATTCCTTCTGTTTATGGCAATGTCACAATTATCGCATCTGCAACCCGAGTTCGCATTATTGCTCAAAGCTTTAGTCTAACTGAGAGCAAATTTACGCTCAGTGTTGGCAACAATCACAAGTTAGAGTATACAACTTATCCATCAGGTGCTTCTCAGAATGTTGTCATATGGAAGAGCGCGGATACGAAAATTGCGACTGTCACTGATAAAGGCGTGGTTGAAGGAGTTTCCCCGGGGTCTACAACAATTACTGCGACTATGGACAATTTGATTGCCACATGTTCTGTAGTTGTTACGACATCATAACGATAGATGGAGGTGTGCCATGAAAAACTATACTCCTTCACAAGCAGAGCTCGCATTGCTTAAAACACGTGTTAAACATCTCTATTGTAAGATAGAATTACTGGATACTGATATGAATCTTCTAAATTCACTTGAAGGTTTGACTGTTGATGGTTCTATCTCTATCGATTCGGACGCAGATATTCGACGGACCTTTTCTGCTTCTATATATCTGGAGGGGAATAAAGACATTTCTTCTATGCTCGGAGATGAATAGGCCAATAAATATGTAAGGCTTTATATCGGTATGGAGTCAGTTAACAGTAAATTGTACTGGTATTCTCAAGGAGTGTACGCTTTCAATCAGAACGGTTTCAAATACAGCAGCACTGAACATATCCTTAGTATTTCATGCGTAGACCTAGTCGCAAAGCTCGATGGAACGCTTGGCGGTACTTTAACAGGCCAGAAAACAAAAATACCTGTTGGTTCAGACATTGGTAACGCGATCGCAAAAACATTTCGCTTGAGTGGTATGGAGGATTGCGTCGTTGGATATTGGAACCGGAGTGTTCCGTATGACCTTGAATATGATACTGGTGCGACTATCTGGCAGATACTTACTGAACTGCGTGATTTGTATTATCCATTTGAGATGTATTTTGACGGAACTACATTTATCTGCTCTGAGATTCCTACCGGATATGATGCCTTGACAATTATGAGCGCTTCCGATTTTGAAGATCTCGTCATTTCCGAAGACTGTACATACGATTATTCCCAGATTCGTAATTGTGTCGAGCTGTGGGGAGCGTCAGTTGAATACGATGCTTTTTCTGCGAAAGACAAAACAACTTTTTCTGTTAGTGGCGATACGACTACAGTTACTGCAAACGCAACTTTTACATCTATGGAGGACTCTCCTTCTGAATTGACGGTCGCTTTTACCACTCCCACAACTGGCTTCAAGAAGAACGTAAAAATTCTTGTCTCGCTCCGTTTAACTGTGCAGGCTGCTGATTCAAACGGAAATCTTACAACGTCTACTAAATCATTGAGTTACGGAACATACGATTTGTATGCTCGTAATGTTGACGATCAAGGAAACGATGTCTTGATTGATGGGACAACCATTCCTGAAGACACTGTGATTGTCGTTAAATATGATTCTAATACTAAGCACTTTTATTATCAGGGGGAACAACAAATCCACGTTATGGTCAAGCTTGTTGATAAGGAACCCACTGATGAAGAGAAGGAAAAGGATAAAGAAGCTGAAAATTGCAAGTACATTCGATATGTTTGCTTGTCAAACGCAGCGGATGTTGATTGGATAAATAGTTCTCGGTTTACTATTGAAAAGCTTGGGCGGCGCAATGAGATTCTGAGCGGAGAAGACTACGAAAATTATACGACTAATGAATCTGCCATGAACTGTGCTGAGTACAAACACTGGACTCTTAGCCGTTTGACTGATAACGTAACTGTAGAATGCGTACTGATTCCATGGTTAGATGTTAATCAGAAAATTTCGTATACTCCCAAATATATCAATACCGGAAATCAGCCCGTCGATTTTTTAATTAAGAAAATAGATATTTCGCTGGGAGATGGTACTATGACGGTTACTATGAGCCGTTATTGGCCCTATTATCCTTATATTGTCAAAAACAAATATTGATTGGAGGGAAAATTTTGAGTGATTGGATTTTAAACGAAGACGGGAAATATGCCGACCTTGAGTACACAAACTTTCCAGCAAGCTGTGATAATTGGACGAACTCTGAGGATATTTCTTCTAGTTTGATCGGCGCGGCAAATCAATATCGTGCTGCGATGGAAAATGGCAATTACACTAACGCACAAGCTGTACTGAATTCAAATCCTCGTCTCCGAAATGCATTGATAAATGCCGACACTATCAATCGTTTGAAGCATTCTATTATGGCTGTAGAGCGAATGTTCACAAGTACGATAGAGTCGTATATTAAAAGATTTACAGATGCTGCCAAGAACAGTGCGGATAAAGCTAAAGAATCAGAGGTTGCGGCTAAAGCGAGCAGTGATATTGCCAGTCAGAAGCGCGATGAAAGTCTGCAGATTGTAGAAGACTTAAAAACACTGAAAGGGACTTTGCCCACTGACTTTACAGATTATGCTGATGATATTGCTGACGCCAGAAATTATATTGATGAAACAATTCAAACTCACAATACAGACGAACATTCTCATGCAGATATTCGTGCTTCTGTTGAAGAGTTAAGAACAACTACCGAGAGTCATAAACATGACGCTGCCGACATTCAGTCTGGTATTATTCCGATTGAACGTGGCGGTACGGGTGGCGACACAGCAATCAAAGCTTGTATCAGTCTTGGAGCCCTTCCTCTTTCTGGCGGTATTATGAATGGTACGTTGTTTTTCGGCTCTACTAATTATTACGTCAACAACTCCGGTGTGGCTGTTTTTAGCAAAGCATACGGCGCTGTTTATAATGACTATGCGGAGCTGTTCCCGCGTGGTGGTACGACTCAGCCGGGCGATATTATTGCTCTTGACACAGATAGTCAGACGGAGCGGTATGTCCGAGCTGACGACACTTCTAAACGAGTGGTTGGTGTTCACACGGATGAATACGCAATGCTCATTGGTGGAGATTTACCGAGCAATGGTTCCTCTCTGGACGACTATAATATCGATAAATATATTCCGGTATCTCTCGCTGGCCGTGTGCGCGTGCGAGTGATTGGTAAGGTCAAAACCGGTGATCTGATTGTTCCTTCTAAGGTTCCCGGGATTGGTCGTGCTGTTGAGGTCGGGGAGGTTGTCTCACCGGATATTGTTGTTGGTTACGCAGTAGAGGGCGATGATTTATTCTGTGAGCGTCGCATTCGTGTGCGAGTAAAGGGGTGATTTTATGGCTGAACAGGGTGGACTGATTAGTCCAGAAGACTTTACTTCGTTAAAAAAGCTCATCAACACTGAGATTACTCGTCGTTCTAACGCGAATAGCTCAGGTTCTATTTCTACATACAAGGGAACATCGTGGCAGTTTTCTGAAACTCCGGCGAATGGAAAATTTATCACATACGAGCATATTCAGAAAATCACGACTCCATTGAATGCTATCGATGGAAACACCCCAACTCCTGACAAAGAATCTTTGGTTTATGCACAAACGCTGAAAGATTGCCTTGTTAAAATCAATGATTTATCGTCTAAGAGTTTAACCGGATCTTCCAGTGGTTGCCGTTCTAGTTGCACAGGATTGTGTTCTTCCGCTTGTTATTCTGGGTGTTCCGGTTGTAGCGGTGATTGTTCTGGAACTTGCAAGAGTGGTTGTTCTGGTTGCAGCGGTGATTGTGATGGTTGTTCAGGCACTTGTGAAAACCAGTGTCAGGGAAGTTGCAAGAACGGTTGTCAAGGCAGTTGCCACGGTTGCACGGGATGTGAGGGTTGGTGTACTGGTAACGGATGTGGCACCCATTGCTCTGGGAATTGTGGTGTTGGTCTGAATAATTAAAGGAGGTGCAAAAATGAACAGCAATAAACCTGTAGAAAAGATCTTTGTAAAATGCCCCTTTATGACAGATGCCGCTTATCGTAGAAACCTAGTTCTTTATGATTTTCTGTTAATGGAGCCAATTCCCGAAGGCGGATTTTCTGTTCCTTATGAATCAGATCCTCAAAAGTTCACCTTCCCTTTTTGGCTTGGGTATTTGTCCTGTCTACAGAACCCAGAGTTGGAAGAAGTTCCTTTTTCTCGATGGCTGAGTTATGTCAAGCGCGTTATCAAACTCGCGGCCGCTAGTTGTAAGTATCAATTATCTGATGCAGAGAAAATCTTATATCCATATGCTGTAGCCATTCGAGTTTATCCAAACGCTGAAAAATATATAGCAGACACAAAAGCCCTTTCTACGGATCGCATTGAAAAGATTTTGAGTATTGAACCTCAAAACGATGAACAAAAATAGGCTATGTACATCGTGGCAAATACAGTCTTATATGCTATTGAGTCCGAAAAAGAATTCCGTCCACATCTATTTATTTCTTTGATGAATCAAGTAAAGACACTTGAAGAGGAATTCCCAGATATTGAAAAGAAATTCGATAATTATCGTATTGGAAAGGGGTTATATGACTAAAAAGACTTTTGAATTAGATCGTGAAGTCTCCGAAGAAATTGAGCGTCGATTTTATATCACTGAAAGTTACAAAGCAATGCTTTCTGTTATGTGTAAAAGTTATTCTGAGACACCGTCTGATGACCTCAAGAGAATGATTGAAGATTATCGTACCCAGTATCAAAAATCTTGGATTGAATTTACTTGCGCTAAAAATGCATTGTTCAATCAATTACTGGGGTATCTTCCTGTTCAGTATAAGTTCGATTTCTATAAGCAGGAGGTGGAATGCGAATGGTAAAAAACTTTACACGGATGGACGATTACGCTGAACATATTCGCCAGCTTTTCCCGTCTCTTGATGGTTTTAACAACCAAACCGTTCGTAATGTAACATTCCAAGTGACTGGGGCCTGCAATCTGAATTGTTCTTATTGCTATGAACATTGCAAAGAATGCGAAGCTATGACTCTTGACACTGGTAAAAAAATCGTAGATTATCTCTTAAACCAATACGAAAAAGATGATGGCGATTTTATTACCCATCGAACCAAAGCTCTTGTTTTGGATTTTATTGGCGGAGAGCCACTGCTTGAGGCCGAACTAATTGAACATATTTGTGATTATTATTTTGAACAGTGTTGGAAACGGAATATTCCATTTGCCCCTATGTCTCGCATCAGTTTCGCTACCAATGGACAACTTTGGTTTACTCCAGCAGCACAACACCTGTTTATGAAATATCACAATTTAATGGGTATCACCGTTTCTATTGATGGAATCCAAGAATTACATGACGCTTTTCGCGTTGACGTAAATGGCGTCGGGTCTTTTTCTAAGGCATATGCGGCATTTCAGGATGCAAAAAAGTATGGCTGGTATAATTCGAAAATGACATTTGTGCCTGATTCTGTTAAGTATATTTGCCCCAGCGTAAAGATGATGATTAACGAGGGCTGTAAAATCATTCACTGCAACTTCGCATATGAGCCAGTCTATACAAAAGAGGACGCTTCAAATATTTATTTCGCGTTAAAAGACTTGTCTGATTGGCTTATCGAGAATAAAAGCGACGTTTATATTACAATGTTGAACGACGATACTGGACATCCCGTGTCTCCGAACGATAATAGCAATTACTGTGGTGGCACTGGTTCAATGCTTTCTTTTGCCCCTGATGGTAAAGCTTATCCGTGTATTCGCTATGCTCCTATTTCAGTCGGCAAAGAGAAAGCAGCGCCGATGTGCCTCGGTAATTGTTTCGATGGACTGTACAAAACAAAGCATCAGCAGGATACCAAGATTATGTTGGACGCTATTACGCGAGAAAGTCAGTCAACCAAAGAGTGTTTTGAATGCCCAGTGGCGATGGGTTGCGGCGGTTGCTCCGGCTATAACTATGAATGCTTTGGCACTCCGGATCATCGCAGTACCAATATTTGTTACGCACACAAAGGTCGTGTTCTTGCCTCGTACTATTACGCAAACAAAAGATTTATCGAGCTTGGAGACGTTGAGCCGCGCGTGATTTATATGCCATATAACGAAGTGGTCGATATTCTTGGTGAAAAATCGGCTGCTGAACTTTTCGAGTTACAAAAAGCAGCCGCTATAAAAATGAGAAAGGAGGAATAAAATGACCACTACACAAGAAGATTACATGAGACGCCTTGCTAATATTCAGAATATGGGCGGCGTTTCTGTGTTATCAATCAATACCAAGAAAGAGCCTCGTTTTGTTATCAACGCTGATACTCGTGCCATTACGATCCCTACGGCGTTCAAATTTCTTGGTGTTAAGGGCGATCATAATGCAGAGACCATTTTCTTCGAGATTGACCGTTATTTTGACGACCATGATCTAAGCGAAGAGACCTGTATCGTCCAGTACAAAATGGTGGGATCTACTGGAGTTGAACTTGGCGAAGGATTCTTTCCTGTTACTCAGATTGATATTACAACTATTCCCGGAAAAATAATTTTTGGCTGGACAATCCGAAATACTGTGACAGCCGAGGCGGCTACGGTATCTTTTTCTGTTCGATTCTATAGCATTGAAAGTATCGGAAATATTTCGACCTTTAAATACAACTTTAATACACTAGAGGCGTCCTTGCCTGTTCTTGACACGCTCAATACCAGCAATTCCTCTCCTATCTATAAAGCTGAAGAAGTGGAATCAATAACGGCAAAATTTGATTCAGCCGTAAAAACAGCCGAATCCAGTGCTAACATATCTTCCCAATATGCTGATATTGCCGCCACAAATGCTGCAAATGCTATCGACGCTGCAAAGGTGGCTATCAATAAATTACAAGAATTGAAGGATGGTATCGCCAATGGTGATTTCAAGGGCGATAAAGGTGACGCTGGTCCGGGATTTACGGACACAGCCAAAACCCTCATACTTACCCTGTTTGAGGGTGCGGCAGCAGGAAACAGCTCTATGCAGACTACACTGGAGGCCCTGCGTAGAGAGTGGGGTAGCGAACCGGCGACCTGATCGCCAACCCGGGCATCTGGTACGATGACGAGGAGGTTGACAATGGATTATTTTGATAGTGGTTAACTCCACTATTTATTATGATGTGTTATGCGCTCATCCTATGCAGCGATGGGCGCTTATTTTATTGGAGGTGTTTATGAACCTTATCTATTCAAATGAAGGTTTCAAGGCTACTAAATTTTCAGAGTCGCAGGTATACAGTCTTGATGAGATCACCTTCTTCCTTGATAAAAAATATGTCAAACTGCGGCTCTATCTGATTCTGAAAGACCAGAAAAATCATCTGGATATCGTTTGGCTCAAGCAGGTCAATAGCACAAGTACCAACTACTACAACTACGAGTGCGACATGGCAACTCCTGTCAAGATTTGTGATGGTCCCTGTTCTGTTAGTATTATGGGTATTGACCCTGCTACAGAAACTATTGCTTTGTCAACCGGCTGCTTTGCACTGAATATCAAAAATGACATCTATAATTTCAAGGCTCAAATCGCCATGCTTGAAGAATTTAATCGGAATGCGGCGGACATCTATAATAAGACACTCGCTCTTTATCAGGGTGTAGTGCAGATGTCAGAAGTCAATGTTCAGATGCTGAAGGAGGTCGATAATTCATGATCACTTCTTCTCATGAATACATGCAGCGCCTACAAGACATCCAGAACCAAGACAACCTAAAAGAACTTGTGATGCTCCCTTCTGACGAGCCAAGATTTATTATCGACGCTAATAGCAGAACCATAAGCATCCCTGATGATTTTTCATTTTTAAGTGTCGTAAATGACCATGGCGCTGAAACGGTCTATTTCGAAATCGACCGTTATTTTGACCAGCACGATTTGAGTGACGAGATATGTGTTATTCAGTTCAGATCCGTTGGCCCAAATGGTGATGTAAACGAGGGCTTCTTCCCTATCACTAAATTGGACATTGATACTGTTCCAGGAAAGATACTTTTTGGCTGGACTGTTTTAAGCGATGCCACAAAATACGCTGGCGATGTTCAGTTCTCAGTACGGTTTTATAGCATCGAAACCGAAAATGACGAGCCGAAATTTGCTTACGATTTCAATACTGTCCCTGCCACATTGCCCATCAAGAATAGTCTGAATACCACCGGAGAAGGAGCGCCAGTTGACCCCACCGCTGTTGAAACAATGATTTCACGATTCGCGGATATTGAGCGAAGAGCGAATGACAGTATTGCAAACACAGCGGCAAGTCGGGATGCGGCGGCAGTAAGTGCCAAGAATGCCGCTACATCAGAAAGTAATGCACAGACTTACATGAATGATGCTCAAACAGCTATGAATACTGCTCGTGAGCACCGAGATGCTGCGGCTGATAGTAAAACTGCTGCCAAGACAAGTGAAACTGCTGCCAAAGCATCAGAAACCGCATCCGCCAAAAGTGCTGCTGAAGCATTGGCTTCCTTGAGAGAAGCACAAGAGGCTGCTGAAAAAGCCGACCAAACTATCGCCACAAAAGGATGGATTTGGCTGGATGATAATAACGATAGCGGAATTTTGACCCTGTATGTCGCAGACAGTGTCGCTGATAATGTAACCATGCGTGACGATGGACATGGGAATCTGGAGGTGGTGTTGTCTTGAAAAATTATAGAGAAGTCGTTATCGGTCCCTATAGTGCCTATCAGATTGCCGTAAAGCACGGGTTTGAAGGTACTGAGGAAGACTGGCTCAAATCTGTAGAGCGAGACCGATTGGCTGCGGAGGCAGCTGCTGAAAAGGCAAAAGAATATATCAACGCTGATGCTACTTTAACGATCTCCGGCGCTCCAGCGGACGCTAAAGCTGTTGGCGACCGCATTAACGCCATCAGAGTGGGGATCGACAAGACCCTCACCATCTCAGATGCCGCCGCAGATGCCGCTGCCGTGGGTATGCGGCTGAGGATGCTGGAGGTTATTCTTGGCATGTCGGGGGATGGTAACACTTTTATGACGACCTTTGACACTCTGGATGGGGTGGCCTTGGAAGGCGTGTGGAATAAGCCCCTGTGTAGGGTGGAGTTTTAAGGAGGGATGAGCAATGGCAAAACTTGGGGATATGGCGGTGGGCAGCACTGTCAAAATCAAGGTAAACGACACCTTGAGGGACTTCCTCATCGTGCAGCAGGGTAATCCAGACACCAGCATCTACGATGCAAGCTGCAATGGCACGTGGGTGTTGATGAAGTACACCCATGGAAATGAACTCTCGTGGCATAGCTCGAATACCAACGACTACGCCAACAGTACCATCCACGCTTACCTGAACAGCACGTTCTTCAACGTGGTTGATACAGACATTCGTAATGTCATCAAACAAGTGAAAATTCCGTACCAGAATGGCACCGGTTACGGCGGCAGCCTGATGACAGGTTCCAACGGCTTGAGCACAAAAGTGTTTTTGTTATCCGGCTATGAGGTCGGCTTTATAACTGGTAGCAATGGCTATCTCCCCAAAGAGGGCGTGCGGTTGGCGTACTTCTCCAATGACGACAGTAATGACGTACAATCGAAGCGTATCGCATATAAAGACACAGACAACAGCGCCACCACATGGTGGCTCCGCTCTCCAACCTTCGAGAAATCCGACGTCGCTCAGTACGTTAGCTCCAGCGGCTATTTGGGCCAGATGGTTTCCTCCAATTCAGCCTATGATCGTCCCGCATTTATTCTGCCCTCTGGGCTTGAGGTTTCCGATGACGCTAGTGTCATGCCCGACACACCCCCCACTATCACCACCGACGCAACCGACCTCGGCGAACAAAACGCACCGTTTGCGGTCGGATACACCGTGACGGACGACGACGGCGACCTCATGACGGTAACGGAGAAGCTGGACGGTGAAGTGAAAGCCACCAAGACATCTACGCCCCCCACGGTAGTTCAAGTGCAGACAGCCCGCAACGACGAGGGGGCCGCCCCCGCGTGGGACACTTATCCCGCCAAGTACGAGTTCTTTATGCCGCTGACTGCCAAGAAAGCGGGCCTGCTGCTCCGCTCGCTGGAATTCCGTGTCAAGGGCTATGTGCCGGGCACGATGCGCACCGTCCTGCGCAAATACGGCTCCACGACCGCCCTGGCAGACAAGTTCACCGACATTGTCCGCGGCTACAACGACGTGGTGCTGGACATGGGCAGCATCGCGCTGGAAAAGGGCGTCGAATACCAGCTCTATTTCGCCGCCTCCAACAACTTCTACCCGCCCTCTGTCCAGCCCTCCTTGGTGGTGGAGAACGACTATGTAGACATTGCCACCGGCAGCGCTTACTATGGCGACGACACCACCCTGATCTTCTCCGGCACGATGGTGCTCGTGGACAACCATCTGACAGAGTCCGGAGCATCCACCGCCGACCTGACGGTGGACTGGCTCAGCGAAAAGGCGGAGTACCAGCAGGTGTTGAACGGCTCCCATACTGTTACGCTGGAAGTGACAGACGGCATCCTGACCAGCACCAAAGATATCACCTTTACGAAAAACGTCACCGGTGCTGAGGTGAGCCTGACCGCCCCCCTGACGGCGGACGATGCCATTACAGTGGCCTCCCTGACGTTGGAAGGTACCCTGCCGGAGGACATGAGTCTTACGGTGGAGATGACCAACAACGGGCTGGACGTGGCCCCGGTGTGGGAGCAATGCACCAAGGTACAGGTGGGCAAGACCCGAGTCCTCGTAAACCACGTCTTTGCCAACACGGTTGCCGCTAAGGGAGCAGCCTTTAACTACCGGGTGACCATTGCCCGGGGCGAAAGCGGCACCGGAGGGACCCTGACCATGATCGGAGGTGTGATCGGATGAGCGTACATTACAACAAGCAGAGTTTGCTGGAAAAGCACAAGAAACAGGCCGAGCAGGAGCTGGCCAAGCGGGTGGTCGAGGGGGAGATCACCCGGAGCAGTACCGGGACATCACCGGGGAGGAGCTGTAATTATTTGAAACGAACGAAAGGAGTGATTTCATGGGTAAAGTAATCTCCGTCGGCCCTTACTCGGCATATGGCATAGCCGTAAAACATGGGTACGAGGGGACCGAGGAGGAGTGGATCAGTTCGGTTGAGCGAGACCGTGTAGCCGCAGAAAAAGCTGCAAAAGAAGCCAAAGAGTTTGCAAAAGCAGATCCAACTTTAACGATTTCTGGTGCGCCAGCAGATGCTTCCGCTACCGGCCAAGGACTCAATAATCGCTACACTAAAGCGGAAATTGACGATAAATTGAAAAATATTAAAACAGATAAAACTCTTACAGTAGATGGTGGTTTTGCAGACGCAAAGACCGTGGGCGACTCTATAAATCGATGGTTTGAAAGTGCGGATAAAAAATTGGACGAGCTCTTACTTTCTTTAAAGAACTCCGTGCTTGGAATTACTGCTCCCGCCGGGGTCACCATTACTGTTACACACCGAGGCAAGAAAATCACCTCTTTTATCGCCACAGGCGAGGAACAGTATGTTGATGTTGAAGGCTTTGGTCCCGCTGTTGTTCGGGCAGATATTGACAGCGTCTATGCTACTAGAACGGTAGACGTTGCAGTCCGGCAGTTATATCACGTGGTATTCGAGCATCTTACTACTTTTGGCGTATGCTGGCATTATAATAATGAATCCACCGCCCTGGAAAGACTAACTGTCGCATCTGACCCCTATAAATATGTTGATTGTGATTTTGCAGACCCAAACAGATCCTCTAATTTTGACGCCGTGAACCCATGGAAAAGTATGGAAGAGTACAATCTTGTTGATGGCTCAATCAAATATAAAAAGGGCGATGATGGTTTCTCTCGCACTAAATACGACACAATGGTATATATTCCGAAATTTTGGTTCAAATTTGAAACCGACACATCAAAAGGAATCAAATATTATTATATTTCGTTCATTGAGCATTCTGGATTCACTCTTCACCCAGGATCGGGACGATATGTGGGTAGATACATGTCAGCCTCAAGTGGAAATTCTCTCTCTGGCATTATGGCAGAGGGTGTGAGTCGCGCGGATTTACGAACCAAATTAAGAGCAAAAACTTCAGGGCTAGAGATAATGGATTACGTTACCTGGGGTGCTATACAGTTATTATACTTAATTGAGTTTGCCGATTGGGATTCTCAGAAAAAAATCGGAAATGGTTCCACATCGTCCAGAATTGCAAATGGAGCCACTGATGCAGAACAAAACAATACCAGTGGTTCAACAGAAGATTGGACAACACAGATTCAATATCGTTCGATTGAAAATCTCTGGGGAAATGGAATGTCTATCAAATATGAGGGATGTTATATTCGATACCACTCTTCTTCGTATAGTTTCTGGTTTACAGCAGATCCAAAGAAATATTCCGACGGATGGCCAGACTTGGACTATTCTACTAGCGTTTACTATAATAGCAATGGCTACATTAGTGGTATGTCTAACGGTTCTGCGAGTGGAGCCTTTTTGCCGAGTGGTGTTTCTGGAAGTTCTACCACATACATTCCAGACAGGTATTATTCGTCAACATATAATAATTCAACATCGAGCTATGGTTTTAATACTGGAGTAGACTCAACCGGCGCTCCAGTCACCACCTCGTATCGGCTTGCATTCCCAGAAATTGACTACTATTCTTCTAGTGATGGTGGCTATATGGGAATGTTTACATTCGTTTTATCTTCGTCCAATTATGGATACTACAGAATCATGTTTATTCCGCAAGACGAAACACCATCAGAGACGGAGGTGACAGAATGAAAGTAACATCTTCTACTTTCCCGGATAAAAAATTTTCCGTGTCTCCAGATCCTCGCGATCCATCTACGGCGATCATTCGTTTTTACGATAATATTACCCAGATTTCTGAGGGGTACGAATACGATGAGTACCACTTGTCTCTCCCTTATTATAAAAATCTTTCTGTTGATATAGAGGCAAATATTTCTCCGTACTTTTCTGCTGCGATGAAAACCGAAGCTCCGAGTCAAGAAAAGCAAATTGCACTACTCCAATCAGAAAACGCCATTCTTAAAGCAAAAGTTGCCGAGCTTGCAAAAAACCTAGACAACACCAGTTTAGCTTTATGCGATATTTATGAAAAATCTATTGGGAAGGAGGTTGCATCATGAACCCTATCGTTGAAGTTTATTGTTATTTGGTTTCAAAGAGATTGAAATCTATCGATGCCGTACCTTCTATCTTATAGAGTGCTGTTAAATCACGGATTGAATCTCTTAGTGTTAAGGAGGTGAATCCCGATTGATCACTACTGCAAATGAATACATGAAACGGCTACAGGACATTCAAAATCAGTTCAATTCTCCTTCTCTTGTTATGCTTCCCACGGACGAACCTCGTTTTATTATCGATGCAAACGAGCGCACGATTTCTATTCCCGATGGCTTTACTTTTCTTGGTGTCTTAAACGACCACAATGCAGAAACCGTTTACTTTGAGATCGACCGGTACTATGATCAGACTGATCTCAGCAAAAAGACGTGCATTGTCCAGTATGAATCATTGACAAGTCACACTGGTGGGTTTTACCCCGTCGCAAAGTTAGATGTGACTACCATTCCAGGGAAAATTATCTTCGGTTGGGAAGTTCAAAATGATGTGACTGCTCATCCTGGAGACATCGAGTTTGCTGTTCGTTTTTATTCGACCACAATTTTGGACGATGATAAAATTGTCTTTAGTTACAACTTTAATACCGAGATTGCTACCCTTCCAATCAAAGGCAGCCTCGACACCATGGAAGGATCTGTTCAGGTCGTATCCGGCGAGATTCAGACTTTGACTGATAAGTTTGTTGGTCTCTTAAAATACGCCAAAGAGGTTCAGGAGCGTGTTGAGAGCGTCGATATTGTAACTTTAGACGCCATCAATGCGGCTAATACGGCAACTCAGAAAGCCAAAGAAGCCTCATCCAGTGAAGCTATTGCCACGGAAAAGGCAAACGCCGCCATTAGTTGCGAGCAAATTGTTGTTGCGAGTAAAGAAGCGGCTGCGGTCTCAGAACAAAATTCCAAGACTAGCGAACAAAACGCGCGAAGCTCTGAAAAAAATGCCGCCAAAAGCGAGGCATCTGCTATTTCTAGTGCCGAAAAGGCCAAAGCCAGCGAAACTAATGCGGCGGCCAGCGAGACTAGCGCCGCAACCAGTGCTGCTAGTGCGAAGGAAAGTGCAGACAAAGCGCTTTCTGTAGCCTCACCGCCTGATAAAACGCTAACTCAAGAGAATGTTCCTGCAGAAGCCAAGACGACTGGTGACGCCCTGAAGGATCGTTATACCAAGTCAGAGGCTGATGCGAAATTTTCTTTGAACCCTGCCACAGCAGATACTCTTGGTGGGGTGAAAATTGGCACAAACCTTACTATCTCCGAAGATGGCACATTGAATGGTCCTACCTTGCTGGCATTCCAGTGGGGTACTACTGCTCCAACAACTCTGCCTGAAGGGACGGTATATATCCAGTACAGTACATAAGGAGGTGGTGTGATGAGTATCTATGTCGGAATCGCCACTACTTCAGTTACTATCACCGAATCAAATGTGGACACTTACTTTACATCTTCTAAAGGGTCGTATACTTTTGTATAGAGTGGCGGAACCCTCGAAAACAACAACAAAAACATAGCTTCGACGACCGCAACAATTACATTAACCGCAAATCAAACATCTTCCATTAGATTTAACTATGGATGGGGCTCTGAGACAAACTGTGATAGATTTACTATCATAGTAGGCGGAACAACTGTAATCAGCTCTGTTAGCGGGACGGGTTCTAATTCTTAGAGTGGAACGATTTCTAAAGGACAAACAATTTCCATGACCTATTCTAAAGATGGCTCAGTTAACAGTAATGGTGATTTTGCACATATTTATAATGTCGTTTTAAGTGACCTTCCGGAAACTGTAGCTCTGGTTGAACCCACTAAATTATATTTCGGACTTCCAGAAGGTGGCGGCAATGTGGTAGTACAAAAAGCTTATATTGGCGATTCAACCAATACTCCGCGATTGTGGTATAGCGCCACATAAAAAGAAAGAAGCCCTCGGCTTTTCGGCCAAGGACCTCTTCCCCACATACATTAGAGTAGGTAACACATAATTTGCTCGACGAAAGTAAATCATGCTGTAGCACCACTATATCATGATGTGTGAAATTTGTCAACATAAAAAGAATCGAGGTGATTAAAATCGTATGGACGAATTATTGAATTTTATCCTAAATCATCTCGGCTCAGTAATGGCCGGGAGCAGCGGATTGATCGCCGTTGTTATGTCAGTGATACAAGTCTCTAAAATCGAGATCAATCCGTGGTCTTAGGTGGCCACTCACATTGGAAACGCCCTGAATGCCGGTGTGATGAACGAGATCAAAGAAACCAAATCCGAGCTTAAAGACATTCGCTCCGAGCAAGAAGAGACTCGTAAAAAGCTAGACAATCACATCGAAAAGGGTGAAGAAACCAAAGCTGACGGTTATCGTAGTCAGGTACTGCGCTTTAATAATGAGCTTGTTCGCGGACTCGGTCACACTGAAGAAGACTTCGATGAGATTCTTGATGTTATTGGGAAGTATGAAGATTATTGTAAGACCCATTCCAACTACAAAAACAACAAGATGCCCTTCGCCATCAAGAACGTTGGGCGCGTATATGACGAAATGCTACGCACTAATGGTTTTTTGAAACCAAAAGAATAAGATCACGTGATTCATGACCTCGAACGATGTGTTCGGGGTCTTTCATTTTTATCAGGAGGTATATTATGATGGACTTTTTCAATCAGGTTGTTGCTACTATTGCCCAGCTGGTCGTCGCAGGTGCTGGTACCGCTTTTATGGTCTATGGTATCCCCTATCTCAAGAAAATTGGCGTCTATAAGCTTGTCCAGATGACTGTTCGTGCCGCTGAGAAGGTCGGCGCAACTGGTGTTATCAAGAAAGCCGACAAGAAGAAGTATGTTATCGCTGCTCTTGAGAAGATGGGTGTTAAGATCACTCCTACTATCGATATGATGATTGAAGCTGCCGTCAAGGAGCTGGACATTCAGAATGAAAAAATCGAGAATGAGTTGAAGAAGAATTGAGGTGCGCCGCATGGCAGTAAATACATACTCAATGAAAAAAGATTGGAACAAAAAGGTGTCAGCTCATTTTTCCGTCTATGAGTTCGCCTGCTCTGACCACAGCGATACTGTTCTAATCGATACAGAACTCATCTACATTCTTGAACAGGTGCGAGCCCATTTTGGCAAGCCTGTCCATATCAACTCCGGCTACCGCTCCCCTTCTTATAATATTTCCATCGGCGGCAGTCCTCGCAGTCAGCATTGTTTGGGTACGGCGGCGGATGTTACCATCAAAGGTGTTGACCCAATTCGGATTGCTCTATATTTGGCCTCCATGCCTTATTTCCAGAAGCGGGGTGGCATCGGCTATTACAGTCGAGTGCAGCTAACAGGAGGCTTTGTTCATGTTGATGTGCGGAGCTGGAAGTCTCGCTGGATCAGTAAGGTTGGCACTGCATATGCATCAGTAAGTAAAATTATGCCTACAATTCGTCAAGGCGCGAAAGATTGCACTGGCGGCATCTCGTATACAGTCACCGTGCTGCAGCGGCATCTAGGCGTGAAAGCGGACGGTATCTTTGGAGCAGGCACTAAGACAAAACTGATGGAATGGCAAAAGGCGCATGGCTTGAGTGCTGACGGTATCTGTGGGCCAGCTACATGGGGTTCGTTTTGATGGAACATCAGAATACTCTTCGTGCAGGAGATAAAATCAAATTAGACGGAATACTATATTCAAACAGCCAAACACACTGCGGGATGCGCCGCTCTGGTGAGTGGTTTATTTATGACGGAAAACTTGTCAATGGACGGTATCGAGTGACAAATCTTGAAAGCCGTATTGGCAAGTATCCAATCTCAGTGAATGTGTCAGGCTATGTTGAGCCAAGCGATATTGAGCTGATATAAAACGAATGGGGTATCAATCCTTAATTGGACTGGTACCCCATTTTTTAGCATCTTATTTCTTCTCTGCGTAACTACAGAAATCGTCAGGTTTAGTATATACAGGCGCTGCATCATCTTGTGTAAAGTGGGCACAACTGCACAGATTCCCATGTTTGTCCCATGCGTTCCAAAGATCGCAGTCCTTACAACAAATCACTTCTATTTTATTCATTTTATTTCCTCTGACAACCACTCTTTCCAGCCACTTACTGTGCGTGGACAGTTATCCTGTTGGGCGACAATTTCATTTAACGCCGCAGCAAGTTCTTCATCGCTCATTTCGCGGATGGCTTGTGCTTTATTGTTAGCAGCCGGGTGCTTATGGAATATAAATGCGAGTGCGATATCTAGTATTTTGGGATTATTCATTGGAGTTGTCATCTCCTAATATTTCATTGATTTTTTCTAACCGAGCAAGAAGTTTTTCTTTGACAATATTATATCACAGGCTGTATGCGATAGCAAACAAAAAGGCGCAGGTTGCCCCACGCCTTGTAATGATGCGTCATCTGACACATCGGTTCAAATGCGATTTTCAATTTTAATGCTGCTTATGTAGTGGCGTCGCTAGGACGCCGGGGCTGCTATGTCACATCAGAGCTCTTACGATTAAGACTCAAAATCGGATTCGACTACGGTGCTAGTGGCGTAAAATTCAAATTGGTGTCAAAGTGGTGTAAAACGATTCCGAAATAGATGATTTTAGTCGTAATATCGATGTTTTTCAACCATTGAGCAAAATTAGGTATATTATACCCGATTTTTCCAAGATTCTCAAGCCTTGTTCCATTCCTTTTTTTCAGAGAATGTTACAAATTTGGCAAAAAGAGCGGAAATTTCAGGCATGATGC